CTCTTCAACCCCTTTGGCGTTACCATCTACACTCCCACTGTGGTGTGGGCAATCCTCGTCAAAACAAGATAATTGTTTTCCGGAAGATGGATCACGGTCGTATACGCAGACGCCAATATTTCTCAAATCATTTATAATACGTTCTTCTTCGATTTTCCCCGTGGCAAAAAGCCTCTGCATTCTACCAATGAAATTGGGAGAAGAGCAGTGTCTAAATGAATACCATAACTTTCTTTGACAGTCCTCACCGATCAAAGAGGCTCCGAGATGCGGTCTTCGCCATTCAATATTTTTATCCACATAATATTTATAAATTTTATCAACCGTTGGTTGATGTTGGATTGGTAGTTCGGCCATTTTACGTCACCTTAAAAAATATTGAGAATGTTATGTTTGGAGGAGTAATTGGCGGCATCGCTAACAACACAATATTAATCATATACACGGCGGAAGTAAGAATCCCTATACAACATAACACTACCCCAAATAACAAAAATATAATATCTTTAGAATCAAAAATTTTCCACGAAATCAAAATACAAATTATACCTATTACACCCAATATTAAACCAATTAATATTGGGCGGGGTATCATCGACAACGGAATAACAATTTCAATCATTTAAAACTCCTAAACACCTCTCCACGGAACGAACCGAAAAAAGAGGTTAATTTATTTCCTTTCCCACGGCTTCTTTGCCTTAGCCCCGCCAGTACCACCAACAACCGGCGCAGCACCCTTTACCGGCGCAGTCGCATCCGTAATGTCCTTAAGTTCTTTTCCATCGGTGCGGGAATAACCTTTAATCACATTTCGATCTTCAAACCCGTTTGAACCGGCGCGAATGCCCACGCTGATTACCAGCGGCTTTCCATGAAGTTCCGCGCTGTCCTTCGGATGTAAAACACCAGTTGCACGACAAACAGCGGAAAGCGCGCGCTGTGCTATTTCAACAGTCTGTGTATTCGTGTTAACAAGATTGAGTGTGTCGAAAATTTTCCGTCCCTTGAAGTCTCCTTCTGCTACCTCATAGGTCAGCAACAGATACTTTCCGTCGCCTTTCTTGGTATCTTTCATTTCGCTATCAACAATAATTGCCAAATAATCGTCTACGGGGATTGGGGTGAATTTTCCCATCGGATCTACGACGTTGCTATCAAAGTTTAATTCAGTCATTTTATATCAGTCTCCTTTTATTTCTGTTATTTCATCATATCCGCAATACTCGTCATCTGCATATGATATAGCATCTTCCAAACTATCAAATTCATCATATATCGTTTGTTCCGGTATATGAATCACAAATTTCTTTTTCTTCGGATATTCCTTTTTGGGAGGATGCAACTCTGGATATTCCTTTTCCATGTGTTTTTCTACATCTTCCTTAAATCCCACGATCATTCCTCTTTCTTTACACTTCCACCCGGAATATACTTCTCAAATTCCGTGTAATCCAGTGGCATTTCATCGGGCATATTACGGTAACGTTTCTTTGCTACATAGCCTGCTGTTGGAGCAACATGCAAGACGCGCTGTCCTGTTGACACGGCAATATTTCTGGTCTTGTCAAAACCTGCTTTTTCACTACGAGTCAGAGTTGTGAGCGAACAGAACCCCACCACGTCGCCCCATTCAACAATTTTAGCAGCCGCAAGTTTCTGGAGTTTGAGCGTGTTCTTGTCGTATGCGGAACACAGGGGATCTTCAATCTTGACCACGGCAGAATGCGCAACCAGAATAACCATCATTCCCTTTGTATCGCGCAGATATGTCAAGGCATCAAGAAAATCCTGCCACTCAGTCATGCATTCAACATAACCGCGCCCGTAACCCGGGTCTTCGATAGACTTTGCGTTGAGACGTTTGCACGTAGCCTTCCATACAAGGGGTTGGAACCAATCGAGCGTATCTATAACCACGGTCTTGTAATCATGATCGGTCGTGGCAAGGATCTGAATAAATCCATCACCTCTTCATAGGAACGCGCTGCGCGGGGTTTGCCATTTTCATCCTGTGGGATCGCAGTGGCGTCAATGTCTCCCAATCCATCTTCAGTAAGAATTAAAATGGAGTCTTTTGCCATAGACCCGAAAGTAGATTTGCCAATTCCTTCAGGTCCATAGATAACAACCAATGGGATTTTAGGAGCGTTCTTCTTTGAAATTTTGTTTAAATCAATCACAATAGATCTCCTTTCGTTTTGTTCGTTTGTCGTTTCATGTTACGGTCGGGGCAGCATATGCCCAAATCGCGTATCTATGTAGGACGCGTTAGTATAAATAGTTATGGTTGGAAGATTAAAAACCAAGTCCACCATAACTATTTGAAACCATAGTTAAATATTGACCAAATTGAAAAACACGTGGAACTAAAAAACCAAACACAAAAATAAGTAAAAACGTGGTAATCAAAATAGTTATAATGTCGGTCTTACTAAAAACATCTGCAAATGTTACCGTTTCCTTTTCTTCTTTAATCATATTTTATTATCCACAATTTTTTGAATGCTCGGGAAATCTGATAATTTGATGGATTCTGTGAATCTTATATTAATCCCAGTAATTTGATCATCTTGAGAATTTACCACAAGAGAACTTCTTAATTCTCTAACCGACGCAAATTTTATTACAAGATTAATTGTATCTTTTGTATCTCCATTCATAATTAATTCAGCCCACCGGATAACCTGCGTTCACGCATTCTGATAGCCACGCGGGGCGATTGCCAATATTATTGTTATCAAATGGCACGTAGCACGTCTCAACCCACTGCGCTTTAACCAACTCTTCTAATAAATCATTTTGTTTAGTCAGAGCGTTTAAAACGATCTGGTCTTGTGTGGGGCACATTGAGAGGTGGGATCGCCCATCCGTGGAGTTTAAACCAATGTCGGTCCAAGTCCAGCTGTCATTGCTTCCCCCGATATACCATTTTTCTGACGAAGCGGGCTGTATTGAATTCTGCACTTTTGATTCATCTCCCATTACAGGAGTAATGCATAGAAGGAGGAGAAGGATTATCAAGAATTTTGTTTTCATAATAGTGTTATACGCGTTTATTGGATATATAGTTTTCATATCATTTCCCCGACTTCGTTCTATTATGGTGCATACAAAGCATCTGACAATTATCTTCTACCGATTTTCCACCTTTTACCCACGGAACAATATGATCCGCTTCCATCTCTTCAAACTCATAATGTTTAGAGGGATCACATATAGGGCATATACCTTTTTGTCTTTCATATACTTTTGTTGTGATTTTTTCATCAAAGGTTCGTAAGTTTAAAGACGACTGATCTTTTTCTCCACTCAACAGGAATTTATAAATACCTTTTTTATTTCCCACTTCATCGTCATCCATAAGTTCTTTGATGCGATCTTCCATAATAGAGGGGGTGTATTTAAAATCCTTATATTTATTATAGAATATACCCCATTCTAACCCTTTCATTTCTTTTCTATAATTTGAAAATATTGCTTTCACCCAATTAATAACCCCTTGGAAATATAACCACATTTCATTGGCATTAGTATCATGCTGGTGGATTGACATATAGTCTTCTATCCCAATACCGTCTCTTTCAGAAATCCATTTTATAGCGGTTTCCAAATAATCTTGTCTTATAGACGAACCCACCAAATATTTACTTGCAATATCGTGAGCAGGGCACATATTTTTTGAAAAATATTTTTTAGCGTCAGAAAGCCACTCTCCCGTATAAGTGGCATTCCGCAATTCTTGATCAGTGAGTTTGATACCTGCTATATTTATAATTTTAAACCAATCTAACTTCTCCTTATCATTGCCTTGACAAATATAAATCATCAATTTATAATTTAATATTTGTTCCTTTTCCACATCTGTGAGATTGTGAAAAAACATACAATCTACTGAAAAATCACCATTAATATATTGGCAAATACTCACTGTTCTTTGCTGACCATCAAGCAATTCATATGTGCCATTATTATTAACTACCCAATACATAATATTTAATGGGAACCCTTTAACAATTGTTTTAATAACTTCGTTTCTTTGATTAACATTATAAACAAATTCTCTTTGAAATGGTGGGCGAATATTTAGTTTACCATTATATCCAAATGCCCCATTTTCAACATCATCCACATATCCTTCTGATATTTCTTTAATAGGTATTTCTTTTAGTATTATTTTCATCTACTTCACCTTTCTTTTTATAACGATGCGAGCATAAACTTTTTTTCCATTTATATATGGATACCCATAATTAAATTCATCAATCTTTGTGGTTGTCATACATCCAATAATCTCAAACTGATCTGGGTTATATTTATCAATAAATGTAATTGGAACACCGAACTCGCCAAAATAATCTATTGGTATATCTTTAATCTTATTCACATTAATAGCATCATAATTGTCATATTCGGGATACTCTACATCATTATATTTTTTATAAAGAATCAATTCTTCGCATCTCTTCTTTATTTCGAGATTTGTAAACCAATAAGTATTACCCATACCACGATATTTAATCCCATTTTCTTCTCTACATCCATTACTATTTAATTCATAATAATTAGGCACTATATATTCTTTATATCCATTATTATACCCAACCCATATTTTATTCTCTTTAAGCAGGGGGAAAATTTCTTTATAAGTAATAGCATTCAAACTCCCAATAATCAAAAACCTCTTTTCATATTCCATCAACTGCGCTACATATTCACGGAATAAAGAAAATGGTGGGTTGGTAACAACAATATCGGATTCTTTCAATAACTCGATACATTGCGGGCTTCTAAAATCACCGTTTTCTTCCAAATTTGTTTCTTTAAAGTCCACGCCGTCGTATTCTAGTTTATATGTGGGTTTCAATGAATCATAATGTGTCGATATTAATTTCTTCAACCCAAGATATTTAAACTTTAAACAAAAATAACCCGTGAAGTTACTTTCTCTCGGATCATCACAATTGCAGAAAACGGTCTTCCCTTTGAAATATTCTTTATAATGTTTTAATTCCTTTTCTATATCGGACATTTGTGTGTAAAACTCATCCTGCTTATCTTTCTTTGCTTTGTTAAGTTGGCAGTTCTTTGAAGTTGTAGTCATTTTTAATCACAACACTATATGCGTCCATCGTAGATATAATTTTCTATGTTGCTCCGGATTCACCATGTTCAAAACGCGCAGAACGGGCTTTGTATGCGGCATCTTTAGTTAACACTTCAAATGTGTCTTGTTTAAAGTATTCCCACTGTTCGTCGTCCGGATGATATAGTGAAACAACATTTGAGTTTGTATCCCATTCAGAAACAAATACAATTCTATCTTCTCTTCCCGTTCTAACTTGTAATCCCACCCAATCCCCATCTACTCCAAATATACATTCGTCATCATATGAACCACCGCCGCTATCACAAGAGTCCCACCCATAAAACCAACCAATATAATTCCAAGGCGATCCACGCATCAACACAATCGCATTGTTTATTTTGCTAGAAAACTCACTATATAAACCACTTCCTTTATCGCTATCGGGTTTGATCTCAACAAAAACTTTAATTTCTGGTAACCAAAAATCCGGCAAATACCATTTTCCATTAATATCATAACCTTCGATTTCATATTCCCATTTTATACCAAGAACATCAAAGTAGACAGCATATCGGGCTTCTAATCTTGACCTAAAATTGCATCCTTTATACTTGGTTTGTATTGGCTTTATTTCAGTCATGCATATATGTAAGTTCTCATACTATTTATACTTATCTAAACAATTTTTATCAAATGGATACAATTAAATACTAGAAGCACCTACATTGTTTACATGTTGACACTGGAAGAAATTGTTACTATTTTACAAGACCGGAACTTAAGCGAAGTCAGTAGAAGAACAGGACTTGCAATACCAACGGTTTGGAGAATAGCAAATAATCAGGCGGGTAATGTTGGATATGAAACAGTGAAACGCCTCTCCGACTACTTAGAAAAGAAACCCGGTGAGTGATATCTTTGGAAAACACATTGTTCATTCCGCGCGCGCTTGAAAACAGAGTTAAACTCATTAAGTTAAAACAGAAATCCAAAATTCCCGACCAAGATACTTGGAGTGTCGAAAATAGCTTCTTCCCGAATGATACAGAAATCATAGATCATGTATCTTCGGGAAAAAATTATGGTATAATCCCAATCAACAATACGATAGTAATTGATTGTGATACCGAAGAATTATATTCGACAATCGGGGGACATTGGAAAAAAACACTTACTGTGATTACTGGGAGAAGTGGAGTTATCGGAAGACATTTGTTTTTCGATTGCCCCGACTCCCCAAAAGATAAAATATTAATAAATGATCCAAATAACCCAAAAATACAACTCGGGGATATAAGGGGCAGCGAATCGCCATTTTATACAGTTGGCGCTGGAAGCATTCATCCAGATACCGAAAGAAAATATAAATATAAAGACCCGAATGCTTCTTTGATTTCTATATCTTGGAAAGATATTCAATCTGAATTGCTCGACAAATTCAAATTAAAAATCAAAGAAGAAATACCAGTCAAAACAAAAAACATTGCACAAAACCCGTTGACGAATAAACTAAATTTGCGAATAGAAAATTTCGCTATGCCAACCGGTAAAATCGAAAGGCGCGCAAATGGAGATATACAAGGCACGCATCCAATACATGGTTCCACTACAAAAATGAATTTTGCTATAAATTCGAATAAGAATGTCTTTCATTGTTATCGTCACGACGTTGGTGGCGACCCGATATCTTGGATAGCGTATGCACATTGTGGTGTTCCAGAAGAAGATTGTAATAAATTAACAGATGATCAATTTAAAGAAGTTGTTGAATGGTTACGTGACAATGGTTTTGAAAAGGAACTTAAAGAACTAGACGAAAAATATTCACCAAACTTAAATGTAGAAATAATAGATGAAAGATCTATAAATAATATTATAAATCAAAAACCCCCTACTAAAACCACAACTACAAACAATCCACCAATTGTTGGTAACACAATCGACATGGAAATAAAAGCTGCAAATGACAGATGTAAACTTCCAAATTTTCCCGAAATTGACGAAGGGTTATTTAAAGAATATATAGAATTAGGTAAACGAGTGTCATATTCTTTGCACGAATTTCACTTTGCGGCATTGCTTTCAATTGCATCAATGGCTATAAAAAGAAGAGTTCTTATACAAGTAGGGATGACAAAAATTTATACTAATGTATTTGCAATGGTGGTCGGTCATACAACAATTAGTGGAAAGTCCGTAGCATGTAATATGGCCATCGATTCATTTTCCCAAGCAATCATCCATGAAGAAAACTTAAATAAATTACAATCAACCAATCTTCTCCGTGGGACAATAAGCGAACCCGCACTTATTCAAGGATTGGATGAAACATATAATTCCCTTTGGTATTACGATGATTGCGCTGGATTTTTTGAAGATGCTGGTAATTGGAATGCACATGTTCTTGGAACATTATGCAGTTTATATGATTGCACTGCAATTGAAAGAACGCTTTCAAAACGCGGAAAAAACGGGGAGAAATATAAATGGGAATGCCCAACACCATTTATGTCTATATTATTCAATACAACGAATAAAGATATTGAAACTGTCGCAAGCGCACGGTTGTTTTCATCCGGATTTTTCCCACGATTAATGTGGTTTTATGGTCAGGGTGGAACACCGAGGAAGAACGAAAATGTATCTGAAAGCGATAAGAAGATTACCAACAATGTGTTTAAAGAGATTGTTGGGTTAAGAACAAAACTTGAAATATATCCAGATGATGGTATTATATTTGGGGTATGCAACGAAATAGAAGATTGGAAACTTAACTCAACGCTTGGAAAACTTGGTGTTGAAGACGAATCATATAGAACATCAATTTCAAGAGGGTTTATACATGCGTATAAAATTGCAGTGATCCTTACTATGGTCGATAAAGAATTCCAAAGAAAAAATATACCGGAAAGGTTAAAAAAACTTGAACCCGGTGAAATATATCAACCAATAGTGCTAACAATTCCCCATAAACACGCAATGATGGCAATAAAGATAGTAAACGATTATCTTATACCACGTATGATGTATGTATACGATCTATGCAATAATTCGGATATGAAAAACCACCAAGTGATTGTAAGAAAGGCTATAATTGGATTTGGGGGTTCCGTGGAAAGAACCAAACTTTTAAAGAAGACGCATCTTAACAGCAAAGACCTTAATACTGCATTGAATACTATGGTAGAATCTGGAGAAATAAAGATGTATGAGAATAAAAAGACTGGTAGCGATAAACCAACAACATTTGTTATCTTAAATGATTAGTGTTAAATAAATATAATTAACTTAATAACTTTTGTTTTACTTAATTATTTTTAATTAACTTATTAAACTACATGTTCAATCATTATAAATAAATTTGATTTAACATGATTAATTATTATAATATATTGTAAATATATTTTATTTAACTTTTCATATTTATTAATCATTTCTATTAAATAGCAAGTTCACAAAGTTCACAAAGTTCACAAAGTTCACAAAGAGTACGTAGTTATCATACCCTATTTTTTAACGTCGTAGTTACTTCTATAATAGATAGGGTCTGTGAACTTTGTGAATTTTGTGCGTTATGTGAGCTTTGTGCGTTTTGTGAACTTGGTAATACGTATACTCGTTTTCCATCGGAAATGATGGTTAAATAAATTTTTTAATACGCGCGTTGTTGCCAATGGAAAGCGCGGTTTCCCTATCAATTTTCAAAACCATGAACACTTACTCACAAAACAATAGAACCGAGAAATCTTACGCAGGTATTGCGGCTCTATGTTGATTTTGTTGTGGGTGTCGAAAATGGTTTTGCTTGTGTGGGAAAACTATATAATGTTTGAATGCGTATAGTTTGGTATGGAAGATAGTGTTGAAAATGCACAAAAAGTGCTTAACGAATTAAAGGAAGATATTAACGAGAGAATTAAAGGTCTCAGCAATATGATGCAGAAAGAATCTATCACCCCAACACAATTCGTGACAATTGCAGCAGTAAAAGGTGAACTTGAACGATTTATTGATGCTTACCCAGAACTTAAAAATTATTGAGGAGTGGTAATATGGTCGAAAAACTACACACAATCCACTACATCTGCGTCTGGAACTATGCCAACCTTCCAGACCCCATTAAGAGTTGGATGGAAAAAGAACACATTGCAAGAGATGACCTTGATTGGATTGCATTGGTTCCACCGTGTTACTCGGATGTATGGATTAATTGGTTAGAAGAACCAGTATTTGGTTGCTGCTCCGTAAAGACATATGATTTCGGTAAAGATCACAATCTCGTGTTTGGGTATCATGCATGAAATTCCAATACGCATTTATTCTATGCATTTTATTCCTTCTCATTGTCGGTTGCACCCAAACCGTGCCTGCGCCCATAAATAACAACGGTAATCTTGCTGTTCACTTCATCGATGTTGGTCAAGGAGATTCAGAACTTGTCCGATTTCCCAATGGTGAAACAATGCTCGTGGATGCAGGCACAACGGATTCCGAAGTGTCGGAACTTGCGTATCTAAAGAAGATTGGTGTAACACACCTAGACGCAGTGGTTGCAACCCATCCGCATGTGGATCATATTGGTGGTATGGAATACATTATCACGAATGTTCCAACGTCTGAATACATTGATGGCGGATCAACTTCCACAGAAAAAACTTATACTTCGTTGATGACTAAAATTCCCAACCACGTGATTGTTCGTCATGGAGATTCTATTGTTTTAGACCCAAACGTGTCTGTGAAAGTTTTGAGCAGTAAAGGATATGTTGATTCCGAAGATTTGAATGAACAGAGCGTGGTTTTACAAATCACGTATGGTAGAAATACATTCTTATTAATGGGAGATGCCGGATACCCGATTGAAACTAAACTTGTGACGAGTGGCGATGAATTAGGCGCGGATGTTTTGAAGGTTGGGCATCACGGAAGTTCAACGGCGAGTAGTGTGCAATTTTTAAATGCCATCGTGCCAAGATATGCGGTGATTGAAGTTGGAGCGAATAATAAATACGGACACCCGACGAAACAAACACTGGCGCGGTTGGAAAAGGTGAAAGTGTATAGAACGGATTTGGGTGGGACGATAGTTATAAGTAGTAATGGGGATAATATAAGTGTGATATGAAATGACCTGCCCAAATGCTCCATATGGAATAGTAGACTCCGCATACATCGAAGGTGTTGAAAAATACGCTGGCAAAAAGTTCACGCGCATTGGAAAGTTCAATCTTGAACTCTTGTGCGAGACATTAGAAAAGGTATGCGCGGAAACTTCTGGAGAAGTAGAGTTACTTTCGTTATCCGATATCGAAATGCCTATGGGTGGAAAGGCAGGTATGTTTGTGATTAAGTATGATGGGGAGAATTATATTGCGTTGGCTGGGGTGAGGGAATGACTCCAAAAGACGCAGATGATTTAAAACAGATGGACGCTTCGATAGAAAATCACATCCGACGAATTGAACGATTAAAAACTTTAAAAGAAGTATATGATCGTTTAGAAGGAATGTCATATCAAGATTTCGAAAGTGGGTGCAAACACGCTGTTGTAGATTGGTCGGATATTGATTGTTTGTTTGCAGAGTTAGGAGGAGAGGAATAAACTATGATAACGATCAACGAACTTGAAAATTATTACGTTTATAATCAACCAATATCAGAAAGAAGTAGAATCAATGGTGTTATCAAAGTTGACGAAACCGCGTGGAAATCAGAAACTGATTTTAATGGGCCGGTGAAAAAATGAGTGACGCATTATCGGATATTCGAAAAGCAGATCGTAATAGACCGAGATATTCACAAGTTGAATATGAAGATGCTATTAGAAAGGCGAGAGAAGAGGAAAGGAATAAATGTCCAACATTCGACAGTATTGCTAACGAAATACGTTTAACTGACGCCGGATATGTTAAATGCAAATTTGATGGTAAGTGCGAGTGTGACACGTGTGGAAAGAAAAGTAAAGAACTTTATACACATCTTGATTGGGAAACAAACGAATCTGACGGTTGGGTTTGTCCAGATTGTGCTTTTAAAGTATTACGCGATGCGCGCACCGAATCGTTCTTGTTTAATCAAGAAATAGAAAATGATCACATAAAAGAAATACAAAAAGAAGCAAATCCGTTTAATAGATCGTGTTTAGGAAATATTCATGACTGCCCATGTGAAGACGAATGCGGTGCAAAAAGCGATTGTTTTAAATTTGCCAATATTATAAATAAACACGAAATAATATCTACCCACTGTGGTTATGAGAAGGCATTAAGTGATATGAAAAATCGTGCCGATTGCGGATTTTATATTAAAGGGGTTTCGGACACGCTGGAAGGTAGGATTTATAAAACTATAGAATTACTTCAAAATTCTAATATGATGGATTCTGAAGAGCAGTGCAAAATGTGTGAAGAACAACTCGGTTCTGCATATTGCATAGGATGTAAAGAATGAAATAAAAACTAAAAGTTGGCGGGACGCTGCCCGCCTATTGTATCGATTGTGGAGATTTGTTGTGTGGTATGGTTTTCTTCTAACCTCGGTTTGTTTTAGGAGTGCCGACCCACTCCATGAAAAGATAGTTTGTTCTTATTAATAAACTTTTCGGTTAGAAGGAAAGGTATTTAAAGTTAAAACGCATATAATATTGCCATGAGAAAATATTGTGCTATGGTAGATGTTGACAACACCCTCTTCGATTTCGCCACGCCATTATACGAAATGTTTATAAAGGATGGAATTAATATTTCACCACCCACAGAATGGAATATTTGGGATTATTTTTATCCCGAGTACATGACCAGCAAAGTAGCGCACGAGTATTTCAACAATGTGCATTCACATCAATTGGAATACGAGCCATTTGAAGATGCGCGCGTATTTTTGAGAGATTTGATGATGTATTATAAAGTGGTAATTGTATCTCATAGGCGACCGCACCACTGTGGCATTCTAAAAGAATGGTTAGATATTAACCATTTGTCATATGATGAAGTTAAATGTTCAAACGATAAAACTAAAATGTTTGACAAAGATGTTTTCGATGTGGTTATTGATGATTGCCCTATGACACTAACGGCGGCGAAAAATGCAGGCATTGTTGGTTACGGATTGATTCGTCCGTGGAATGTTGGATGTAAAGACGGGGTGTTATTGTCTACATTGACGGAGATTGGGAAGTGTGGGGGTTGGATAGAATGACTCGTGCGGATTATTGGAATCAACAGATAGCATTTGACTGCCCAATTACAAAGAAGCGACATACTTTAAATGATTGCTTTCATAGATGTCAAGAGAATGGTTTTGAATATTTAGAATCTAATAAAAGGGTAGAGGCATTTTTATATTGTTGTTTAGATTCGCAAGAAAGGTTTTTACATGACGGAAAGGTTAGGAGAGATCTTTGAACTGTAAGATAATATCTAATAGTTGGGTTATCACCACAGTGTGATAATCAGAAGAATATATTAGTGATAATAATGCTAGACAAATATAAACGCTACCACATCGGACGTATAATCCGCGCGACCAATAATCTATTTAAAGAGCCAGATTCCATCTGCCATAAGTGTCACAACGTGGAAGGCGATTTAAATTGTTTCTTTTGTTTTTGTCCGCTATACGAAGAATATGAGTGTGGTGGCGATTATGTTATTCTGAATAACGGGTTGAAGGATTGTTCGGGTTGTTTGAGACCACACATGAAGGAGTTTATTGAGGAGCAACTTTTAAAAATAATGTAATGTTGGAAAAGTATATATACTTTAAAAACAATAATGTATGTGTTGGAGTTCGCATAGCACAATTGGTAGTGCGTCGGGATTGCAATCCGAAGGTTGGGGGTTCAACTCCCCCTGCGAACTCCTTCATCTTGTGTTCCGCATACACATGAAACCTGCGGTGGAGTTCGCAATAAAATTGGGCATCTCGCGGTTCATATCCGTGTGATGCTCTTATCAAGTGCACGAAAATAGATAAAATCGTGCATTATAATGTTTGGAGTGCACGAAACTTTTAAATACTATAAAATAGAATTAACAGAGAATGTTACCAAAAACTTTATATATAACAATTTTAGTAATCACGATTTTCGCCGCCGGTTGCACCTCCGTTCAACCAACCGTAGTAGAAAATGTGCCTACTCCGGTTGCGGTCACACAGACATACGTGACCATTACAGATACACCAACCGAAATACCGGGCCCTGCACCCACGAATGATATGGGCGCGTGCTTCAACCGATCAGACTCGGTGTATCCGGATTATTGTTACGACTACTATTATTGGGTCAAACCAACAACTACACCCGTGGGTATGGGATATACTGCTAAAGTGTGGCAAAATTCGTCGTGCGTTTATAGGAACCGGACGAGTGATGAATGCGAAATGTGGGGGGATGATTCTTGGACGGCGATCTTCATGAAAAATCTGACGGTGGTTAGGAATATTAGTGGAATTAACATTACAGAGGTCGTTGCAGCCGCGTCTTACTACAATGATACGTGGGGGTTGAACGTGGTGAATGGAGCCGACTTTAATAGTTTTGTAAAGGCATACTGGAATGGAATTTACCCCGATGTGAAATATGATAAAAGTTTATTTGCGCCGGATAAGAATGTTAGCGTGGTTGTAACAAATGCGACCTTCAATCCTGCTGCGTTTTAGAAACGGAATAAATGGGATTTTAGATATTTTTTGTTATTTTTATATAGAAACATTTATATACTATCAATTACAATATTGTAACACACTTTGATAAAGTGATTTTGTAATGCAATGTGATGTGATGTGTTGTCATGTTCTGTATTGTTTTGTGATGTAATGTTATCTGGCGTATTGTAATGTTTTCTACTGTATGGATCGAGTGAGATTTAATATCTCACTCTCATTTTTACGTTCGTACAGACTCCATGCTCCGGAAAAAACTTCTGTATATTCGTCATTTACCCTTTTTACAATATTTTTCTTCTCGATGGAATCTAATCCAAACCAACCATCCGCTTTCCCCAAAGGTCCATCTGCGAGGATATATCTATTAGAATAGTTCATAATACACATATATTCTTCTTTGTATGCCGGCAACGTACTTACAATTGTTCGGTTTGGATTCATTCTCTGTATAACTAATGGTGCGACGTAGCGGCAACTACTATTCGTAGAAAAATAGTACGGAGCCGATCCCGTATCGAGATACAAAAGTGTATTTTCTTTAGATAAATTAAACTTTATTTCAATTGCATTTGCATTTTCATTGAAATAATTGTTCATCTTCAACTCCTGAACGCCGTAATTTTGTTCTAGACCCCAGATTGGTTGTGGACTATAAAGAATGCACCACATTGCGAATAGAACGAGGATTGATGCGGATACAACATTTTCGCGCTTAATTTTTTTAGTTATCCCTCTTTCCCTTGGTGTGTCTATCTCGTAAAGCACAATACCGACGATGGCAGGGAGAAGAAAAACGTAATACTGGTACGCAAAACTCTCGCTTTGATAAAAAACCACAAATAACGGGGCTAAAAATGAAATTACAAACCATTTTGCGCGCGGATCGCGAATATGATTTTTTAACCACACGCCACTGTATATAATTCCGATGCCAATACAGGGAATATATATACTCATCGAGATTACTGTTGCAATACCGGTTACTCCGATTTGCCCTATCCAATCATATTCACCCACGTGACTTAAAATTGGAGCCATGAGAATGTCAGGGATAATTTGTGGCCATACAAAAATATCTGCCGCGAGGAATGCCAAACCCATTAATATGAAACCAATCACACCACGAATCAAATCTATATGTTTATTAAAAATCAATACGATACACACGGCGGAAACTATAAGGCACCCCGTTGTGCCTTTAACCAACAATACCCAAATTAAAAGTGCGCCGGCGATATAGTGCCAAAGATTACTCTTCTCCACGAAGAGCGCGCATGAAATCATTGCGAAAATAATTGCTAAAAATTCAGCCTGTAAAATATTTAAATTGAGCGCGCAGAACATTCCGAAGAAGCAGAGGAGGAACGAGTATTTTACCTTTAATATATTTTTTGAAAATAACCACGATGCAAAAATAACTAAAGCGACCGCAACACATTTAATTATCGGTTCCTGTAAGGCGTGATTTGAGAATGGGACAAAGATATTAGTAAACAACGCAATGAGAAATTCACATATGTGATTCCCAACCGGTTTTATTTCCCAAAAACCGCCGTAAACATTTTGTGGGAATGATAGGTATTTTATCCCTAATTCCTCAATTCCGTAAAAAATCCGAACGTCATTAGTAAGAGGCGAAAGTATAGAACCAACTGCCACTATTGGAAACATTATAAAATATAACAACTTCTCGAAAATCGTAAACGCCATTATTTAGTATGTGTTCGGAAAGTATTTATAGGTTTGCGACAATATACTATTATGAAGATTTGGAAAGTTGTTTTGGTATTGATAGCAGTGCTACTGTTTTGTGGAGTTGTATCCGCGTGTGATTCTTCATACACAAATTATGGAAATGGGGTATTGTATTTTCATAAAGCGTTTGGATATACGCCACAAATTGGATGTAATTATCTAGAAGCAGGTGCAAGTATGTCGCAATATCTTGCAGATCATCCAGAGAAACATATTGTATCTATTGTCCCCGATGCATATATTGGATACGGGTTGACCGGTGGATTTTATGTTATTGTAGAAAATAAAAGTGTTGGTAAGATGGATTGCGAACCCAATAGTGCATTGGGGGGATTTGGAACCACGGTTTTTAATTATACTTGTATAGAGGAGTAATTAATATGCCATCCGGAAACGAAACAATATTAGTAATACTGGTGTTATTGATTGGTGGAGCGATTGGTGCATACGCAATTATGTATCAATCAACACCAACATCCACAGCACCAATGAATATAACCATCGTAGAAAAATATTCTGTCCATTCGTATCAAGAACAATGTGGTGGCGGCAAAGCAGCAGGTATGAAATGTACTTACACAGACCCACCAAAAATTATCGATGATAAAGGGGACTTGTATATAGTGCAGAATGAAGACGACTGGGCTAAAATGCAGATAAACAAAACGTATAATGTGCAATATGCAAGTTATCCAAACGTGCAGAAGGGAAAGATTGTTGGGATTAATTATTAAAAACCCCACCGACTTCACCCTAGGCATCCTACTCGCTCTAGTCTTTGCACTAGACATTGCCACAACCCAGAGATTTGCCTTTCAACCGGAATTGGGTTTGAAGGAAACCCTATAATGCGCGCGGTCGTGGATAATTCGTTGTTGATAATTGCTGCAAAAGGCGTGGCATTAGGTTTAACTATTTACATTGTGAATAAGTTTAAAGATCATTTTCCTAGTTGGATCGGTCACTTTGGAATGTCGTGGTTATTGGAATTACTTGGGTGCGGTCATAAATAATTTGTTGGTGATTTTTTAGGACAAATTGTAAATTGGGTTTCCAATCCGCCCAACCAAAACCTTTATCATCTTTCAAAACGTATATGATAAGATGAATCATAAAACAAAAGGAAACGATACTCTCCGCCAACGGTTAAAATTATTTTTAAATAAAATAACTAGTGGGAAAGAAATCGAAACAAATCACTTGGTCATGGAACTTTCAAAACTCAATAAGAATTATTCTTTGAATTCAGCGCGCGTAACTAATCTTTTAAAAGAAAACCGAGAAGTCGTTAGATTTATTAGATCTGGGATTTGGTTGAAACTATAAAATTTAACCTTCAACCGAAAAGTATAAGTAATTATGAGTTTATATAAAAAGTGGGAATTTATATGAAGTCAAAATACATTATGATTTTTATAGCATTGCTTGTTAGTGCTATCTGTATTGCTGGATGTATAAATAATACTCCTACACCAACTGTAGTAACTGTTAAAGAAATCGGGCAACCTGCTCTACTATATTCATATCCAACTACAATACCCACGGTGCCCACCCCTGCTCCTATAATAAAATCTGTTTCTGGATATTCGTCGCGTGGAACAAGCGAAGTAATTATACCCGGGAGTGATAAACATCTTTTTTATCCAAATTCGTGGACTGTAAAAACCATAAGCGGTTCACAAATGAAGTCTGCTACTTCCGATGGGTCAACATCTAACCTTCAATTAACAGATGCGATTTATATTATTTCGCCATCAAAATCTACAATAGTAGCAGGAGAAGGTGTGGATATAAGTACAATGATATTTGGATCTTCTCAATTTATTTCCATATTAGATAAGGGATATATTACCGATGACGAACTTGACGAAAATTCGCTAATTGATTCTTATGAGAAAGATGGATATACAAATGTTCAATTTGATCCAACATATTACAAAATAAATGGAAACCCCGCGCGGTCGATGTCTTTTGATTCTTCGAAGGATAATACACATGTATCTGCGTATATCATAGTATCTGATTCGAAAATGGGGTATGTTACTATGATAATTTATAATGCAAATTCTCCCAGTGGAGAAGTAAGTCAAGGGTATCAAATAATTCAATCGTTTGTATAAATTTATAATTTATCAACATTTTTGTAATAGAAACCTTTAACTACTATAACACACTATACATTTTTATGCGCGTTAAAATTATATTAATCGCAACACTTGTTGTTATAAGTGCGTTAGTATGTTCGGTCGGCGCAATGCCCGATCCAAATAAATATGCTCCTGTTGTCATTAATAACGGAGATGGAACCGGCTCTCTATACATCCAAGCAATGTGTGGGCATACACTAATAACTAAAGATGTTATTATTCAAGAAGTTGTTCTGAAAGATGAAAAATATAATCTGGGAACAATGAACGCTCTTATTCAAAAAGATAATCTTAATCTATATAACCCGGTTGGAGAAAATAAAACCATTGAACTAGATGCCAATGGAAAGTATGATGCATTTTTTAAACCCGGTATATATGCATTAACATTCTTAAATGAACAAGCAGCCGGGAATGAATATGCTATTGCACAAGTTAATGCGAACTACAAAACGCAGATAAACTTTGCTGGGCATGGAGTTACGAAAGCGGATGAAAATTAAAAATTAATTATTATTAACTTTTTTATTACCAAAAGATATAAATATTATTAAAGTTTATTATTATATACCGTTGTTGAAACGGGTTTGGTTGGGTAAGGTTTGTTTTGGTGCGGCAATGCCGGGCAAGGTATGTTACGGTTGGGTCGGTTTTGGTAAGGAATTAAAACTTGGGTGAATTTTCCACCCAAGTTATTCTTCTATTCATCAAAAAATTCCAAATATATCCGATTACTATTCCTATAGCATTTCCTATTAAATAGTTTATTCCTACGAATGTTAGTGCCACCAAAACAGTAACATTTATTATCATTGATCCAATACAGATTGAATTATAACTAAACATTCTGTGAAGGAATGATTTTTGGCATTTTGCTCCTTTAAATGTAAAATTATCATTCATTAAAAAATTTGTTATAATACTTATTTCTATCGCTAGGAAACTTGCAAAAACCAAAGGCGTATTAAAAACTTCTTTGAACACGGACAAACAAATCATATTTGTTGCCACTCCGATAAGACCAACGATCCCAAATTTTACCATCTTTCTTAATTCTTCTCTTCCACGTCCGGGGAACAATGCATTATCAATAAATTGTTTTGCGAATTGAATAATTGTGGATTTCTTTAATTTGCTTTCACCCACTTTTCTGTTTGTGAAAACATACGGTAATTCTTTCACTATAGTCCAATGGCATTTTGAAAGAATCTCCAATAAGATTTTATATCCACACCGTGGGTTTAATGAAGGTGTGTGCATTATTAAATCCTTTTTTGCTCCGAAGAATCCGGAAATTGGATCGGTAATTTTCGGGAAAAGGAGGCGACCGAGGAATGTTGCCCCGAAAGAAATAACACGACGTTTTAAAGGCCAGTCTTTGATACCACCATTTGGCATATATCTTGACCCAATTGCGATATCTACATTATTGTTTTTTATTTCATTGAACATTGCAGGAATAATTTCTATTGAGTGCGATAAATCTGCGTCCGTCACTACCACCACGTTTCCGCGCGCTTTATTTATTCCGGCAATAACAGATTGGGAAAGTCCCGGATCTTTTGTGCGCGTTATTAAAACCACGGGATACTTCCTAATGATAAGATCGGTAACAATAAGTTGTGTCTTATCCGTGGAAGAATCATCGACAACGATTATTTCAAAAGTTATAGTGGTGAGACGAAGAGTATGAGAAATTTTTTGTATTGTGTTTTGAATGTTTTCTTCTTCGTTGTAAGTGGGGATGATTATAGAAAGAGATGGACGCATGATATATAAAGGTTATTAAGATGTAGTATAAAATAGTTTCGTCTGGAAATTTATAAAACAGATTGGTGGTTATCTTCGTGTTGCGCGGCGAGATCCTCTTATAGTTTTTGTTAAATGCCCCGACCTTCCTCCAAAACCGTGTTTGCTTCTTTTTTGAATAGAAACTAATTGTGATTTACCTATCTTCCCGGTTTTGTTGAATGCTCTTGTATTTATTCTTTCAACCTTTATATTTTTGCCTTTTGTCGTCAAGATGTTTCACCTTTATTATTTTATTATAATGACATTATCATATTTAAACCTTTCTATTCATTTAGTATACTTTGAATTAGTCTAATTTGGATTAGACTAATTAAAAATACGGTGAAGAATAAGTTTTAAATACTTATAAGTCATACAATAGTATAGCCAAGAGTTACAAAATCAATACGAATGTGAGGTCAGCGAATTTTCGAAACCTCCAACATTCTTATGGTTAGAACTTTTGAGCTAATGTACAGAAGTCCGACTAATCATCTCTCATGCTTTGCTTTCCGCACAGGAATAAGTTTGGCGGATACTTACCAACAACCGCCATAAAACAATCGTCTAATATTGACATTTGTGAAAATAGTTTGTGTAAAAGACCGGCGCAATAAAATAATGCGCCGGTCAAAATGCAACCAAGATAACCCCTCGTGGCAGATCGTTGCGGGTTCAACACCCGCTGGTTGCTTTTGGTTAAAACAATGGAGTGTACAAAGACTCTCGTTTTGGCCAGAATATATTTTTCGGGCCTGTAGCTCAGTCCGGTTAGAGCGCCCGGCTCATAACCGGGAGATTTCATCGGTTCAAATCCGATCTGGCCCACTAATCGAAACATATATAACTCATCACAACCAATACGTATATAGATATGAAAATTCTTCTCGTTTCTTCTCAAGATTACATTCACCATCCAGTTCCAAGCCGTCATCATTATATTTTTGAAGAACTGGCAACACGTCATGAAATACACGTCGCGCATTTTCACGTAAGTAATAACAACGACCGCGCGACCCTTCTTATTCCTGAAGAAGTTACAATGTTTAATATCAAGTCCCCATTTTTGCATTACACATTAAACGCGCCATATCATTTTTATAAATTTGATGCAATACTACATCACGAACATTATGATGCCGTGGTTGTAGCAAACATTCTCGCGGGCACAGCAGTGATCTGCGCGGCCAACAAATATAAGGTTCCCGTGGTTTTTGATTTAAAAGATTGGTTCCCGGACAGCGCGGCAATGTATATAAAAAATAATATTCTCAAGGAAGTCGTGCGCATGTCGGTTCTGGACATTACAAAATATAATCTTGAACGTAGTAATAAAATTGTCACGGTTTCCCCCTCACTGGTTAAAAAGTTAAATGCGCTGGGATTCGAATCGGAACTTATTACAAACGGAGTGGATACCTCCATTTTTAAACCGATGCCAAAAACAAATGATAATGATTTCGTCATCGGGTTTGTAGGGAGTGTTGAACGTTGGTATGGTCTTGATGAAATAATTAAGGCTATGCCCAAATTGCTTAAATATAATCCTAATATGAAATTGCTCATTGTCGGGGATTCATTATTTACTGAATATGGGAAGGAATTAAAATCTTTAGTTAATAATTTAAATTTATTTGATAATGTTATTTTTACCGGGTTGAAACCTTACAATGAATTGCCACATTATATTTCTATGATGGATGTTTGTGCTATCCCCCCTATACCTCCACAGTGGAGAAACATTGCGTTACCAAATAAATTTTTTGAATATACCGCATGTGGGAAACCAATTATCACAACGCCAATCCCCGATATGATTGCAATGGGAACAGATAATTTGTTTGTTTATAAAAATATAGGAGAATATGTTGAAAAGATTAAATATATAGAAAATAACAAACCAAAAGTTTTAAATAATATAGAAAACTTTGATTGGAAAAACAGGGCGAAAGATTTTGAGAAATTGATAAAGGAAGTAACATTATGATTATTGGAGAAAATTCACTTATTAGATCCGGGGCTATAATATATGATGATGTAAAGATTGGAGATAATTTTGTTACTGGTCATAACGTTTTGATACGGGAACATACAACTATCGGAAATAATGTTAAAGTTGGTTCTTCAAGTATTATTGAAGGAAATTGTTATCTTGGTAATGATATCAATATTCAAAGCATGGTTTTTATTCCAACAAAAACCGCTATTGGTGATAATGTATTTATCGGGCCATGTGTGACAATGACGAACGATAAATACCCCCCCTCCAAATATTTGGGTGGTCCGTCAATCATGGACGGTGTGGTCATTGGAGCGTGCGCGATTATTCTTCCGGGTGTAAAATTGGGGAAGGGGTGTTTTGTAGCAGCGGGTTCGCTTGTGACAAAGAATGTTCCAGCAGGTAAAATGGCAATCGGTTATCCTGCGAGAATAGTTGATAAGCCGATGGTGATGAAATGATACGTATGGCACATCCAATTATTGGTGATGAAGAAACAGAAGCGGCATTGAATGTCTTAAAATCGGGCAACCTTGCGCAGGGGAAGAAAGTAAAAGAATTTGAAGAGAAGTATTCCGATTACTGTGGTGTAAAATATTCCGTGGCTGTAAACAGTGGCACGGCTGCACTTCATGCTGCGTTATCTTCGATAGGTATTGGAAAGGGTGATGAAGTTATAGTCCCCGCATTTTCTTTTATTGCAACAGCAAGTGCAGTTTCGATGTGCGGCGCAACTCCGGTATTCGCAGATATCGAATCAGATTATTTTACAATCGATCTGGCGAATGTAGAAAATTTGATTTCGGATTCTACGAAGGCAATCATTGGTGTCCATTTATTCGGGCAACCGTTTGATATTAAAAGAATTTTAAATTTTGGTATTTCCTTGATTGAAGATGCAGCGCAAGCGCATGGTTCAACCTATCACGGCAAACCGGTTGGCGGTTTCGGTCAGGCTGGTTGTTTTAGTTTTTATGCAACAAAAAATATGACAACCGGGGAAGGTGGGATGGTTACGACAAATTTAATCGAAATAAATAATAATGTTCGTCGTTTCATTAATCATGGGCAGAGTGAGAAGTATCTTCACACTTCACTCGGTTATAATTATCGTATGACCGATATTGCTGCTTCGATAGGTATTGCACAATTGGAGAAGTTGAATTTATTTAACGCGCGACGGATTTGTAATGCAAATTATTACGATGAACATTTGAAAGCGCACGGGGTAATATTACCGAAGCGTCGTGATTATTGTAAACACGTTTTTCATCAGTATGTTATACGGATAACTGATGATTGCCCGATTACAAGAAGTGAAATTATTAACATATTAAAACAAAAGGGTATTGATACGGCGATTCATTATCCCATTTCGATCAATAAACAACCAATGTATAAAAATATGAATGTTGAATGTCCGGTTGCGGAAAAAATAAGTGGTGAGATATTGAGTATACCGGTTCATCCTTCGTTGACAACGGACGATTTAAAATATGTTTGTGATACAATAAATGGGGTTGTAGAAAATGCTTAATGTTGGTGTTATTGGTGTGGGTATGATGGGGAAGAATCATGCTCGTGTTTATTCGGAATTAAAAAATGTGGATAATTTATTTGTGACTGATATAAATGAAAGTGTTGCAAAAGAAGTGGCGACGAAAAATAACGGAATATATTGCGCATCGATAGATAATCTTTTAGAAAAAGTTGATGCAGTCAGTATTTGTGTTCCAACGCAGTATCATTATGAGGTGGCAAAGAAAGTAATCGAATCTAATATACCCCTGCTGATCGAAAAGCCAGCCTGCGAATCTGTTTTAGACGCCAAACAATTAATAGAAATGACTCCTTCTGGGTTGATTTGTGGGGTCGGGCAAATTGAAAGGTTCAACCCGATTGTTAAAGAAATAAAAAAGATAATTGATTCACCAATATACATTGAATCTAAACGTCATAACCCGGCATCCGCGCGTGTTACTGGATCTGTGGTTTTGGATCTTATGATTCATGATATTGATGTTGTGTATAATTTATTGGACTGGAAACCGACAGAATATATTTACAGTTCTGGGAGCAATGATATTTGTGGCGCGCTATTAGATTTTGATAAAACAACAGTTTATTTATCTGCAAGCAGAAAAGCGTCAAAGAAGATTCGAAGTATATACATTGAACAGGAAGATTATACAATCGAAGGTGATTATATGACACAGGAGATTACTATTTATAGTAAGCCCGAACGATATAATATGAATAATAATAAATACACAAGGGAAGGAATAGTTGAAAAAGTTATGGTTCCAAAGTTAGAACCTCTTAAAGAGGAATTATCTACATTTCTTAATTGCGTTGAAACAAAAATGTCTTTCCCAGTAACATTGGAGCAGGGATTGAGAAATCTTAATATCGCGCATAAAATAGAGTCGGGGTTAAATTGATGGAGACCATTGGTGTTGTGGGTATGGGTTACGTGGGCATTCCTGCTGCAATGTTGTTTGCCGACTCTCCATATTATAAAAAGGTGTATGGATTTCAGCGCAATTCAAAAAATTCTGGTTATAAAATCGAAATGTTAAACGATGGTCGGAACCCTTTGAAGGGTGATGAACCGGGGTTATCGGAACTAATACGACGCGTTGTTCACGATAAGAAATTTTTATGTACATCCGATTTTAGTAAAATTCGAGAATGCGATGCAGTCACAATTTCAATTCAAACTCCTTTTAAAAACAAAGATGATTTGATCCCAGATTTTTCTGCATTGTTTGATGGTGTTAAAGAAGTTGGAAAAAATATAAAACCGGAAACTTTGGTGGTGTTGGAGTCAACTGTTACCCCGGGGACAACTGTGGGAATAGTCAAAGACATTCTTGAAACAGAATCGGGGTTGGTCGTGGGCAAAGATTTTTATCTGGCACATGCCCCAGAGCGGGTTATGGTAGGACGGCTCATAAAAAATATTCGGGAGTATGATCGTATTGTTGGGGGCATTAATGAAGCGAGTACGAACCGCGCCGTGGATTTGTATACACTACTTCTTACTAAAGGCAAACTAATAAAAATGAGTGCAACAGCAGCAGAAGTTACAAAAACCGCAGAGAACACTTTTAGGGATTTACAAATCGCGGCTGCTAATCAATTGGCGTTATATTGCGAAGCAATGGGAATAAATATTTATGATGTGCGGAATGGGATAAACTCATTAAAAGGAGAAGGGGTTTCGCGTGAAATCCTGATGCCGGGTGCGGGGGTTGGTGGGCATTGTCTTACAAAAGATACTTACCATTTGGAACGCGGTGTTAAATTAAGCGGGGGGCTGGATTATCCAGAAGGTGTGGAGTCACTATTTGTTTCCGCAAGACATTTAAATGATTTTATGCCGGATCATATTTTTAATTTGGCTGTTGATGGTTTGAAACGCGTTGATAAAGAAATTCATGGTTCAAAAATTGCTATTCTTGGTTGGGCATTTATTGCAAATTCTGATGATGATAGAAATACCCCGTCGGGAAAATATAGGGATTTGATTGTTCAATCAGGAGGGGAAGTCGTTATTCATGATCCATATGTCGCATCACATTATAATGCAACTATTGAACGTGATATAAATCGCGCCCTTAAAAATATAGATGCTGTTGCAATAATGACTGGGCATAACATGTATAAAAATTTAACGCCAGAAAACATACCGGGGAATAAAGTTGTGATAGTCGATGGCAGAAATGTAATCGATCCAGATACATTTATTAATAAAGGTTTTATTTATAAAGGCGTTGGGCGCGGAGACAAGAATGACCACCCAATAAAGGAGTTTTAGATGTGCGGCATTGCAGGTCAATATTGTATAGATGGTAAGACTCCCAATAAAGACATTTTATTCACAATGTCGCAAAAACTTGCACACAGAGGCCCGGATGGAAATGGAATATATTTAAATGGCAATGTTGGATTAGTTCACCGTCGTCTCGCCATTATAGATTTAACCGAAGATGGCGCGCAGCCGATGTCAAATGAAGATGGTTCTCTTATTATTACTTTTAATGGAGAGATTTATAATTACATTGAATTGCGCGAAGAATTAATAAAAAAGGGATATGTGTTTAAATCCGGTTCGGATACAGAGGTTATAATTCATGCCTACGAAGAATGGGGTAGTGCATGTGTAAATCGATTTAACGGCATGTGGGCGTTCGCGCTCTGGGATTCAAAAAGGCAAGAGTTATTCTGCGCGCGCGATAGGTTTGGAATAAAACCATTTTATTATACAAGGGTCGGAGATTCATTTTTCTTTGCTTCGGAAATAAAAGCGTTACCCAAATATTTTAATCCGAATGACAAAACGGTAAATATGTTCCTTGCGTGGGGGATGCAAGATTATTGTGAAGAAACGATGTTTGATGGAGTATATCAAATTGAACCGGGTTTTGCTTTAACTGTTTCTAAATATGGGATATCTAAATATCATTATTGGATTCCCACGATAAATGAAAATATTTCTGGCGAATGTAATTACAAAAAATTGAGGGGTTTGATTAATAGTGCCGTTAGGCTTCATCTTCGAAGCGACGTTCCGGTTGGGTCGTGTTTATCTGGTGGGATCGATTCTTCTGTCATTGTTTCTATGATTGACACGGAAAATCAAAAAACATTTTCGGCAGTGTTTGGAAACGAAAAGTTTGACGAAAGTAAATATATAAATGAAGTTATAAAAGATAAAAAGGTCGATTGCGATTTCGTTGAACCGACATCACAGCGATTGATAAAAGATATTGATGATTTAATTTATATTCAGGACGAACCGTTTGGTTCTCTGTCAATCTATGCACAGTATTGTGTTATGAGAAGTGCGAAAGATAAAGTAAAAGTTCTTTTAGATGGACAAGGGGCGGATGAATTATTTGCTGGATATCTTGGTTATCAGGTGGCATATATTAAAGGATTAATTAAATCGTTGCATCTCTGGGCAGCGGCAAAAGAGTCTGTGGGATTTATAAGACGGCATCACGATTTTATTTTTAATTCAATAATGGAGACATATGCTAGGAAACGATATAGAAAGTGCTTGGGTGAGATTCCTATGTACGAGGATCGGTATAAACCACCGTTGAGTTGTGTATTGGAACGGGAGTTGATATCTACAAATCTCCCGGCGTTATTACATTATGAAGATCGCAATTCTATGGTGTTTTCCATTGAAGCGAGAGTGCCGTATCTTGATATAGATTTGATTGAATATGTTACCAGATTACCATTAGGCGAAAAAATTAGAAATGGTGTTTCAAAGTTTTCATTACGGAATTCTGTAAGAGGGATTATACCTGAATCTATCCGAACACGGAAAGATAAGATGGGGTTTGTTACACCGGAAGAAATGTGGATGAAGAACGAGTTGCAGGAATTTGTGCAAGGGGTTATAACATCGGAAAGTTTTAGAAGTAGAAAATACTGGGATTGGCAGGAGGTCAAAAAGTGTTATGATGAATTTGTTTCAGGTGAGATTGAGTATTCGTGGATTTTGTGGAGGACTGTTTGTACGGAACTGTGGTTGAGGAGGTTTATTGATAAGATTTAAATATTTTGGGAGCATATAAGATTATAGAAGGCTCGTAGCACAATCGGTGGTGCGTTGTTCTTATAAGGCAAAGGGTGTCAGTTCGATCCTGACCGAGCCTATCTATGAAATCCACATTTCCGTTCTCAATACCGATTGCAGATACATGGTATATCGAAGGTCATTCGTGCCCAAACTGTGAAAAGAAACTCGGTCTCCATAGTGATTTATATACTGATGGTATAGTTGAATCGTGTGGATACTGTGGATATACGAGAGAAATTAAAGGTGATTAAAATTGGGATGTATGATTATATAGAATTAGACGTTGGTTGCCCAATCTGTGGTAATAGTATCATTAACACTTTCCAAACAAAAGATTTGGCGTGTATGATGAATACATATCAGCCGGGTGATAAAGTTCCATCGGATTGTAGAAAAAGTAGTATTGTTACTTACACGACCTGCGACCATCACCGCGAGATAACTAAAATCGACGGCGAATTAATATTCACAATGATAACAGGATATTGGATAGAATATGAGATCCCAATTATTGACGGAACAATAGTAAATGATCAAAATCTGTGGAAAAGGAAAGTAGAACCTACAGCGTATAATGCTTTGAGTGTTGCACCGGAAGGATATACAGAAGAAGAGTTGTATGCGATGGCGGAGAAGTTGAATGAAAAGATTGAGAAAGATATAAATATTATGAAAGCAGAAAGAATAATGAAAGGGGTTGTTTAAGATGTTTGTTAAAATTCGGAGTCTTGGATGGAAAGTGTTGATCGAAGAAGATGAATTGAATATTGAAGACGAAGAAACGGAAAGAAATTAGAGGTGACATCATGTATGACGAAACGAGTAATTAAACCAATCGAAGATGGAATTAAAGGTGTTATTATGTGGGAAAGTGTTGCTACTTAAACAAGAAAAAATAAGATTTCTTTTTAATTTTTATGTTTATTCAATCACTGTTGGATTTGATTTAAATGAAAACCAAAATCGTCTCGTATGAAATTGCACACTGTAATTCATTATGCAGAAACTTCTACCACAACTACGACGACGAGGAGAAGTGTTGGTGTTCGGTGTTAAATAAAAAGATTTTTGACGTTGATAATAATGTTGACATTTTTTGCGACTTGGTAGAAAGAGAGTTTCCGGAAGATTGTCCGTTGGATGAAAAGGTATAAATATTTAGCGAGCGTATATGGATATGTCAAGAGAATGGAAACACACAAGGGCAAATAATACATTCTCTTGACAAACGAGAAGGGCTACAGTTTAGCGGATTAATGCCGGCCTTTGGAGCCGGCGGCGGGTGTTCGACTCACCCTAGCCCTATCCAGAAACCACGGAAGTGATATCACTGTGGAAGTATGGTCGTAGATTACGAACGTCAAGCGTAATTGAGGTAGAAGCAACCAAAATAACAATGCTACGTGAGTTAATGTGCTATCACGTTAATCACCGCGCACCCCCCCGTGCGGGATTACACCAATCGGGGCAGTAACAAGGTGGTTGAGGCGACCGGAGCCAAGAACCAAAATCCGGATTAATTATTACCAGAGAAACACAAAAGATGTGTTGTCAACTCGCACCGCGAGAACGGGATGCCAAGTTCCACAAGAGACCCAATCTCGCGCGAGAAATTGAATAATGAGTTCAAATCTCATCTCTGGTTTGCGCCTGCGTGTACACAAAGGCGTAAGGATAGGTTGCTAGTTGTTGAAAGACCACCTTTAGCCAACATTAGACTGATTCGGTGAGCACCGTGGTTAGTAGGGTAATGTCCTGCGAATGAGGTTCAAATCCTCATTATCCTTATATTATCAAATGTCAAATGGGATATACCCTTTATTGGGACACATCTTTCATAGGATATACCCATTGACGAGTCAATTTAAATCAAAAAGTATTTATTCTTAAACATCCTATACATATTTGGCAGGGTGGCAAAGCGGTGAAAGGCCATCGCAGGCAATCACCTAATAGGTTGCTGATACGTGGGTTCAAATCCCACCCCGGTCATCGGGTCTGGCACGCGGAAGATTCCTTTGGGAACCAGACCCGTTGTTCCTCATAAGCGTGGAAAGGGAACATATTAAAAGCAACAGTAGTTTAACTGGGAAAACGTAAGTGAGGCATGCCATTTGACTTACATTGTTGGTTCGAATCCAACCCGTTGCATTAAAATGATATCTAATGGAATTAAATTATTAATTCCGGTTGGGTCTATTACCGGAGACCCTATAGGATCAAGAAGATATATGGAGGTTGACCCTACCAACTATAGCAATTCGGTTTCTAGAAATATTCTCATTTTACCAGATGGATCGGAATGGGTAAATCTTTATCAAAATCAATAATAGAAAGTTATATATACTATTAGTATTAATATATGAATATGATTAGAACAATCAAGTTGAAACTAAATGTTTCTTCTGATGCGAAGATATCTCTTTTTAAAACAATGAGAGATTATACAACCGCATTTAATATTTGTTCAACTTGGGGGTTTGATAATCATACTGCTAATAAGATAGATTGCCATAAATCAACTTATTATAAAATTCGGGAATTGATACCCAATTTTCCCTCTTCGTTGGTTCAGTGTGCAAGAGATGTTGCTTGCGCATCTTTGAAATCGGTAAAGTGTCGATATAAACCGATTCGTAAAGAACATTCGGCAATGTTATATAATTCGCAGGTTATTAGGGTTTGTTTGGAATCTGGTTACGCAACTATTGCTACTTCAAACGGTAGAGTAAAAGTTGAATTTATAGTTCCGAAGTATTATATACCATATTTAACGTGGAAAATTAAATCATCTACACTGTCTCTTCGTAAGACTGGCAATATGTTTTATTTGCATTGTCAGATTGAAACGAATACTCCCAAAATCATTCCCGATCAAATGGTTCTTGGAATCGATAGAGGCATTATTAACATTGCGGTCTGTTCCGACAACACATTTTTTAATTCCCGGGCAGTGAAGAATACGCGGTCGCAGTACGCATATCTCCGAGCTCAATTACAGTCTAAAGGCACTCGATCTGCTAAAAGAAAGTTAAAGAAACTTTCCGGTCGAGAAAGACGGTTTGTGACTGATGTTAATCACTGTATCTCGAAGCAAATTATACAAACCCAATATACAGTATTCGCTCTTGAAGACCTTACTAAAATTCGGGTACAAAAACGACGCGGGAAAATTTTTAATCGAAAATTGAACAATTGGTCGTTCTTTGAACTTGAACAGTTTATCCGGTATAAAGCCGAAAATCTTGGCAAGAGGGTTATATTTATTGATGCTCGTTATACTTCTCAAAAATGTTCAATTTGCGGGCATGTCTATAAAGGCAATCGTAATGGTTCCTCTTTTAAATGCTGTAAATGTGGATTTGAACTTCATGCTGATCTCAATGCTTCTCGTAATATAGCTCAAGATGGTATATCTGTTTTGAGTAGGCTGCCTGTCAACCAGCCAAATGTAGCGTGTCTCTGACATAGTTACAAGCTTACGAAGAAATTTGTAAGCAGTTGACGAACGAGGTTCGCTATCTATTTCTACGAAAAATAATTACTATTAATAATCGTTTTTCGATTTGATTTACACCACTGGTTTTATATATTATAAACGCATATATCTATTTTGGTTGCAGAGCAACCGGAGTTAAAAAATGGCAAAATCTTTTATTAGAAATGTAGATGGCATTGGGATTTGGGTAAGAGAAACAACTTATGATAAAGCAAATCTTGTCAATATAATTGTTTTCGCATTGGCGGTATTCTGTTCTTTTCTTTGTGAATGTCTATGGGTAAATGGTAAGTCTATTTGGGGCATTGCAATGAGTGCTTCATGTTGCGCGTGGATATCACTCACATTTGATTTAATTACATATTTACCTGCCTATGAAGTATATCCGGGATCTGATGTGGGAACAACTATTATCAAAACCACCCCCGAAGCAGACCAACTCGCAATCTGCAAAGCCGCAAAAGAAATCGAAGCGCAATGCCACGATATAGCAGCAAAGCGTAGAGAGTTAGATAGGATTGCAGGAAACTGCAAATAATCTTTTTTAGAAATAATTAAATAGTTTTGACACATATACTATTTTGATGTCAAGAACACTTCGTATCTACAACCGCATCATTAAAAAAGCACATCGTTATACATTAGGACTTTTCGACCGTGCCGTTCATAAGTATGGTTTTGCATTCCATCCATACCGCGCGCTCTGTATGGGGCATTGTGGATCTTGTAAAAACCCGGAACTAGATCAGAAACATCAAAGGAAAATAAGGAAGCAAGAATTTCGGCGCGCGCTTTCAATGGAGTTAGCATGAAAGTTTATTTGGTTGGAACTAAAGATTGTGAAGAAACAAACACACGATACATTTGTATTTTCAAAAATACCGCATTAAAATTATGGGAAGAATTACGCCAAGAATTAATAGAACGCGCAAATAATATACTTGAAAAATATTCTAATGACAAAACAGAATTGAGAAATCTGGAAAACCTTTCTGAAATAGACCCGGAAAAAATGGATAATTATCCGCAAGAAGAACCTTTCATTCAAGAAATGGAAACTGAAGATTAGAAAAGTTTCCCCCCTTTCTTTTCCAACCATTCGAGATTTAATGGTTTATCTATTGTTTCAAACTTCAACCCGCCAACCTTCCATTCTTTCTGTGGAAGTCGGAATAATTTCCTGATGTCGTTTTCAATAAGGAATAAATATGGTTTTAAATTTAAGCGTGGTTTTTTTACCTTTGTTTTTATAATTGGTGATTCTTCTCGTGGTTTTGGTTTTTCTACAGGTGTATCACCTTTTTGTAGTCGTGCGTAACGGTCACGAAGTTTTGCCATTTCTTCTTCACGGGTTGCCATTTTATTTCTCCTTCAAATTATAACACGATTCACAAATACAGCATTCAAAACATTCTTTTGATTTTTCGTTATGCGTTCCAAAGCATTGCGGCAATTTAATTTTGTCCATTTTAATCCGGTTTGATTTGTCTTTCAATCTTTCCACCATCCTTGTTTTCTTCCCAATCTTATTATTTTGGCGGGGTTATTTTTTAAACCTTCAATAATATAATTTCCATCATCCCAACCAAAATAATGCATTCCACCGTGATCTTTCCACCAACAGTACCACGTGTAGAACACTTCGAATTTATCTATTACTATTATTTCTGGTTCCATCACACATTATCACCTTCCAAAGATTTGAATAAGAATGAACCCATTACATATACAACGAAATAAATAACATCAATTATAAATAATGGAATTAACATGGTTGTAACCATATTATTATCCGGATTTAATACTGCTAGAGGGATGAGTATTAAATTAACAAAAATTAGTATCAATTCATCAATCATGCAAATACCGCCGTTAAAATAACCGCTGCTGCAATCGGAAGCATCCACGGGGAACCGCGTGGGTAATTATTAAACTTATTCCATAAATTTAAATTTTTGTTTCCTGCACGTCGGTTATAAAAATAAACACATATCATCCATATGATAGAAGTAAATGCCAGCATTATAATAAATATAATTTGAAAGATGTTACTACTATCAGCAGGGTTTAATGGATTTAAAATACAGAACCATGAAATCAATATCAGAAATCGCGCATCTGCTCCGCGATAACAATTTTTGGTAAATAAAAATATAAATAGTGCGGTCATCAAACACGACAATGCGATATAAGCAAATGGTAATCCGTTAGTATAAAGGAGTAATAAAGCCGGAACATTAACTATTATGAGTGGAATGAAAGACCATTTTGGTATTGAGCGGTTTTTTATATCCCAGTAACAAAGTGGGATTAAATAAAGGAGTGTAGAAATTACTCCGACATAAGCAGCCGTGTGGATGTAGTCAATCATTTCAATTCCTTTCTACGTAGATATATAGAAATTAAATACCAGACCACACCAATAATTATTGCTCCTATTATTATTCGCGTTGCCCACTTCTTTATATTTTCATCAGCAATTATTTTTTGTTGAGTCTTTATTTGTTCATCGGAAGGCGTAACTTTTACAGTAACTATTTGTGTTGGTCCGGGCACCGTGACTGTTACATTTTGAATGATTGGTGTTGGCGTTGGAATAAATTCTTCCGGTCCATATTCTCCCGATATATAACGTATTGTTTTTGGTGGAATATATGCATCTAATGGAGCGGAATATATTACGAATGTATATACTGTTCCGCCAGTAGATAGATTTGTATAAGCGGTTACTGTATGATCTCCCAGCCACATATTATATTTATAGACTGGAATTGTAACATCAAACCATCTCATATCTCCCGGGTTGTTACTTCCTGCTGTAACGGCAATTGTTGTATGTGACTCCAGTGTTTTGGAATCCTGTTGCTGTTCATCAATGATGAATTTTAATGGCGAACCTATTGCAACATTGGTGTATCCTTTTACTTGGATGTAACTAACGTTGGTATTATATTCAACTACACCTGCTTGATTTATAGTTTCATTCGGAGTAAGTTTTTCCGACACGCTTTGAATTTCGATTGTTGGCAATTGATATTCCATTGAATATGTTTTAAATGTATCCATTGTTTCCGGGGTTATTTGCCAGAATTTTTCGAGAATAACTTTTGGAGATAAACCATTTATGTCTAATGATTTGATACTAAACGATGGAAGATCAAACCATTTTATTTCTTTTTCTGTATTATCATATATAACAGTAAAGAATTTACTGTTTCGTTCGTTTATTGTTTGTAACATTACGGTATATGTGCCGGGTTCAAATCCTGTTAGAACGTCTTTTGATATATCAATTAAAGTTGAATTTGTTGATTTAAAATCAAGTAGTTTATCAACTCTACCGAATAACCAAATGTTTGTTGTAGCATTTGTTTTTACCACGAATGGATCTCCACGAGCAACCAAATAATCAGATATATGTTTGATTTCAACCGGCGGAGATATTGGTATTTCAATATCTGTATAATTATTTATAATCAATTCGGAAATGTTAACAATAGTTCCATTACTATACGTCATTGTGCTATTTCTGTAAGATTGTGGATATACTACAAATGCAATGTTGTTTCCGTGCGTTTCATATGTTCCATCATATTTATACCATTTCCCCGTGCGTGTTTCAAAAATTGACGGATCTATATAAAAATGATAGTAACCTGCTTTCGCATGTGGTAAGGTTATAATATATGATGCACTTGTGTTATACATATCTCGCCCGTTCCAGTATGCTAGTTGTGGGTATGGAGCAACAACACCTGATATATCAATAGTATCGTTGATATATACTATTTCGCCTTGTGAAATATAATGCGTCGGTATAACAATAGGTTCCGGTGTGGATGTGGGAATAGGTGTTGGTGTTGGGATATAACCCGTTTGCATTGTAGTTGGTATTGATGTAGGTATAGGAGTAATTATTGTAACATTATCCGCTAAAGCAGGAGTAATGATTAGGGCAAATAGTAAAATAATGTATAAATGTCTCATTGTTTTTTTGCCCCGGTTTTCATTGCTTTATACAAAGGCGGCAGCGCAAGAATAACGACAACCATTAAGATGAAACATACAGTGGCACTTTGCCATGCGAAGGTGAAACGTTGTTCTTGTGAGATTGTGATGTAGGGAAGCATACTATAGTAGGCTGTGAAAAGTAAGCTCCAAATAATACCGCCTGTTATTCCAAGTTTAAGCGAGAGTTTTATGCGCGTCATGGTTGTTTCTCTCCATTTTTCCAACGACGAGATTGACAATCTGGGCAGGCGACCGGTATTCGTTTGGATCTAGGGTGCCATGCCCAGTGGCACTTTAGGCACCAGTAAAATCCTTCTGGTATTAAATCTTTTTCATGAATTCTAGGCATACTAATAATAATGTTAATACTAATAAGTATTTATACTTTTCGTCTAGTTATTGTTTTAGTATTTGAATGTTGTTATAGAACGTATATATAAAGAAATCTTATCGTTAACGTCGGAGAGTAATAGAAAGATTTAAATATTAGTAATGTCTATAAACAATGAAGACTATGACTAAAAAGAATACACAAGGGAAAAAGAAGCATATGATACGTACTTGGTTTGATGTTGATTTTTTAGAACATTTAGATCGAGTCGGTGAAATACGTATTGCATCGGATGGTCGTGTTTATGGGTTTGAGGCGTTTGTTAAACGTATGGCACGAAGGGGGAGAGTAATATGAAGTGGAGAAATATTTTAATTGTTTTATTGATTTGTTTATTGATGGGTGTAGTAGGTGCCGTTGATTTAAACGAGGGTGTTACATCTGCATCTGGAACGGAAGTAAATTTAACAAACGGTGCTGTAACATTCGCTGACAATACAAATGGACTATCTGTTGCAACATCTACTACGATTGATAATACAACGTTTATTCCAGCCGTTACAAAAACAGATAATGGTAATCTTACATGGACATCCGGTGAAAAAGACTGGCTTGTTATAGACAATCCAATTGTATCAATGTCATATCGTTATACCGGAAAATCTTTAAAAGAAACCATTATCTTAAAAGAAGATAAGCAACTGTCTTTCCCAATTAATTTAGATAACGATTCTAAAATCATTCCTTGGGATCATGGGCAATGGAAGATAGTTTCTGCCACTTCCGGTAATACAATGGTTGGCATCATTGCCGAGAAACCATTTGGTATAGATGCTGCCGGTAATCACATCGATATGGAATATACGTGGGATGGTTCTGCACTCAATTTAGATTATAACAGGACGTTGCAGATATTCAATTCTACACTTACAGATATAAAAAATGAAACGGATGTCAGTGGGGTAACAATCCCATATTACGATTATATTCCAATTTCATATCCTCTAATTATAGATCCTACATGGACTGATACTGGAAGTCCTTATACACTTACGGATGGTGCTTACACCGTTTTAATGTGGAATACCACTGGTACAACCACATGGACTGTGCCAACTGGTGTAAGTAATGTAGAGTATCTTGTTGTTGCAGGCGGCGGATCTGGTGGATTAAATGGTGGTGCCGGTGGAGGAGCCGGGGGATTCCGCAACAATACATCATATTCGGTTACATCGGGAAATAGTCTTGCTGTTATTGTAGGTGCTGGTGGTGCTACTAAAATTACCAATGGGGTGGGAAATATTGGTGGAAATTCCACGTTCGATACCATCATATCAAACGGCGGTGGCGGTGGTGGATGTGCAGTTTCGTCTGCCGGAGGTAATGGAGGATCTGGTGGGGGGGCAACAGCCGGGCAAACAAATCATGGATATGGGAACACTCCTCCAGCATCCCCTTCGCAGGGAAATGATGGTGGAGACGCAGATTTGGGGGTGGGGGACGCAAGACCAACAGGCGGTGGTGGAGGTGCTGGCGCAGCGGGTTCTCATGGTTATGCTGCGACTGGTGCAGGCGCTGGTGGTGCTGGGGTATCCTCATCTATTACTGGCAACTTGACATATTACGCCGGTGGTGGTGGCGGCGGAGCGTCAGCCGCATGGACTGGTGCTATCAGAGGAGACGGTGGTATAGGTGGCGGAGGATACGGCAGTGTTGGAGCGAACAATGCCGCTCCGGGAACAGATGGATTCGGAGGCGGTGGTGGAGGGTGCTATGATACAGGGAGTGGTGGTGCGGGTGGTTCGGGTGTCGTTATTATTAGATATCTTACCCCAACACCTCCGGTTTCATCATTCACACCAAGTAACACAATCACGGGAACTAACACCGTAACACAATTGTTCAATGATACATCTTCCGGTTCACCTACAACTTGGAACTGGTCGTATCAGGGAATATCCGGCGGAAACAATACGCAAACCATCTGGTCAACTGTACAAAATACAACTGGTATATTCAACGCTGGCAACTACAGTATTAAATTGAATACAACCAATGCAAATGGTTACAATCTCTCTACGCAGGTTACATGGGTGAATGTTACATCAATAACTGATCCAAACCCGGATTCATTACTTCAATATAAAGTAGGATCTTCAAACGTTCAAATAAATAATCAAACCCCATATGTTGGTACGGCCATCGCTAGAAATATTTCTTCAAATACAACCCATGTAGTTGTTAATTTCACGTGGGATACATCTCACGTTTCGGTTAATAACATTCGCATTAATGAATCTTCTGCTAATATACCGGGACTTTCTATAGATTCTTCGTCCGTTCATAACGGATATGCAATTGTTAATATGTCAAAGACATCTGGATTTACTGCTCCATCGAACGCATTATTTGATTTTGATATCACGTATACAAAATATGCCGAACCGGGAACCGTTGACGTATTTTCGTTTAATAAAACCAATAGTTATTATTATGACATTGGAAACTCCACATGGTGGAATTTTAATCAGGCAAATTCGGCAAATGCGATAATCGGAACATGGCCGAATGTTAATGCCGATTTTACAGCAAATGCTACATCATTATATATTAACAACCCGGTTTTGTTTACTGATAATAGTAGTGGGTATCCTGACGCATGGAATTGGAGTTTTGGCGATGGAAACTATTCGGTAGCGCAAAATCCGGTTTATACATATGTAACTTCTGGGTATAAAAATGTTTCACTTCATGCATATATGTCTGAAAATGGAACTATAACTAATACTACTACGAAGACAGATTACATTAATGTGGTAACACCATTGTTTCCCATTGCTAATTTTACATATACTCCAGTAACTGGTATAGTACCGGTTACAGTTAATTTCACTGACACTTCGATAAATGCGAACTCTTACTATTGGGAGTTTGGTGATGGTAATACATCTACCGTGCAATCCCCATTGTTTACTTATAATATTCCGGGGCAATATTTCGTTAAACATTCTGCGAGTAATAGTAATGGAACAAGTTGGTTTAATTCGACTTACAATTATGTTTATGTATTCCATACACCAGCGGAATCAAGTTTTACCAATGGCACTACGCCACTACAGGGACTTGCACCATTAACGGTACAATTTATTGATACATCAACCAGTGATCCCGCATATTGGCTCTGGCATTTCGGAGATAGTAATAATGGAACTTATTGGGATACAAATGTACAAAATCCAATACATACTTATACATCTACTGGAACTTATGATGTAACATTATATGCACAAAACGACGGGGGTGGGCATACTATGACTTATAGTGCTTATGTCACAGTATACCCCTCACCCCCAGTCACTAGTTTCACTGCAAATCAAACTACGGGCGCAACTCCTCTAACCGTGCAGTTCACAGATACTTCAACAAATTATCCTACTTTGTGGAATTGGACTGCTACAAATATAGCGGAAAACAATACGCCCATTTCATTTAGCACATTACAAAACCCTACGTTTACTTTTAACTATGGAAACAATTCAATAAAACTTAATGCAACAAATAGTCTTGGAAGTAATATTTCTTCACAAACAACATGGGTTAATGTGACAACACCAGCGCCGGTTGCGTCGTTTATTCCTACTTCTTCTAATGGCAATACTCCATTTACAGTACAATTTACTGACACGTCAACTAATTATCCAACTTCGTGGTTATGGGACTTTGGAGACGGAAACACTACAAATTCTACGGTGAGAAACCCCGTGCACACTTATTGGCATTATGGACAATATGATACACATTTAAATGTTACAAATCCATATGGGAATAGTTCGACACTTGGAGTATATAATAATGGGGTTTTGGTTATCGATATAGCTCCGGTTGCTGATTTCTATGCTTATCCGTTAGTAGCATATACTAATTATCCGATACAGTTCACTGATAACTCTACTAATAATCCCACCTCTTGGGGATGGACATTTGGCGATGGTACCAGTCTCGATGGAACAAATTCTACAGATCAGAATCCTACGCATTCATATATTTCCCCCGGATTATATACTGTATTTCATTATGCTAGCAACAATTGGGTGGGAACTATAAATAAAATTAATTATATCAATATAACTGCAACACCACCTGCGCCAGTTGCATCTTTCACGGGAACACCAACGAGTGGTTATATGCCTCTAGCAGTTCAATTTACCGATACATCACAAAATTACCCTACAACATGGAATTGGTCATTCGGTGACAGCGGAACCTCCACCAGCCAGAACCCGACGCATACCTATACAACTGCCGGTACGTATTCGATACGGTTAAATGTTACAAACAATTGGGGGAATAGTTCAATAACGATGTCAAATTATGTTTCGGTGACAGTCCCTCCATCTCCGGTATTATCATTTATTGGTTCACCAACAAGTGGTGATGCCCCATTAACCGTGCAGTTTACCGATACATCTACAAATTCGCCTACTTATTGGTGGTGGAATTTTGTTGGCGGGGGAACACCACAGTCGTTATTGCAAAATCCATCATATACATATACAATACCGGGTGTTTATAGTGTAACTATGTATGCTCAGAATCTTGGAGGTGCGAACACTATAACAAAAACATCATATATCACCGTAACAACCCCATCACCACCCATTACCAACTTCACATACACTCCTCATACTGGTTTCATCCCATTAACAGTCCATTTCACTGACACAACAACGGGATCGGTTGCTTCTCGGTTATGGCAGTTTGGCGACGGCGGCACATCCACTTCACAAAACCCATCACATACTTTCTCCACTGCTGGAAATTATACGGTGAATTTGACATCTACAAATATAATTGGCTCTAGTTCAAAAATATATTATGTAAATGCTACAACACCACAACCTCCCACAGCATCGTTTACCGGAACGCCAACAAGTGGGTTTACCCCGTTGTCTGTACAGTTTACCGACACGTCTATAAATTCCCCCTCTTCGTGGTCGTGGACGTTCGGAGATGGCAGTACGTCTACGTTACAAAATCCATCTCACACTTACAGTAGTTATGGTGTGTATACAGTTATATTGACAGCAACAAATTCTTATGGGTCGGATACTAAAACATCGAGTAATTATATAACTGCTTCGGCAACACGCGGGCGTGCAGATTTGATTCTGACATATAAATATTCTGTGGTATTATATGTTAAAGATTCTTCGTCTGGAAATCTAATAACTAATAATGCTTCGGTTGTTGATGATAATGGTTCTATAATTAGATCTGCAAGTGGAATATTCTCGGGAACATATTCCGCCGGGCAACATTCATTTACGGTGACAGCGAATAGTTATGATACAAATTATGTAACGTATTTCGTTAATACCAATTTGACAGAAAATATATTTATGACGAAGATAGTGTCATCAGTTTCTACCACATGGTACACTCCAAAAACAGCATTGTTTAAAATCGTAGATGTATATGGGAATCCACTTATCGGGGCAACTGTAAGTGCTCGTTTCAATTCTACTACTTTACCATATGGAGTCAGCGATTTAATTTCCAACTATGGAATGAATGTTGCAGATGCAAATCAGGCTCTTAATGGGACATTGATAATGTCTGGCTCTACTGATAATATGGGAGCGGTTGTATTTACAATGTTAAGCACTTTAAAATACGACATTGTAATAACATATGGTGGGCATTCCAATTATTATCAGGTATATCCACAGGAAGCAGAATATCAGTTCCGGTTCATTACAACATCTACCACAACGGATAATATATGGGATGACTTGTATGCAAATGGAAATACCAAAGTTTGGGCGGTTGAACCTGATCCGGCCAACGTAACATTCTTCTGGTCGTTCCAAGATATGACGGATTTAACTACGCAGATAGATTTCTATTTAAAAGACGTGGATTTAAATACTACTGTTTATACTACAAGTATGTATTCCCCGGTTGCCGGTTCTATCTATCAGTTGAATTACACGGTGCCAAATGAACGTGGTAAGAATTATATGGCGTGGGAAAATTACACACGGGGTGTTGCATAATGATTTCTATACGAAGAAGGTTGACATTATTATTGTCAACCATTTCGCTATTTGTGGCGTCTGTTTCAGCTACCAGCATTACACAAATAGCGGCTGGAACCGCTGCTACAATGCTCGGATCAGGAGGATATTTAATTGATCTCGGTATTGAAAATGTCCCGGGTGTAACTACAGCACAGGCCAAATTTTATTATAATATTATTTCCATTGCGCTTGTCATGTGGCTCGCGTGGGTAGCGGATGAACCGTCGTCAGCACAGTTTTGTGTAATTGGTGTAGGTATATCCGCGTTTTGTGCGTATGTAGGTTGGTTCACAACTCCCAACCCAGTGGGTCAATGGGGATTAATCATAATGTGCGCCGTGCTTGCTGTTATACTTTATATGACGGAAAAGAAAAGATTCCTATATGGTATTAACGGCGCGGGAGATCCATTAATTAATATTTTGGTGTTTGTGCTACTTATGCAATCGACAATAGGGTTGATTAATGGCACTGGTATATTTACAGAACCCGGGGCGACGGTTGCTTCTCCTGCTGATTGTGCAAACGGGTCTGTTACATTTACTAACTGCGCCATTAATGGAAATCTGATGTTAACCAATATACAAACTTCCAGCGGAACAAATAATGTTCTTGGGCAAACATTTAGTGCCGTCCTTACGGTTGCGTCTATGGGGTGGAACTTATTAGTATTAATTATCCAACTATTGGTATCCGTTTCCGTATTCGGCGTGGTAATTTATAACACTTACCCGTGGATTAAAGATTCTCCGTTGGCAATGACTTTGGTTGGATTGTTGCAACTGGGTATATGGTTGATTTATATGTTGGTGTTGTTTAGATACGTTTGGAAACCGATGCCGCAAGATGGGAGAATGTAATCATGTCATCTGGAGCGACGCAGGGATTTATTATAAATCTTTTTGCATGGGGAACAATATGTATAGCGATAGGAAAAGCGTGGGATTTGTTAGGGAATACAATGAACAATTTAAATTCATTGGGCCTGACTACACAGGATTCTATGAATACATTTCATCTATTGACAATATGTTTCTATGCAATGGGAATATTGTTCCTGATAGCATCAGGATATAATCTGATAGTTGAAAGCAAAAGGGATAGAGGTCGCAACGTATGAAGGTAGAAGGTTTAATATTTTTAATAGTAGGAATATCGTTATGCATTATTGGGACGTTATATGCTACGGATTGGGCATTGGTTGGAATGTGGATAGGAGGATTTATCGTGATACTTGTTTCGGTCGCAATAATGTTTCCGCAAAAGAAGGAGGTGAGTGTTGAATGACTTCGGCAGGTAGGATGCTAATTGCAGGTATATCGATGCTGGCGATTACGTTAGCATTGGGGATTTATACGATTATATTTGGGACACTGTTTTCGAAAGTGATCCCGCTATTTAAAAGTATGACACCACCAGTTTATTGGGCTATGTTAGGAGGTGACTCGATAGAATGGATTTCCGCCTTTGTGTGGGTTTTAATTATTTTGTGTGAGATATTTATCATAGTCCGCTTGTGGTCTGAAGCCAGCCGAGAAATTTCATACAATACTGATGCGTGGTAATATTTAAACATTTTTTATTAATAACAAAGTATAAATACTATTAAGTTCTATTCTTATATATGACTTTTCAATGCAAGGAATGTGGGCATAGATGGAATTCTCGAAAAGTAGATACTACTCCTAAAATATGCCCGAAATGTTTGACAAAATATTATAATTCTGAAAGGAAAGAAACGCGCGGTAGGAAAAGCAAATCAAGTGGATTGAAGTAAAGATGCCGAAAGTTACTTATAAATGTGTGGATTGTGGGAAAGAAAGAACTACATTTCCATCAAATTTTAGTAAGAATGTGAGAGAGGGGGGAGTATATAGATGTCTAGAATGTGCTTTAAAACTTTTACCAAATCCAAATCCCAATGTTGGAAAGAATAGTAAAGTGTCATATAAATGCATAGATTGTGAAAAAGAAAGTTCATTAAGATATCCATCTTCCTTTGGGAAGGGGATAACTAGGGAAAACTATAGATGTAAAAAATGCGCCCTTGTATTTTTGAGTAAAGACCCAAAATGGTTAAGAAATGTTACTGATGCAGCTCAAAAAAGAGTGCTAAAAACAGAATGGAAAGAACATAATAAAATTATGATTTCCCATCGTTCTGAAAACCCAATTTGGGTTGAAAAGTGTAGAAACACATTAAAACGAATATCAAAAGATCCGGTTATTTCTAAAAAACGATTGGATGCAATGTCTGAAATGTATGATGATCCAATATGGGTGGAAAATCATTTAATTGGAACAACAGGAGAGGGAATGTGGTATGGTAACAAACATTTAATCAAAGTAAACAATGGTGGTTATAGAAAATATTATTGTGCGTTGTGGAATCCTAATTTATGGAATCGTATAGATGCAGCATATGATTATAAAAGTATTATTTCTGGAAAGACAAGATTCAATAATTACAAACAAGAACATCTTTCAAGACATCATCTTTATTGGCAAGAAAAAGCATGTTGCGAGTGGGATGAAGATGCTCAAGGATATTATGCTTGGATTAATAATGGTTCTAAAAGAAATCCAGAGTGGATTAAATATTATATTAAAGGCGATCCAAATAAGTTTGTTTTATTAACTAGAAGTGAACATGGAATAATAAAAGGTAATAAAAAATTTGGAACTGACAAAATATACTGGATAAAATATCTCGAAGATTTAATTGAACAAAGAGAAAAAGAAGGAAAGAAATGTTATTTGTCACCGGAAGAATATGAAGTTTATAAAATTGAACATGCTGGCATTATTGAAAAATATAAAAAGTAATAGAAAACTATTTATCCTATGACATTCCAATGTTATATAACTTTATGCTTAATTTTAAAAACCAACTCTCGAAAATTATTTCAATAATATGCGCGCTTGACATTGTTGGTGTAGTCAAAGCGCAATCTCCACCATATATAACAATCACACCCACTCCGGTAATAACGCCATTGCCAACAACTACATTTGGTGTAAGTTTCTCCAATTTATCATTATCACACTTCAATCTCGTTTTCTTTCCCCAAAATGTTTTGGCCCCATACGCGTATACGACAATGGGTAACTTATCCATCCCCTCATTCCTAATTTTCCTCTTTATATACTTGGGTATGTTTCTAAGTCACTCTAATTTACGCCTTGCTTCAATAACAGGTCTTTTATTCTCCGGCGCATTCCTCTTTGCCGGTGGTATCGGTGTATCATTACCCGTAGTAATACAACCTCTAGCATTTGGTGCATTGGTGGCTTCCGTCACCGGAATCACAATGTCCATGTTTAAGAATGTAGGGTGATCCTTCCACCCCAATCCAAAAGTTTTAATACTAGAAACTCTTATCTTATATATAATGTCACCAAAATGGATTATAATACTTACTATATGTTTATGGGTGTTTATTATTCCGGTATGCGCGGTTGATAACACAACCTCTGTATCTATAGATGGAAATTGTTTTATTTCGATACCAACAGATTCTATTGTTTCATACACACAATCAACACAAATTCCAAGTAACGGCGCGTTGGTTCTCTCCGATTTTTATAACGATACTTATATGATACAAACAGAAACTTCTACGGAATTTGTTACTGTATCTAAATTAAAACCCGTTAGTATTGTAGATCAAATTTTAGGGTGGTTAAACTTATGAAGTTAAAAAGTATTTTGTTAATACTAATATTAGCGATCATTATTTCACCAGTTCTTGCGGCATCGCAAACGGTTTCATACACACAATCCGGCACGTGGGCATGTCCGGATGGTGTAACGAGTATTAATTTAAAAATGATTGGCGGTGGGTCTGGGGGGCTTGGAGGGTATTGGTGGGCAAACTATACAGGGTCTTATCGTACCGGTTACGGCCCCGGTGCTGGTGGACTTGCAGGTGAATATATTTCTGTTTCCAATATTCCTGTTACACCCAGACAATCATATAACATTGTAGTTGGCCCGGGAGGACAAGGGCAGGGCGGTGCTGGAAATGTTATTACAAGTGAAATTAATATTTGGGGTGGTAATAATGGTTCTGCTTCTTCCGCATTTGGATATACAGTAGAAGGTGGATTCGCGCCTAGGATGTGGTTCCCATTTAATGGAGCCGGATATACCGTCGATTATGTTTTGGGTAATTCAAGTGGTGGAGATACAGGGTATGGTAATTATCAAGTAACAACACAAGGTTCAACGGGTTATTATCCCGGAACAAATGGAGGTATAGGATATGGAGCAGGAGGCGGTGGTGGCGGTGGAGGAAATTACGTTGGAGGAGGTATATCATTTACCCCAGATGTATATCCCGGCGCAGGTAGTAACGGAGCCTATGGTTACGTCGAAATAACTTATGATGCATCAAACACACAACTTGCATTTTACGGCAAAATAATCGATGCAACAACCGGAAACGGAATATCTGGCGCGTCGATTGGTATTTCTCAACTTAGTTATGTATGGAATGTTACATCTACCACAAACGGGGCATTTTCCTTCCCTGATACAACCGGATTAATATATGGGGTTCCAATAACTGTTATTACCACATATCCAAATTATGCGCCCGACTACAATACGTTTACCCCGTTGTCAAGCACCCCCGTTGTTCTGACCGTTCCTCTAATTCCATTATCATCATATGTTTCTAACACTATCGTTGGCATCACTCGTGAAAGTTTGTATGGGAATCCAGTATCGGCAACTGTAAGTGGGATTGATACAATAACCAATTGCCATACCAGTGGTGTATTTACATATGCTTCAACTGGATTTTACAGTTTATCGGCTATATCTGATCCGAGCACTGGGTGCTGTACTGGTATTCCATGTCCATTGGACTCCTCCCACTATTACAGCGTGACAGCAACTAGTGGCAACATGCAATCACCGGCGGCTGTTCTAGTCCAACCTTTCCTATAAATTTTTTTCTCTTTAAACCGAAACATTTATTACACAGAACACCTACTATATTTATAATTTCTGGTGAAATGACATGGTGAATGAATATGAAAGCACTGCTGTTCGTGATGCGTCCGGCGCAATAACCGGATATAGATCTGCGATAACAGGTGCAATAACTCCAATGGGCGCGAGTCAACTACCAACAAGTGCCCCCACTCCTGATAGCGGGCTTGCCGCATCCGCGCGTCAGGCTGCTGTAACATTTGCATACGGGAATCCAACAGTTTCCGATTTGAATATATTAAGAGAATCCGGGGTTTATGGGTCTGCCGAGCAAGCGGCTGTAAGCAGATATGTTAATAAGACTGCGACAAACGCCGATGTTGATCTATTAACACAGAAGGGGTATTTGGGTAGTAGTGAAGTGACAAAAACCAATATACCTGCTCCTGTGCAAACACCAGCGGCACCACAAACCTATCAATCCCCCGCCGCACAAATCGCCGCACAACAGGAACGTTTAGGAGGATATGTAGACCCCAACCTTCTAAAAGTTGCCAGAAGTGAAGGATATATTGGTTCCGTCTCTACACCGGCACCGGGTTCTTCTAATCTCGGTTCTGTCATGCCTCTCGTGGATAAGGTAGCAGCCGCGCAGGGTTTGCCAATGAGCATACCGTCTAGTCAGTTCGAAGGATCTAAAACGGTAACAGCATATGTTCCGTTGGGAAATTATAAAGCAACAGAATTGGAAAATGCAAAAATTGCATTACAACAAACAACCGGTGAGGCGGCATTTTACCAGAAACCTTATGGAAGTTCTTATTATAAACTCATAGGGGGAGGGGGTGTTGGCGCGCTTCAATCTGGTATGTTTACAGTGGGCAAACCTGAAACACCAGCGGTTTATACACAAGAGAGCGCCGGTAAAACATTCGCTCCTAGTGCAAACGTGCCTGAAGCAATGAAGTTACTCGCGCACCCGGAATTATATAGCCGCGCGGGGGCAGAAGTTTATGGCGGAAATGTTACTCCGTTAACAGGGGCGACGGTTGAATCCACCGGAGCAAGATTAAGCACATATGCAAATCCGTTAAATCTTGCTAATTATGTAAATCCGCAAGGAGTAAACTTACCTAAATCCGAAATGCCGCTTGCAAACGCACCGTATAAAGTATCTGCGGAATCACCGGCAATAATGACGATGGGGCCGAGTGGGATAACGGGTGCGATTAATATTCCGGAATCGGCAAAGGTTAGTTCTGCGAAACCCGATACTTCGATGCTTGGCGGGTTATATGTTGTGCCGGGTTCGGCAAGAATGGTAGAAACGCCGACTGTTACCCCCACTAGTGGTCTACACAGTGTTAATATTTCCCGTGTTGGTGGTGGATTTGGTGCTATGGCTGCGGAAATGCCGGGGGTGCAGTTGGGGATGGGTACGCTTACTCCTAGTGGGTTTAAACAGGAAGGCGGCGCGGCATATACCCCCGTGGTTATTTCACCATCCGGGGCGGCGGTTCCGATAGCACAGACTGTGACTCCCGCGACGCAGATTTCTACTTCTGTGGTTCCTACGATTACACCAAAAGGCGTAACTGGTCCGGGCACGCTTGGTGGGTTGTATGTTGTACCGGGTAGTGCATCAATAATAAGTCAAGGCAATGGATTAGCAGCCGTTCCGGGTTCGTATAAACTTGAAAGTGTTACGACAAAATCTGAACCATCTGATATAAATTTCTTATCAAATATTGGTACAAATTTACTTGCAGAAGTGGGGCTTGCACCGAAGGGAACGGCAGGGTTTGGTTCAACTACAACTAAAGAAAGTTATGCCATTAATCTACCATCTCCATATGTTTCACAAGCACCAACGGGTTATAAACCCACACCTCAAACTTATACATTATCATCTGAAAGAACAACAATTGAACCTAGCGTTTATGAATCTGTACAAAAAAACATATCAAATTTACTTCCATCTTTATCATCAGAAACACAGATGGATATCGGGAAAAAGACTGATGTTTTAAGTCAAATTTCTGATACATCACTTGGGGTATATTCAGAATTGCAACAGCATCCGCTAGACATTGCAAAAATAGCATCGGAATCATATCTTACTGGTGCCGCATTGGGATATGGTGAAAATCTTTTAAGAATGGGTGTAACAAAAGCAGCGGAAAGTGGTATTCCTGCCATTGCAAAACTGGGTGAATATTCTAGTGCTCCGTTAATTAGTGGTATAGGAAATATTGCAAAAGTGGGTGTTGGTACAGCTATATTGGGAGAATCCGCATTAAATATTTACAACCAACCTACCGCATTTGCAAGAGGTGGGGAGATTGCAAAAACTAGTACAATGTTAGGAGGGTTTGGGTTGGGATATGGTGGTATTACCCCAATACAGACAGAAAGTTATTACAAAGGCGAAGGACTTCTTGCAAAAACCCCCACAGAAATTTTCCCCTATAAAGTATCAATAGGACGAGCTACTATCGTTCCATCTTCCGGTGATGTGCTTCCAGTATCAAAATATACCACACTTGGGATATCGAAAACATCTGGTGCTTCTGGTCAGATAGAAAGAGTATCTACAATATTTGGGGGATTGAAAACATCTCCTGAAGGGACGAGGTTATTTTTAGGTTCTCCTAAAGTGTCATCAGAGGAATTTAGATTTGCGCCAGATACATTCGGCAAGATTTCAACATTTGCACCAAAAACCCCACTTGAAACCTATATGGTTTCTAGTCTTGCTGGCATCGAAAAGCCCAAAATAGAATTGGGGCTTGATATTCGTGCGACAACCAGTGGTTCAAAACTTCAACTTCATGAAGTTACTCCTGCCGTCCGTGATGTTGTGGAAACTTATAATATTCCAAATTCTGGAAAAGTTGCCAATAGTATAGTTGCCACTTTGAAAGACTACAAAGCGCGGTTATACGGTTCATCGGTTCAGCGTGGGGTTGGAAAAGAAATAGGGTATCCAACTCTGGGAAGACCGGCAAACGATTTAGATATTATGCTTCCATCAGGAGAGAAAGGAAAATTACAATCTGTGGATTTTGCAAAAGATGTAACAAATTCAATTAATCGTGCCGCCGGTAAAAATGTTGCCTCCGTGGATATAAATGGAAATCTTGCCACTGTTAAAATTGGAAATTCAAAACTTTTTGATATTCACAACGAAAATCCTTCACCGGAAGAATTGATGGCGCAGGGTGCTAATATTGCTTCCCCAATATCCACGAAATATACCGGGCTTGGAATGAGGATAGAACCTTCGGTCATGACGAAAGAAGGGGTGCCGGTTATATCTTTTTCGGAACAAGTAGGTAGAAAACTTGTAGGTCCGATTGAATATACACCAGATGTAAAAAGCGTGACAAGTAAGGCGTATGCTGGTTCTGATATCCAACCGTTTACTGTTTCGGGGAGACTTGTCCCACGATTTGAGGGAAGGGTAAAAGATATTCCTGATTATTACTTCGGAGAGCGTGCTAATATTGAAACACTAAAAAAATCAGAAAGTGCTAGCACACGTAATAAGGCAAATGTAGCTGAAAACAAGCTAAACGCATGGTTAGAGACGTGGGGGCCGGAAACATCTAAAAGTGTTCGTGCTGCATACCAAACACGCTTTGAAGGCACTTCTCCAATTTCTATCAATTTGGGGGAATACCAACCCACACCTTCACCTATTTTAAGGAGTATGGGGTTGGGTAGTATTTTAACACCATCCCCCGCATTAAATTTGATACCGTCATATAGTGTAGGGGTACAAAAAATAAAATCTGTCGAAACACCATCACAAAAAATCACAAGTCTGTCAGTTGGCAAAATGAGTACTACGAGCGGGCGCGTATCTGCTGCATCATTATCAAAATTTTCACAAATTAAACCCACACCAAAATCATTATCTTACTTATCTGCCTCGGAGTCTAAACTTGAAGTAAAATCATTATCGATACCATCCAAATCAATTTCTGTATCGTCGGAAGTGTCAAAAATGGTATCGATGCCTTCTGCCACTACCCCATCAGAGTCTACACCCCCTTCCAAACCGAGTCCTTCTACACCATCAGAACCCAGTCCATCAATTTCTTTAATACCATCTATATCTTTACCGGCGTTTGGATCTTTATCTGTTATACCGGCTTCTCCTGCATCTATACCTCCTTCCACCGTCTCCCCTAGATATGGATTTCCCCCGCCATATTCACCACCTATAGAATCTCCAGAATCCGGTAAAATACCATCGGCATTATTGTTTGGAGGCGCGTTATCTAGTGGAGCGGGTGGCGGAGGATTTGATAGAAGATTTAGGAAGCACAAACAAGTATTTACTTATCCCTTTACCCCTTATGAAGCAGCAACAGCTACAGCAAAAGCCTTGAAAGCCGGTTCAAACATTGTATTTGGTCAGAAATCATCATTGCCTACATTTGGAATCGCATCACCGAAACCAAAGGTTGCTGTTAAACAATCTACACAAAGACCCGCCAAAGTGCCACAGAAGCCCACTGCACCACGCGCAGCACCAAAAGTGTCATTGCCAAAGTTCAATATGTCTACGCAACAGAGACCCGCTAAAGCGGCCCCGCGTGTGGCTATAAAAGTATCAACACCACAGTTCGCACAGTTTAAAATGCCCGCAGGGTTAACACACAAGTCTACTTCAAATACGGGACTCAAATCAATATCATTACCTTCTTCGTTGCCGCTGAAGAAGAAAGGGAAGGGGAAGAAATAAGAATAATGTATAAATAAGTATTTATATTCAAAACACATATTATCAAATGAAGTTTGATGTAAAAATCGAAATGTTGCGAAAGGAGAAATACGATGTCAGATACACAAATCCCACGTGGAATATATGGCACGAAACTTGGTAAATGTCAAGTCGTAGGGAAACAGAAAGTCGTGAAAGAACCCGGTTTTTTATATTTTATAAAAAATGGGAAAATATGGGCTGAACCTATGCAAAATAACAGAACTGGTAAAAGGCATATTGCTAGTGAAGAAATTTTATCTTGTAAAAATGGTTACATCAATAATGAGGGTTATGCAGTTACATGGGAACATTTATAAAATATTTTGTGGTGTGAAATGAGAACAACAGAAAGGTTTATTAATATGAAAGACTACACATATATTATGATTTCGTTTATAGGAGTAAATGCTATATGGTAAACAGTAGCAAATTTTTATGTCGCATCAGTGGAGCAAAAACATGGATCGGCCTCGAAACTCTAGAAGTAAAAAAGTTAAAACCAACAACAATGATTGAGATTAAAGATATTTCTTGTGGAAATAATCATAGATCAAAAGAATATAGTCCAAAGATTGGTAGAATCCCATTGGAACTTGCTAGAATGAAATATTCTATTGATATTTAATAAAAATCAATTTTTTCTTTTCTTCCCAAACAACGGAGCCTCAAAGTTTCTCCATTCCTTATTATAAATATCCGAATGTGGAATTTTTATACTTAAAGAATCTATACTATTCATATAACTCATGCTGTCGGGAATCTTCACACCCAGACGTGCGCGCGGTAAAGAACTGCTGAATTTCTTTGGGAATGTTTTAATATATTCCTTTTCAGTCGGTTCTTCTTCCTTTTCAAATTCTTCTTCTAGTTCTTTTGATGTTTTGCCGTAGTCTGTCATTTCAATGCCTCCGATTCAAACTCGTATCGAAACTTTTAATATCCACATCTGCGTTCCAAAACCCACCACTCTTCTTATTATCCAATCCATCAAGACTTTGTTCTAACTTCGCGCGCATTTTATGTTTAGATGCAGACCCGTAGTCGTGAACAAAATTATCAAGTTTAAGATCCAAGTGGATTTCATCTGTGGTATAAGGAATATATATACCACGCCCCCCTACAGATACATAAGCGTCGGTATCGAGGAATTTAACTTCTGCATCATATTTCTCAATAACTTTTCGGAACATCGGGATTACTCTGTCGCGCAATGCTTTAAGTTCAAGCGCGCGCTTTAGTTCTTGTTTTTCGCGTTGTTTTTTAACTTCGCTCATTGTGTATGAAATTCTGTCTAATAGGCCCATAATTAATAATAGAGAATAGTAGGATATAAAGGTTTTGGTTAATAATTTATATGTAATCAATACCTATATTACCCCATGATCAAACGCACCCTCTACGAAACCCGAAGCGCCGCATACCACGAATCGGGACACACTATAGCCGCATTAATATTACAACAGGATTTTCGTGGCGTAACTATAAAACAGCGCAAACATTCGTGGGGTAGATTGGAAGGTTATAAACATGGTTCTCCACTTGCGCGCGCTATTGTTTATCTTACTGGCCCACTTGCACAATCAAAGATACTGAATCAAGATATAATGTTTTGTGGGGATGATTATTATTTAAATTGTGGTGGTGGAGCAGATTTTAATAATGCGTGTGTGGAATTAAACTGGATTCATAATGTGCTTAAAGAAACTTCCTGTAAAAGAAAATTGTATATATCGGTTTTAGATACATCAAAAGAGATTGTAAATAATAACCGCGACCAGATACAACTATTGGCGAAAGAACTTTTAAAAGAAGAAACGATATGGTATTCAGATATTTTGAAACTATTAATAAAAAACAAAATGTTTGATTCTATGGTTGTTCCAAAGATGCCTAGTTTTGAGAGGGTGTAAAAAAGTTAATTGGATACAAAGAAGTCTCCATTAATAAGTCTAATATATTTAAATCCCATCTTTTTTAAAGACATTATCCCACTTTTTACTTGGCTCTGTTTTGTCGGGCTTCCAACCCATACAAATATCTTACCGTCAATTTTCTTAAAAACAACAGATCTGTTATTTACATTCAGACCTTTTTCTTTTTCAGCTGTACGAAACATCATAAGTATTTTTTCCCTTGAGAACCAAACGCCGTTTTCTGTAGACATATTATTCACCTAATAAATATAATACGATCTTAAATGTTGAAAGTATTTAAATCTTTCTACTATAATACGAGTATAGAAAAGTATTTATAGTTACGAGTCTATAATATATATGGATCTCAATAATCTAATGAAGATTCTGATAATGGAGGATGAATAAAAGAATGCGTTTGACTGATTATATATCACAAAACAGATATAGTAGACACAATCGGAAATATAATAAAACTGGTTTGACATGTTCTATTATACACAACCATCATGAAAAATTGAAAAATGATCCACAAAGATTGACTACAGAATTGATTCAAAATATTATAGGAGTTGATTGCAATGAAAATAACAACCAATTTTATATTTGTTCTTATAGGAATGTTAGTATCTAATGTGATTTCATTTTACTATCTCTGTGAATGCATAACATGGGTGCCAATACTTTTTGTTGGAGTCTGTATTTGTATTTCAGTAATTATCGAATATTTCATAATTGGAAACGATGAAGTTGATAAGGAGATTAAAAAATAATTATTTCTTCTTTTTATCAAGCACATATTTGATATTAAAGAATGATTTTGGAAATAACTTCTCTGCGCGCGTTGATGCTACTTTACCAACAATATTTGTATTGATTGAACCCGTTAGAAGTTTACGGTCACGTATTTTTCCTTCGGCTGCTATTTTAACTTTCTGTTCAAATGGTAATTTTAATTTTACCAAACTTGGATTTCCGTAATGTGTTTTCTTATGAGTAGCATTGTTTACATTATAATATGTACCAGTCCACGGAGTTTTAGTATTTATATCTTGCTTTAATCCTTCTTTAGAAATTCTTCCCACTGTTTCGAAGTCAATTTTTCGTTCGTTATGACTAATATTACCAAATTTGTTGTTTGCATATTTTCGTGTATGCACTAATTCGTGAGTAATCACAGATTCCATTTTAGAACTTTGATCCGTAAAACTCAAAATAAAAATCTTTCTTCCGACGATATGATATTTTTTTATTTCTTTTTGATTCGGAATAGCATAAGATGCAGAAGCGAACCCTCTCTTCACAATTTTACTTGTCAATCTATATACCAAATTCCCATTCTTCTTCTGTTCATTTGTTGAAAAATCATTATTATAAACTTTCAAAAAGTATTGTAGTGCGCGCCTTCTCCTTGCTTCGTTTTCTCCTTCTACGAATATGGTTGTCCCGGATTTTGTGGTTCCTTGTGTAGTGCCACCGTCTTGTATTAAAGGGCGCGCCTTTTTAGAATCAATTTTTTTGCTTATAGTATCTGGAATCACCATTCCTGTATACGTCTTCAAAATTCTCATTATTATTCTCCTATTTATAACTATTGGTTTATTACTTACAAATCTTTCTATAATAATACGCGTATAGAAAAGTTATAAATACTATCGAAGCATTGTAGTATGTAGAGGCAAGACGCCTCAAGGAAAGTGAAAAAGATGTACAAGAAAGCAACCGAATCAATGAATGATGTGTATGGAACTCTGAATAACCACGCAAAGAAGACATCCAGCATCTTCCGTGAGTATACGGATAAAATGAACAAAGTTCGGATGGTTTACCCAGAACTTTAAAAAAATATTAATTCTTCTTATTTTTAACGCGCATTCCAAACATCGTAAAATCATTCGGTGAAACCGTAGCGCGGATTTTTGGAATGACAGATTTCTTTGTTATAGAATCTTTATTGGGATTATAACTCGCAGCCGGGTAAATACCATTCATGACAACCAACGGGACGTGTTTATAACCTTCTCCCATTCTGGTGATTGGTTTATTGGGTTCTTGTTTCTTTTTCTCACCCAATGTAACACCCATAAATGTCATTGGAGCGGGTGACGGTGCTGTTTTCTGTACGACACGCGATGGCGCGCGCGGAGGTGTAATCGTTGTCTTTGGTTTCATTATTTGTGGCGTGGCATTTATATTTAAACCAATTCTTGGCATCGGGCCGGACATTGGCGCGCGTTTCTGTGGTATTAGTGTTTGAACGGTCGGGTGCGGCTGATACGGTTGCCGTACCATAGGCACTACAGGTTGCTGTTGTGCCGGTCGGAATAAAGAACCGCGCGCGCTTTGTGGAAGTGTGTTGGGGAAACCGAGAGATTGCCAGTTTTGTGTGTTAAATCGATCTGGTTCTGGTTCCGGCGAGCGTTGAGGTTGTGAAGGAACTGCGGGTGCATTTGGCATTAATTCTTCTACAGCGGATTTTGTGCGCTTTTTAGTAGTAGGTAGTTGTGTAATTTCCGATTCTGCTTCTTCAGAAGGTTTTCGCATTTGTGCTTTATATGCGGGTTGATATGAACCCATTCTCAATTGAGATTTAAACGCCGGTTCATAACCACGAGAACCAAAGATACCACTTTGGCTTTCATATGCAGATTTGTAACTTCCTGCTAATACTTTAGATTTTTTTGATTTTTTATCTGATTCTTCATCCTTGTCTTTATCCTCTTCACCATCTCCCGTTAATCCTTCTTGTAATTTCTTTTCAATGGATGATAATTCTTTTTGTTTTTTCTTTTTCTTTTCTTCCTGTTCTTCTTTAGTTGGTTTTTTTCGTTCTGCGGCACCGTGATGAATCATTTCTTCTTCAACAAATTCACCCACTTTACCGGCGACTTTCTTCCCAATATCCACGGCCTTTGCAAGCGTTGGGTGTTTTCCAGCAAAAGATTCTGCTTGTGCGTCATAACCTTCGTGTGACTTCCATTCTGTCACTGCACCAGCCGGTTTCCCGCCCTTTGCTGCTTGCATCTGCCCCACTTGTGAATATTGTTTTGTTGGAGTGGCAACGGGTTCCGGTTCTTCATCATGCACATGATGTGCTTCTCCATCACTTTCAACGATGCCAGTATCCTTCTTAATTTTATCCCACTCTTCCGCGCTTATACGTGCTTTTACCATATTTTAGTCACCATATTATTATATAGGTGTTATAAGTCATTGTTAATAAAGGTTTCTATTAAAAGAGAAAAAAAAAGATAATTAAAAATTAATCCTCGATTTTATTAATTCCTTTTGCGTCTTCTGCTGCTTCATTAATTGATTTAAAGAGTTTTCTTCCAGTATGTTTTTTTGCATGTTCGTTTATACCAGCAAAAATCTTATTCACTTCTTCTTTTGTTTCTTTGTAACATACAGATTTCATATTTTATATCTCCAGTCCCATAATTGTAGTAGTTTCTTTTGCTTTAATCCCGTCGATACGCACAATATGCGGGTCTTCTTTAAGCAATTCCTTACCCTTTATTGTGTAAATACCAGAGCGGGCTTTTGCGCACTTATTAAGTTCATTATACTCTTCTTTAATCGCTTCGTGTGAATGTTTATACATTTTTAACACCTCTTATATTCAAATATATTCTCTCATTGTTTATAAACTTTTCGGAAACTAACACAAAGATATAAATACTTTTAAATATCTACAAATACATAATGGAAGAGTTTATAAGCACTATTTCGATTCAACACCAAAAAGATTCTAGTTTTATGGTGTCTATTCCTCACAGAATTGTAAAAAGATTAAATATTAAACCACAACAGGAAGCGAAAGTCTTGTTGGATGGTCAAAAGATAATTTATGATATTACTTCGAAAGGAGGCAATCAATGAGCGTGGCAACTGGTCCTCTTACTAATATAATTGTTACAAACATCACACAGGCACCCCAAGTTGTAGTTGTTACACCTGTTGCAACAGCGACACCTATACCCACGGTGGCCCCGGTGTTAAATCCGGTGCTTGATATTGCGCCGTTTCACAGCATACAGTTATTTTGGTTAAATACCATTCCACTGTGGGCAATATTGGCGTTTATTATTGGCGCATATTGGGTTTGGTATAATCTCGGGTGGTGGAGGAAATGCGGTGCGCTTGCACCTTGTTATGGATATAAAGACGCTTTGATGGCTTCCGGGTCTAATGTTCAACAGACAATTGTGTTTACCAAGTCACGGAAATGGTTTATTCGTTTACTTACTTATCATTCAGAAGGGATATTATATTTCAATGATTTGTTAAGAACCGATATGTGGCACATGGGCTCATCTTCAGCAGTGGGTAAATTGGGGGGTTTGCCAGCAGCGATTACAAAAGATTCTATCGACGAAGTTGTAGATCCCGTTTCCGATATTGCACTATGCAAAGTCTGTGACGACTTTATTCATGGACGATTTGGCGATCAGCAGAATATGAAACGCGCGTCGCAGGAAACGAAACTGCTTACATTTAATAGACCCGATGGCAGCGAATGTGATTTCATTACGGCAGCGCGCGAAGGGTTGATACCAGATACAATACGGGATTTTGACGATTATGTTAAACTCCGTCCTATATTAGAAAGAATATGGCCAGATGGAATAAAAATACCATGTTATTGTTTCTATGATCCATATGATTCTGATAAGTTTATGCCAAAAAATCGTTCCCCCTCATTATTCGGTGGGTTGCTTTTGAAAAAGGCACGGGATTTGGCAGCAGATAACATACCGGATTTGTCGTTCTGGGATAGAAATGGTGTGGCGATGATTTTGGTATTGGGTGGGCTGATCATTTTGGGTGCATCGTATTTGGCGAGTAGGTGATATGAATGACTGAAGATACAGATCAAATTTCCGAAAAAGAAAAACCGGTTGAGAAATTTTTGACGCCGGAAAAGATTATTCTGATAGTCGGAGTAATTGGTATACTTGTAATTTTCGGAATAATTTCATTAATGAAATGGTCATTAGTAGATCAGCCATTTTTTGGTGGAATATTTAATACAGCATTTTGGGGTACGCCATTATATGTATTTTTTATTCCGGTTGCTCTCTTAATGTATTTTGTTGCGTGGGCGTATTGGGCGCATCTTCGATGGGATATGATGGCTCCTTTCCACGGATTATATGTTGCTATGACAAGTCACAGCGATGTGATATTTAAGACGGATTTAAATTTAAATTTTATTTTGAAATCCGAGGCTGGTGCATGTCTTGTTTTTGAAAAAGACCGTTATAATGCTCTTGTTGAACATAAATACAAATTTTTGACTGGTATAAGTAAAAAATTGAAACCGGTAGATCAATCTACGGATTTTGCTAAATTTTTGCAGGGATCGTGGGAAACAAAGCCCGTTGTTAATATCGGGTCTGTTCCTTCGTCCATTTTGTTGGATGCTAACGGTTGGACGAAAGACGTATCACCGGAAAGGGCTGCTATAGCGAAGGAATGTGATATACATAACGATTTGTCTCCCGATGATCAAATTCACTCGTTGGCGAAAGCGTGGAAGTATATGGACGAAGGAAAGATACCTACGCCAGTCAATGTAAAACTTTACGTCGATGTTCCGTGGGTGCGAATTGACAATTCTTATTCTAGTTCACGCAATCCGGCTGCATGGGGAGGTTTTTTACGCCAGTTGGCTGAAACCCTAGCGGCTAGAGCGGCATCGGGAGGACTAAACATGACGTGGGCTGGAATTATTGTTTTTGTAGCGTGTATAGGTATAAGTGCACTCATGTTTGTGATGAAAATACTGGCGCACACGCCGGTGAAATAATTTTTTTATTATGTTTATATGGTATTTTCCATTCTGGATGATAGATTAAAAATTCTTTATATTCTTCTTCTGTAAAATAAGATTTTCCCCCAAATTTTTCATTTATAATCGTTTCAAATTTGCGCGCATAATATTTACGTTCTTTTTTGTTGTTTGTTTTACCATGACAACTACAATGAAGAGGGACAAATTTGTTTGGATCTCCAATTATTTCAAATGTTTTTTCATTATTTTTTATCCCAAGATTGCAAAAATATTTTCCATCGGAAGTCGTCAAACAACACGATTTTTTATCATAATATGAGTGATGGCAATGCGGAGTTTCCTCTATTATTGGTTCTTCGCATACGGGACATATATTTTGATTATTTTCATACCAGAATGCCAAGACCCTTCTTTTAAAAGGATTGTTAAATTTTTCACAATATTCTTTGGTTCCACCCGTCCAATTTGGATTGTTTTCTCCGATAAAACGTATTGATGAATCTTTGTGATAACAATCATACGAACAATAAAGTGCCGATTCGGATCTATAAGGATACACTTCAAATTTATTACCACAAACAATACAAATCTTATTCACTTTTGTAGTTGGTATATTATTTACACATTTCCGAGAACAATATTTCCCCCTCCCATTTAAGATTGAAGATTCGGTGGTTTCAAATTCATTGCCACAAGTTGGGCATATTCTTTTTATTCTTTGTTTTTTAGATTCGATACTACATTTTAATGAACAATATTTGCCTTTATCATTTTCTACATATGAAAGAAACGTTTCAAATTCTTTTCCACAAATCGGGCATATTTTTTTAATTCGTTTCATTGCTCGTGATTTATTATAGCAGTCTATAGAACAATATTTGCCCCCACCTCTAGATATTTCACTTGCACGAACATCAAATTTTTTCCCACATATAGGGCATACCTTTTCAATTTTTTCTTTTATTTTTGATTTATCATTACATTCGCGAGAACAATATTTACCCCCTCCTTTAGATGCGATACTATTAGTTATTTGAAATTCCTTTCCGCAAATCAAACAAATACGAGTAACTTTAGGCATTTTTATATACGCTTTCTATATATGTATTGGTGTTTATAGTTTATAAATATTTGCAAAAATTTTAATGACCAAATAACCGCGAGAGCCACCCGCCACTACTAGCAGGCCGAATTTGATTCGTTTTAGTAGTTATATTAGATTTATTTACCTGTGTAATATGCGCGGCTCTTTCATTGAGTGACAATGCGTTTTCTGTAGAACTGCGTTTCATTAATATACGCGAAGCCAATAGTTTCGCATCGGATTGTGCAACTTTAGCATTACCACTTCCCTCGCTCTCATCGATTATATCGCATAGGTTCCTCCAGATCTTTCGCTGGTCTGCATCTGATAAAAAATTTATCACCAATTGTTCGGCAAACGAGTCATTTAAGATAAAATTGCTTTCTTCATTAGTATTACGGGCTGGTCCGGGCATTCCCTTTACAGTCACGAATCTATCAATATATTTAAAATCCTTGGATATCATGGATATATCGTTGTTTGGAATGGTGCCCGTGCCATCGTCATACATACCATTATCTTGTGGTTGCTCTTCCTCACCACCATCCGTTATCTGTGGTTGTTCCGGGTCTGCATTATAGTCATCTTGTATTTCGTCATCATCTTTAAACAGGTCGCGCATAGTCATGTTGTATCACTTCCCCCCATCCCATGAAAACCCAGCAGAATTTATCTCACCATATCCAGTAAAGGACATCAACACCAAGAACGAAGTTGCGCGCCACACAACGTCAAAAAGTGTAACGTGCTCTGACTCCGGATCCGGGGAAATTCTTTTTAATTCAGCAGAAATTGCTTTTTCGTGATCCAATATTTTATCCAAGTATTCCTTCTTTTGTGGCCCCCCTGCTAAAATAACCGCTGTTCTTAAAAGTGTCAATCCTGCCCGGCATATATCAACCCTTTGCTCTGGATCCGGTGCTGCAACTGCTGTAACAGTAGCCATACCTATACTTTTTTTCAAATCCGGTGGTATTGCCGTAAAATTTGGATCTATCAATTTTTTGATTTTATCCAGAATTTCAAAAAATTCTTTATATGAATGTTCTTCTCCGTCCTTTTGGATTTCTACCAATTTTTCACTATATTTTAATAATTCTGATTCCTTATCAATTTTTTCACCTGACATTTTCTACCACCTCATATTTACCTTCAATGCGTCGTATATTCATTTTTCCTAGAATCCGTCCTAAAATATCCGGATGAATACAAAGTTCCGAAGCAAATTCGCGTTGTGATATTTTGGGATTCCTATCTATAATTTCTTGAATATCTCTTCCTTTTTCTTCTATAAGTTTTTCCGTGCGTCTTTCTACAAGAGATTTTCCGTCTGTATAATCCCTCTTTCTCACACTTTCTCCGGTTTCAGAAATTAACTCTGCGAGGCGTTTTGCAGATTCTTCCCGAGCCTGATCATAATATTCGAGAATATGTTCCGGGGGTTTAAATGATGCCCACAAGTCAAGAACATTATTGTTGAAATTTAATCTGTGAAGATAAGATTTCCCGCTCGCACTCATTTGTTTGGAGTTACCACGTATGATATTAAATCCTGCTGCATGGCATGATTTTGTAACCCAAAAAGATATTTGAACATAATCACGAATAGAATTATCGATTCCTTTAATTTGCGGCGCGTTTAGAAAAATACAATTGCGCATTGTTCTCATAGTTGTAAATATCTTTACTGCATTCTTACTGGTTTTTGTATTCCAATCATGTGCGCCAAGTGCTGTGTTATCATCTATAAGCAGGCATTGGAATTTATTCTTTGACTTCCTTGCAAGTAGTTCTGATACTGATTGGGCATCATCTAATGAAAGAACATTCTCACGTGGGTCAAAGTAATCTAATGGGTCGCCACCAAGGAGTTTTGATATTTCTACTGATGTGCGCCAGAGTATCCACAAGCAAGTGTAGCTCTTACCCGAACCTCTATCACCAGCTACCGCGCCGATAAAATCCTGCCTGTCTTTCTCATCAGTAATTCTTTCTGCAATATATCTACCAAGTGCGCTCGGGGGTATTGGTTTCTCACTCTCAATGTAGTTTTGAACTTCTATGGCAAATCGCTTTACAGCACTACCATTGGCCGGCCCGAGTGGAAGGAAGTTATATTCAGCTTTGTCTATCCTCACAAGAACCCTCCCATAGAGCTCTCTGTAAGGTCTAAGCATTCTGCTAGGTAATCAGTAAGTGAACCAAGTGAAAGGATAGCAGCCTCCCTTGTGGGTGTTCCCCCCTTTTTCATGCCTGTAAAATCTGCCCATATCTTTTCTCTAATAGGCTTATCTGGACAAAAGGCAACTATACAAGCAAACCCATCTGATATTTGTATATCTGTTGATGCACCGCTGATTATCTGACCAAAGAACTCTCTTTCTAACCCAAATAACAAAAATGTATAGGTGGTTTTTGGAGAAGATTCGGCATTGAGACTATTGCTCACTTCGAAGTCAGTTTTAATTTTATCTACTAACATATAAATCTATCGTCACTTTTAGTATTTAAAGTTTGTGTATACACATACATTATATATCAATTTTAATATACTCATGCGACTTATCTTTGACCCGCGCGCGAAAAGGAAGACCGAAGGAAAACCATTAAATACAATGCGCACCTATCTACTATACGCATGGTTGATTTTCACAAAAAGCAGCCAATATGGTGGCGGGTCGGGCCTAACCGCCCCTGCTGGATTCCTAAAAACCGGCTCGAACAGGCTGGGGAAATTAAAGATATTGATGGAGAATTTGCTATGATCATTGTATGGAACGAATCACGGAAAGAAGAATCTTATGTAGTGCCAATTGAAACGATCCGCGCGAGGGGTTACAATGGTTGAAGCGGAAATAATCAAATTGTATAAGTATACTATAAGGTACAAGTGCGGAGAAAGAGATGAATACACTGTTATATTAGTGTCCGACAATATGAAGGATATGATAGAATTAATTGCAGACCGCGAGATGGTAGATTCAATGAAAGATGCCAGTAAGTGGTTTGAAATTTCGGGTTTTGTATTAGTGATGAATGAAAGTAACAAGTGGTATCATCTTTTTGATATTAATGAACAGGATTTGGCAACAAAGTTTGGATATGATGTGCAGGAACAATATTGGGAGTGCCAGTTCAAAAATGATTGTCCGGAATCTGTAAAGGATTTTGATGATATGATAGTGAAATTCGAAGATGAGATGAAGACACTCAATAAAGATGAAAGATGGGTGACTTATGGTGATGTCTTGGGTGAAGCATTGTTTGAGTCAAAATATGTACAAGATGCAATACGCGAGAAGAAAAAAGAATGTGATATGCACGATGCGCAGGAACTTGACGCCGGGTTGGGGGTTATTGGGGAGATTGTAAAGGGGGAAATGGAGAAATGAAGTGCCCATACTGTGGAAAATACAAAGCAAAAGAAGTGGATCGTGAGGAGAGTTTTAGTTTTTCTGATGCTAATATTGATATCGTATTATCATGTCCAGATTGTGGTAAAGAATCTGTATTGAATCTCGAAAAGGTTGGTTATTCAACAACAGATGATGATTATTTAGAGGAATGTGATTAAATGTTAACAACCAAAAAACAATACGACATTGTAAATTGGATACTTTGGGGATTAAAGTTCCCCGAAATTGGATTGACTATTGGAACAATTGTGGGATTTGTAGCATGTATATTCGGAATAATTAATGTTTATATTCCGGTTAGTATGCTTATCGTGCGTATTATCTTGTTCCCAATACGACTTTTTATCATTAGTAAGAAGAGGAAATTAGAAAGAAGTGCTCCTTCATTGGTTCCGAAGAAGAAAGATTATATTTTTAAGTATGGGTGATTTCAAAATGTCCACAATACCAGAATTAACAACGAATACACGAGATTTTCACGTAGACGCAACGCCAGATGGAAAATATGCAATTCGCATTCTCAAATGTTATTTAGAACGCGCACGGATAAAATTTAAGACTGATGATATGGAAGATAGTGAAGTTAAGTTGTTTGATTATATGAATACGTGTCAGGATAAAAGGGTTAAAGAACTAACAGAATCAATAGATGTTTTGGAGAATTTCTTATGACCACACCAAGTGAATGTTTTAAGAAACAAGTGAAGGCGAATACTTGCACTGCATTTAATATTTTTATAGAGGGGGTAATTATACTTCTTCCCACCATCATTTGGGCGATTTGGCTGTTCACATTACCATTGGCGAGCACTCAAAAAGAATTTGGCGCCAATATTTTTTTGGGATTAACGAGCATGTTAATTTCTGTAATAATTAATATCATTTATGCATTTACTGTCGCCCTCCCATTCCTGCGCTGTTACTTCAGAGTGGAGGATTTTTAATGATCTCCCAAAAACTCCTAGAACAAATGATACAAAAATATGGTGAATCGAAACAACTTGATATTGCTATTGAAGAATGTTCGGAATTGATCAAGGCGATTTCAAAGTACAAGAGAGAAACCGACAAAGAAAATCTGAAGTCTCGTATCGCCTCCATCGCAGAAGAAGAAGCAGATGTGCGTATTATGTTAGAGCAGATTGATATCATGATGCTTAAACATGATCCCGAATACACTAAAAAGGTTAATTGTGAAATGTTAAGAAAAGAACAGCGTATCCGAAATATATTACTTGGTATAAAATGAATGAAAAGACTATCGGTTCTGTATTATCTATTATAGGTTCTGCAATAGGTATTACCGGAACTTTAATAAACTCAATTTGGCTCAATCATAACCTTGCTATTCTCGTGTGGATGATATCAAACCCTATACTGCTTGTATGGGCTATTGGCGGTCATAATAAGTGGTGGGATGGAGGATTGAGCTATGCGGCATTGATTATTATGTATTTGGTATTTACAGTATCCGGGTTTTACGCTATTTGGGCCGGGAATATGTTATAAACCAAAACCTTTAAATACATTAAACCCCTATACATTTATATGAAAAGCAAAATCCTATTTATTCTTTTAGCTATTCTTCTGGTAATTCCTGCTTCATTAGCAATGAATGTTACCAGTATCGTACCGTCAAGTTGCCCTTCACGTTTTGGAGGTCTTATGAAAATCAACGGCGATGGATTTGTAAATTCCAGCGTGAATAATGTAACGTTTAACAACACCGAAGTCGTTGCAACATTTGTGAATTCCACTTATATGACTGCACCGATTCCACCCCCACAATCAGATGGTGTTATTAATGTTACTATTAATAACGATAACAATATTGTCAAATTGGACAATTCATTCACTTACTACAAGATGATTATTCCGCGCGTTACCAATATTACACCGAAATATGGTAATGCTGGTTCATCAGTAAGTATTACGGGCACAGATCTTGACGCCATTACAAATGCATCATTTGGTGGCGTTCCAACAATATTTACCATCGTTAGTCCCACGGAACTGACTGTTATAGCTCCAGCTCATGCAAATGGTCTTGTTGATGTCGAAATTGACACTGATCGTAGCAGGATTGTGTGGATGGAAGTTTTCAACTATCAATAATTTTTTTAAACACGTTTTAGAAATCTATAAATAGTTTTGAGTCTATTGTATAATAATGAATAGCATGGACGAAGAGATTTTTATATTAAAATTTAGTAATGAAATACTATCGGCATCTGGTTCTGCAAACGTGATTAAAATTATTGATAAATATCTTAATTCGCCAGAGACACCGGAAAGTATGAAAGAGAATTTGAGAAGTGCGAGACGGAAATTTGAGTTGGTTGTGTGGGAGGAGTTATGATCTGGATCTTCTGTTCACACTGCCACAAGAGGTTTAAGATACAAGCAAGCGACGCAAAACGCCGAAGGGCACAGAATAAGGATGGGGCGATTTATTGTAAGCATAAGTGTGCAGACGAGGCACGGAAAGCGAGAAAGGGGAAGAAATGATACCATTTCCAGATAAAAAGTATAGTGTGATTGTTGCAGATCCACCTTGGCAATATCGTAATAAAAACACGGGCAGATCTATGAAATCCGGTTCTAGTGCGAAATATCCTACGATGTCATTGGAAGAAATTTGTTCACTTCCTATATCCACAATTTGTGAAAAGAATTGTGTTTTATTCTTATGGGGAACCACACCACTTGCTGATTATACATTTGAAGTTATGAAAGCGTGGGGATTTAAGTATAAGACAAAAATTTATTGGCGTAAGATAATGTCTCTCGGAATGGGATATTGGTTCCGTGGTCAAGTTGAAGAATGTCTCGTGGGTGTAAGAGGAAATGTTAAAGCATTTCGTCTACAAAAACCAAACTTCATTCAATCTAAAGTGAGAAATCATTCTCAAAAGCCGGAAGAATTTTTTCAATTGATTGAACCCGCCGTTGCAAATTTAAACCCAAAGATAGAACTTTTTGCAAGGGAGAAGAGAAATGGGTATGATTCGTGGGGGGATGAGATAAGTATAAATAGATAGAACGCGTAGTAGTATTATACAAGGAGTGAATGTGAAAGATGGTATCAAATGCACAAGCAATTCATGAAGCGATGATGGAACTTCAAAATCTGCGCGATGAGAAGAAGAAATTTCTTGCACGTATTCAGGAATTAGAAGGAGAAAACCAGCAACTCCATGAGCAGTTGTTAGATTTCGGGGTGGAGTAGATGGAATACGAATATGAATGTCGATGCCCAAAACAGAATTCAGAACACAAGGATGTTTCAAAGTGTGACGGACTAGTAGTAAAATGTCCTACTTGTGGAGCGGCGAATATCATTTTGTTCCGACCGAAAGAGGATGATATGCGCGAATGTCTTGTGTGTAGAATCGGGTTTTCGGTATATTCAGCCCAGATGTTTACTGGAAAGATGGTAAGGAAGATGAGGAAGAAAAAGTGATCGCGATCTTTAAATACTATGACAGCATATACATAACTAGGTGAATCGTTTGAGTAAAATATTATTAGTTGATTGCGATAGCAATATTCCAAACCTTGCGTTAATGCGGTTATCTACATATTTTCAAAAGAATGGTGATTCTGTAACATTGGCGAAACTTGGAATACCCGTCTACGGGAAACCAAAAGAAAAGCAAGTTGATTGTAATGGGTATGATAAGGCATTTATAAGTTCTATTTTTGATACAACGCCGAAGCATTTAAAAATTATTAATGGTGATTGTAAAGTTGATTGCGGTGGAACTGGATTTGATATAAAGAAAAAACTTCCACGAGAAGTGGATAAATGCAAACCGGATTATTCAATTTATCCAGACAACGACACGTTTTATGGATTCATATCGCGTGGATGCTTTAGAAATTGCTATTTCTGCGTAGTTCCGCAAAAAGAGGGGGATGTTCATCGTGAGATACAAACTGTTGTTTCATTGATTGATCCTGACTATAATTATAAGAAAATGAAGTTTTTGGATAATAACTTCTTGGGTCTAATAGATCATAAGAAATTCTTGCGAGAACTTGTAAATTTGCAGTTTCCATGCCAGTTTAATCAAGGGTTGGATATAAGACTTATCAATGAAGAAAATGCAAAATTGTTATCGGAACTTAATTACATCGGAGAATATATATTCGCCTTCGATAATATTAAAGATCAAAAGTTGATAGAAGAGAAATTAGCAATAGTTAAAAAATATATCCCGCAACCTTGGAAAATAAAGTTCTTCCTCTATTGTCATCCAGATATGGATATAATTAACGACGTGTATTATCGTATTCTGTGGTGCAAGGAACATAAGGTTTTGCCATATTTTATGCGCGATTTGACCTGCTGGCAATCAGAAAACACAAAAACATATATGGATTTTTCGGCATGGTGTAATCAGCCGGGTATATTCAAATATAATGATTTCAAAGCATTCTGTATTAAACGGAGACCAAAGATTCCATATCCGGATTGTTGCCCGAAGTGGTTTTTGGAGTTGGAGAGAAGCAAATAAATAGATTCATAGAGGCGTTTATAAATGGATGTGCCATGTGAAGGAGATTTCTTATACCCTGAAACAAATAAGGTTGATGAATTGATGTGGGTAGTCATCCCCAATTCAATTTTAATAATTATGTTTATAATGTGTTATTTGCATTGTAATCTTAATTGGTTTTAGATTGAACGTGGGGTTAAGAAATAACTCCTCTTTCCGCAACCGAAGAGATGGGCGAGATACACTATTTTTGAAAAATTGTGTTGGAATGTGATGGATTCCGTGCCTTTGGTTAGAGTATTCATATTATTATAAAATGGGAGAGTTTATGTATTATTTTAACCCACCATATTTTTTGGGTATTTGATTCAATTGTTCGTAGACCAACTTATGGGTGTCATCTCCGCCATTTTCAATAATAAAGCGTTTCAAATCTTCATATTCTTTATCACCCGCAAGTTCATATAATTCATCTCCTCTCAAACTCCACACGTCTGTTTTTAATTGTTCACAATATGAATATTCATGAAACACACTATGTACAAGACGTTCAATTTTTGATTTATCCCTAGCAAATGATAGGAATTTTAAATATATTCCCCCGTTTTTAGTGTTTTCATCACCCAAAGTATGTGTTCGCCTCAATGTTTGTAATCTGTTATACATATTATTTGTAGAACCAACTTTATAAATATTTGATCTTTCGGTTAATTCTACAATATAAATGAATCCGGTGCCGTCGTCCATTATATTCAATTGCCCTTTACTGATTCCGATGTTTCGATATCCTTCTTCCTTTGTGCATTCAACGCTTCCGCCTTCTCCTCATTTATTCTGTCATATAGTGTGGGCAAGCTGATTTTAAGTTTTCTTGCTATAACGGTTTTGGGGATTTCAAGTCTTAATAGTTCATTTACTTCATCCATATTGATTTTAATTTTAGGTTTCCCCATTCTTCCCCCATTCGCCATATATTTTTTTAATCCGGCTTCAGTTCTCTCGTTAATCAATTCTCTTTCATATTCTGCAATAGCAGCTATAAAATGAAAAAATAATCTCCCCTGTGAGGTTGTCGTATCTACGCTTTCCAATGTTGTAGCAAAATCAATATGATTGGTTTCAAGTTTTTTTACAAACCCAACCAAATCATTAACATTTCTCCCAACACGGTCGAGTTTGGTAACAACAACTGCATCTATAGACTGTGGATTTTTTAAATCGATGAGCATTTCAATCATTTTTTGATATTGTTCACGATCCATATCTTTTCCAGTTGCCTTGTCTGCAAAAACTTTTACAAGATTGTATTCTCGCATTTTACAAAATGCTTGTATACCTTCAACTTGCAAATCATAATTTTGGGATCTGGTTGAAACCCTGACATAACCATAAATATTCTTCATACCCTACTATTAGATATATAAGTATAAAAATATTTCGGTCGGTCAGTTTTATTTATGGAAAAATCAACAACTAAAAAGAGTAGGGTATTCTTTATTATTATACGCGTAGAATGAAATCCTAATACGCGCGTAGGTAGAATTAAACATTCAAAATTAGTTTTTATCACCCGTTCTAAAACCCACAATATGCGCGTAGGCAAAGTAAAAAAAGTTAAAATCTTGGTGAATCTCTTTTTTCAAGATGCGCGATCTTTTTCTTAAGATCTTCAATTTCAACACGCTGTTCTTTAATAAGTTTTGTCTTGTTGTTGTAATCTTCAAGATTTACTTCGATATATTGATCGTCAGTCATTCTTTAACCACCAGAATACTAGCAGGGCCGGTGGGAACATCAATATAATCCATCAAAGATCCAAATTGTTTACTATACACGGAACAAAATGCTGATTGCATTTCGTTTATAGATACACATTTCACCGACGATTTTCTTTTAACAAGTTCATCTACGAGATCTTTTGTAGTTGCTTCGGTCAGATCCATAATTCAATCCTCCTTCCTACACACATTCAACGCCTCGCCCGCAGGCCACGCGTGATATGCTGTGCCAACAACAATTACATCACCACACGGAAGCATTTTCTTCTTCGGGCGCGCGAGAAGTTCGTTTACAACCATCATCATTTCATGTGGATGATAGATAAGCGGGCACGTGGCATCGTAACCTTTACCACCAGCAGTTTTAACCCAAACAAGAACCCCATTTTCTTCTTTACGTTCCCAAACAACAGTCCGGTTGATCACGATTTTCTTGATACCGGATAAATCAATTTCTCCAAAAACTTTCATAACTACTCCTTTGTTTTATTTACACTTAATACTTTCCTTTTTCCCACGCAAGATAGTCACTTTTCACAGAGGATTTTTTATCACTTTGCCACCATTCTAACGTCTCCGTGTTCATTATACTCAATTTTCCAATATCTCCTCCTCCAGTATCCATCATAATCACATTGCCCATAATTAATGGGCGCGTGGAATGAAACATCATTGTGCTTGTATGCCCTAGAAATATGTGATTATAAGGTTTGATAGTAGCGGGATTCTTTTGAATCCACCTGTCATGCGCGTATTTACACAGGGTGCGATCCCATGTAATAAATTCTTGGGTTTGATTAGAAATATCTACTTTCGGGTTAAAACCTCCGTGGCAGTAGATGTTATTTCGTGGATCAATATAGTAAGTATGCGCGTTCTTGATAAGGTCAATATGCTCTTGTGGAACATTGCGGTGATCGAAATCATACGACCGCATGGTTGCATACCCCCCTTGGTGAACCCAAATGGGAAGTTCTTGGCCGGTTTGGAACCAATTAAGTGCCCACGCATCGTGATTCGCGGCGCAGACTATTTTGTTTTTTATACTATTTAAAATATCAAAACACTCGCGCGTCCACGGGTATCCGTCAACAATGTCTCCGAGAACAATAAGTTGGTCATTATTGAAATCGAAGTTGGATTTGTCTAATACGTCGATGAGAGCAGGTGCGCGGCCGTGGATATCAGCGATGCAAAATTGAGTCATTTTAAATACACAAGTTTCCCGTCTTTCATTCTCACATTAGAACCAAACGGAATGGTATCATTAAACACTTCATCTTCGCTTTTTGTATACCATTCTGGATATTTTGATACCATCTTTTCACAAAAACGAATATCCTCAGAAGAAACATATTCGCCACACTTACATCTTTTGCGAATCTGTAAACATTTTTTAGATTCGTCTTTTTCAGGTGTTTTCATAATAGTGTGTTTGTTTTAAAAGGTTAATAATGTATCGGATTAAATAGGTCTTGGCAATCTTGTTATTTGCGGGAACGCAACAATTTCATTATTATGTCTGAAATATCCACCATTATAATCAGAACCCATATGAAATTGTGCTCCGCATTTGTGACATTTTACAATAGCCTGCGCGCTCCATGCACCACCAGAAGATTGTGTTTGTGTTGCATATAGCAATTCTACGAATTCAAGTGGGTGGTCGCATCGTTGTGGGAATTCTGTTATGGTGTCCATTTTAAAATTCCTCGATTTCTACAATTGTTGCTGTGATGTTACCTTTAACCCAATTCCAAATTTGATTATCTTTTTCTGTAATTTTAATAACCACAATTTCTTTTGGATATTTTTGTGGATTTAAATAATTTACGAGCGTCACGCTATTTTTATTTTGAATATACGTGGTATACCAATCGATAGATTTGATAATATTTATTAATTTAGAGAACGGCATATGATGTCTATATTTTATTCTCGCTTCAAGTCTGGATTTGACGCTTAATGTCATCTTTTACCACCTTCCCGGTAGCGAAGACCCCAAACCAGTATTCGGTAACTTTCCAACAGACTTTTTCTTCGGTTCTGGTTTATTCTCTTCTATAGTAGTGATCCTTTCAATGTTAAATTTGTCTTGATTTAAAAGTAAAAGATTCCCCAGCGCACTCGCGCGCGTATTGCCATCTGCGGAAAGTTCTGAGTATCCTTTGATGTAGCAATGGTATTCTTTGTCGTGTTTTTTGATTATGATTTCGTATTTTTGGGTCATTATCATCACTTAATCCGGATACGGTGGTTCATCACAACCCGGATATACATCTGGGTCAATGTAGTCAGATGGCGGTTCCCGTAATTTTGCGCGTTTTTTAATGTCGCAAGATACGGGTTTTACATCTGTGGCATTTATTGTGAATCCATCAAGTTTATACCGCATATAATACATTTTAAGATCTTTAACAATTTCATCAGGATAAATTTCATTCTCCGCTTCAACTGTTAGATTAATTATAAATGTTTGTGGGTTTTCAGTCATAAATCTTACTCCTCAAACAACTTTGGCATCAATTCCCAATGCACACAATCTTTTCCACCAATCATGATAGTGCCTGCATTTTCATTATGTAGAACATGCGCAGCCGCACATTCAAGCACTTGTACGATTTCTTCTTTGGTGAAGTCGATTTTACTAAATTCGAAATGGATTTTGAGTTTCATGGTTAATACTCCTTTTCATAACATTTGCATTTACTTTGGTTCTCAATTTCGCAGATTACCGGGAGAGAAGAACCAGAATCTTTATGACAACACGATGAAAGAGTAAGACCATTTCCGGAAGGAAGTCTTTCAAATCCCGTGTGTTTGCAAATTGATACCATATTTATTTTCATCACTCATACCTATCCAGCAGTTCCATAAGTTCACCTGACGATTCTTCTGCATCTTCCACAAAGACGAGCTGGTTATTCAGTTCTGGCTCGTCATCGCGGAATTCGTTACCACATAAGTCTCCGTAGTCCATAATTCATACCTTCTTAAATATATCAAGAGTATTCACAAGTTGAACATCATCTGCTTCGCTCATTTCTTTCAACCTTCTTCTCACACCTTCAATCATAGTTTCGTTTCCGGATGTGTTAACTGGAACATGAACCATATAACTATGCAATGTCATCTTATTTCCTCCCAATAATCTCAACACCCTGCATTTTGAGATATGATGCAGATTGAGACTTTTCTTTCTTAACAACCAATTTCCAAGGTGGTTTTACATAATGTGCTAGCATCCCATGCGGGCAAACTGTTGGAAACTGTTTCTCCATTTCACTGTCTTGTCGCAAGTGGCAATTCATCGTGCATTCTTTGCATACATAAAGTTCGGTCATGTTTTCTTTTCACCCCTGTAATTTTTGCTACACTACTATATGAAACTCAAAAGTATTTATAGTTTTCTAGGACGCGTGTAAAAATCTATAAATACTAGCATAACCCATCTGATATTATGGTTAATTTATTCCCGGGTATCAACCCACAATGTCTTTGTAATAAACACCTCAATTCTGTGCTCGCCGAATTTAATAATCTCTTGTTACCTTCCATGCGAAAAGGTAATTCTATAAAGGGATATTTGGATCATGGTTGTATAGATCTATTACTAACCAACAAAAGAATTTGTGAATGTGTGGAAGAATATACGAGACGTGATCTTGATTGGAAATACGCGAACCCTACTGGAGATGACATCATTCTTCTCAATTCATACTTGGAAAGATACGGCGACATATCTGATGAAAGACATGCTGAAATGACCGAGATGAACATCCATATTCTTGCGTTCCGATGCCCGGAATGTAGAACGCGATTAATAAAGTATAAATACTTTGGAGACAATAGTAGTGTAACAAAGGAGTGTTGAAAAATGGTAGAACAACTAAAAATGTTCGTGCGGGACGAAGACGTATTAACTGATTACGGCGACGGAATAATTGTTGTATTGGCGCACAACCGCGAAGAAGCAGATGAGGTATTAAAGAAAGATTCGCTTTACATTTATAAAGAAACTCTCGGGAAAGAACCAGCAATCTATGAAACACCTTCTGTTGTTTCATTACACGGGAGTGCGTAATTATGACCTGCATCACCATTGCCTCGTGGATGTTGGTGGTTGTTGGGGCGATTGTATTTATCCCGTCATTTTATTTTGCAAAATACATATTTACCGATGTTCCCGAATGCAATATTTCTAATGTTGTTTTGTTTACTGTGTCTATCATCTTCGCCATTGTTGGATTTTCGATGTTTATATTTGGCATCATTCCATATATTCCAATACTGCCATGTATCCAAGTGATCCCATGACCACACCAATTCACACAAATTGTGGCAACTGCACCGAATGTGCACAAAATCCGCAAGTTATTAAATACAAGTGTAAAAAAGGCGGTTCTTATGAACTTCTTAAAGGGTATGTTTGTGAAGGGGAAGATTGTAGTGGTGAACAAAAAACCGACGCGATGCCAACTATTATAAAATGTATAATTGTTGGTCAAGTAGCAGGACTTGCGGCATTTATCTTTACTGGTAACTCGGTAATTGGCGCATTAGCATGTTTGGGAGCATCAATACTATGTTTATTTATAGTATAAACGCATATACGGATATGATAAAATGATTGACCCAGTAACAACAGTTGACAAAGAATCAACAAACGAACTTCTCTACCTTTTTAGTAAGGATGTTGATGAAGAAGGATATGTAATCGATGAAAATAACAAGCGTGTTCTTGCATTGGATGGGAAAGAAATCAAATCCACAGATATCGGAGGTATTGTGACTATTGGTGGATTGCCCACAATGGTAAGAATCGGGCATTTTGATAGTAAGTGGGATCCGGTGAATTAAAAATGATCTCCCCATGTGACGATGATTGTGCAGAGCGGCAAGAATCTCTAGACCCCGAAGGGTGTTTTCATATGTATGGATACACTGGGAAATGGGGAAGATTTGTAAAAATGATATTTGGATGCAGAGGTTATAGGAGACTACATAAATGATGACAGAAAATGACGGCTGCCACAACTGTGGTGCGCGGAAGAGTAATGGAATTTGCAACAACCCAGCTTCGACAAATTATAAACAAGTTGGAACTACGCGATGCAGCGTGTGGATGAAGAAAATTATTACACCGAAGGAATGGGAAAGGAAGAAGTAATGTCAAAACAAACAAGTACCCAAAAACGTGCTGGTCGTAGAAAGCGAGTTCTCGCATTTCTCGAAACCTATGGTATGGGAGATGAATTTACTTCACAGGATGTAGCAAATAGATGTAATCTTTCAAGTCCTTTTTCTGCGGGACGTTACATTAATCCATACATGGAAGAATTGAACCTTGAAAGAATTGGACTCGGTAAATACCGGAGAATGGCATGATCGTAATAGAAAGATGTGTGAATAATAAAGGATGTGTGATGATCACACTTAACGGTCATGTTTCACCAATGACGGAAGAGGAACAAACTTATTTTATAAACTGGATGAGGAAGAATAAACCGGAGTTGTTGAAATGAGATCTTTACCTATTTTGATTATCGCATTGATGATTGCTGTTTTTATTCCGCATGTATGTGCGGAGAATGTGACATATCCACAGGAGTATTATAATCTTGGAATTCAAACATCTATTGATTGGACACATATCGCTGGCTCATATTCTGGATTTGGGAAAGATAATCCATCGTCTCAGTATCTTGCATTTTTAGAACTTCGCCGTCAGACTATTCTTATGGAGAAGCAGAACGAACTTATTAATGAGCAGAATAATCTATTGAAGAAGATGCTGAATCAAACATATACTGGGCGACCCGTAGATTATAATGGAAATCTAGTTATTGGTGGGGGATATAATTCTTACATCCAACCAAACCATTAAATACTTTTAGAATATATACTATAATGCTTTTTATGAAACTTGCTATTATTGTTCGTAAAGATTTAGATATGTCTTGTGGTAAAATCGCAGGGCAAGTTGGTCATGCTTCTGTAATGGCGTATAGATCGGGATTGAATAATACCGAAACCACATATAAATGGTGGAATGATGGGCAGAAAAAAATTATTCTTAAAGTGCCCGATCTGCCAACGTTGGAACGTATTAAAGAAACTGCTGTTTTAAATAATCTCCAAGTTCATGAAGTTATTGATTTGGGTTTCACCCAGATAGAACCAAATACCCTTACTTGCATTGCAATAGGCCCGGACGAAGATGAAAAGATTAACAAGGTTGTCGGAGGGTTGAAACTTCTATGATGCCAGACGACATTAAAATTGGTGGAGTGAGATATAAAATAACACCCGTGGATTACAAAATTTCCGAATCTTATGGCAAAACTGTTTTTGAATCTGCATCTATTCATATAGATGATACATTATCACAAGATATGTCTCTTGCAACTCTTTTGCATGAAGTTATTGAAGTTATTAATGAAGAGAATGAACTCAAATTAGAACACCGTGCAATACAAACATTAGCGACACAATTATTTCAAGTGTTGAAAGATAATCCGGAGGTGTTTAAATGATCGAGAGTGATAAACGATTTATAATGTTTAACGGTATCATGGTTGGCATTATGACATTTATGTTATTGGTGATGATTTGATGATTGATGAAACTTTATATCCACACGAGCAAGTATTAAGATTTTTAGATAATAATGCACTTAAATTTGCAGCAACATTATTTTTTGTTACATCGGGAATTGGATTGGTTTTTGGTATAGCAAATTCACATCCACTTACGATAGGTATGGGGGTTCTTTCATATATATTTGGATGGATAGTGTATGAAATTGATATAAATTGTAGGGGTCTGTAATGGAAGAACAAACTTTTGAACCCGGTGACCGCATACAATACGCTTCCGGCAATCCCTCCGTGCTTCACCCTATAGGAACAGTCCGTGGTATTGTAAACCAAGTAGGTAATCACCACCAAAAGATTATAGTGCAATTTGGTGATGAGAAACCCAGAAGGGTTTATGCTAATGATTATAGAATTATCGAGAAAGTAAATAAAAGGAATGAGGAAATATGAAACTCACGACACTCTACGAAAAAAAGAATTGCCCATCCCGCAATTCCGCTTATTTTTGTGACGGCCCACGATGCGCCAAATTCATTTCGTGTATGATGGATGAAATAGATGCACTTCATACTATTGGTGGCATTAATAATATGGGAGCAGATGAATTAGATAGAGAACTTATTAAAATGGTGAGAAATGCACACGATAATTACTGATAATATTGCTGACGCGCACGAAGCAGTTGTTAAGTTAATTATGACCGGCGATTATAACGATATTGTTACGGAAGATGGAGAATCTATATTTGAATACCCCGAGCCTGTAAATATCCACATAAACAAACCCAATATTCCTCCTTTTTCTTCTCCCGCATTTAAGTTTGGTGCAAAAGCATTAGAGATGTATGCGCGGCAAGTTATGACACCTCGCCCATTTGTGGATAAAGAAGGAAAACCAGATTTTTCTTATTTATACTCAAATCTTATCTTTGATTACCCAGAAGGGACTCCATTTAAAGTATATGATAAAAATAACAAATTGATACGTATAGACTGGCCTTATGGAAACGGGAAAGGAGATGGAACCGACCAGATTGAATATGTTGTAAGGAAACTCACCGAAACACCTACAACAAGGCGCGCAGTTGTAAGTTTGTTTGAACCGGCGGGATTCGAAATGGCAGAAGATCCCCCGTGTTTAAATCATTTGTTGTTTTTTATTAGAAATAATAAACTCAACATGCACGCGTTATTTAGGTCTAATGATATGTTAAGCGCGTGGGGGAGCAATGCATATGCTTTAATGATCTTACAGAAAATGGTAGTTGATAAATTGGGTGGTGTCGAATTTGGGTGGATGGAAATTACAAGTTTGAGTGCGCATATTTATTTCAAGAGAGATCAATCACAAATCAACGAATTTAAAAAATTGTGGCATTAATTATAAATACAATTACCCACAATACTCTTTTATGCAAGAAGAACTTCTGAAAGCCTTATACATTATTGCTATAACCCTAATAGCGGGGTTCATATTGGCGTGTGGGGCTGGTATTGTGATGGATCGGATGAATCCCCAGCAGCCCGTGGTTATTTATCAAACTGTTGCTACTCCTACACCAACACCCACAATTTATCCATATTCTTTACCCAACATGATTACATATACTGTAAGGTCTGTGGATTTGACAAATCTCGAAGTTATTACAACATCTGGCAATATTTTGTATTTCGAAAGTCGCGGTGCATGGGGAAAGCAAGTTAAAAGATGTACTTATACGGCAGAAGTAGAACATGGAAATATTGTTAAAGGATATCCAGAATTAGAAGTGGCGTATATTGCTCCAAACGATGACCATAATCATGGGAAGTATATTGAAGTGTAAAAAGGTATAAATAGTAATATAACGTATATAAGAATAACAAAGTGGTGAAAAAGAAATGTTAATCGACACATCAAAATGTACAACACCAATCTTGGTCATTGCAATCCTGCTTTTAGCGGCATCTGTCGCATATGCAGGATACAATTATGGGCATGTGAATACCACAACTACTCCAATAGTTGTAACAGTTACACCCACTCCAACACCAGAACCCACTTCATATCTTACAAATGTTGTAACCGTAGATTCCATGACAACCAGCGGCGGATTTTGCCAGATAAATATAAGAGAAGATGATCGCACTTTCAATGTTCCATATTCGTATTATGATGAATTAAATGTAGGAGATCGTGTGCAGTTTCACGTTGTTTCAACTTACACACCGTTTTCATCCATTGTGTATAAAACAGATTATGTAAACATAATCTCGCACTATTGGAGTAACACCCGATATTATTACTACAACGACAGATATTATCGAGATGATAATCGCGTGACCGTTGAAGTAACATGGGATGAAGCGCATAGACACGAGTGGGTGAATGGGAAACCAAGTCATTATTGGGATTAAACCATGACCGTCTATTACCTTTTCACCACCGAAGTAGGTTCCCGCATGTGGGGGATGAATAAACCAGATTCGGATTATGATTTGTTTCATGTATTTCAGCAACCATCATTGGAGTATTTACGAACCAGCACATTTGAAAAGACACGCGCAGCAAAATCTTACATTTACGAAGGTAAAGAAATTGATGCACAATATATGGAAATTGGGCATCTTGTTTATCTGCTTAAGAAAGGCAATGTGAATGCAATATGGAGTGTTTGTTCACCAATCGTTCATAAGAATAGCGAATGGCTAGTAAAACTCCGCGAAATTGCAATTAACAATCTTTCCAAATCATCTTATGCGTCAATCAATGGAATGGCACATTCACAACTTAACGACGCAATAAAACACGCAACAGTAAAAGACCCTATGAAAAGCAAAGCAGCAACCATGCGAACGCTTCAATTTGGTGTTACAATGTTGATGAACCACAAAATTGAATTTGAACCACCGGAAGATGAAGTAACAAATGAGAATATTGGAAAGTGGTTTAGATATCTAGATATTGCAAAAGAAAAATCTATGTTGCCAGATGAAACAGACCCCAAACCATTTGAAGATTTCTTATATGATATAAGGATGATCGAAATCTTTGATGGATTTCGAGTAAGGATTAAAAATTGAGGTTATAATATGGAAGATATGAGATACACATATATTTGGAAGTGTAATAGTTGTGGATCATTAAGAGAATGTATTTTTAAAACACATAAAATTGATGATTTACCACATATGTGTGCAATGGGGATAATCATACCACCATATGAATTGGTGACAACAATTTAATTTGGTAATTATAATGATTAAACCACGATTTGGATACGATAAAAAGGATGGTGTTTGGAGAGGGTATCTACCCGGAATGATTGTTCCAATCTGTGAATATTGTAAAAATGCCAAATGTGATTTCAAAAAATCGGATTTAAAAGGTTGTGATTCATTCACCCATTAAATATTTATCCCGGCGATGATCCTTCTAAATCCTGAAGGTGAGTGTTCCCGAAGGAACAAGGTATGTGCTTCTTGGCATGTTTTCACCACACACTCTCTCAAAATAAAAATATAAAATAAGATATCTTTTTTATAAATTCTCTTCTTAAAGCAAACGTTTAAATATAATGAGAGTGTAGATTTATATATCAAAATGTCTCCTTTTGTGAGATAAATTGAGAGAGGTTGAAAAATGATAAGACAATCACACAAACCATCACAGAGAAGCAACCCTCACATTGGTAGAAATATTGCTACAGGTAGAGGGGCAAATCGAACATTAAAATCTATAAAGAGAAGTCAATCTCATAAGCGAAAGTTGACACCAACCCAGAAATATATACTTACAATTTAAAGGAGGTAAATAATCATGTCATTTGATAAAAGATACACTGTTAAAAAGACACGCCAATTTAGTGGGAAAACATTCAAACTTCAAGACCGCATGGCTATTCATCGTGGGAACCAAATCGAAATTGAAGTAGCGAAACTTAAGCAGCAAGGATGGCTTGTTCGCGCAGTAAATACGCGAGATGAAAATGGATTTATGGTTGTAGATATTTATATACGGAGAAAATAACAATGCCTGACACAGAGAAATTTGAACGCTTTGGCGGTATGCTTTTTCGAAAGAAGCACACTGTGCGCAGTTTAAAGAGCGCGCGCAACTGGCAAAAGAAGTATGAAGACGAAGGTTACTATACGCGTATAGAAAAAGAGCGACCCGGATTTTATAATGTTTATACGAGGAGAAAATAATTATGTCCGAGCAAGAAGCATATGGAATGCCCAAACGCAAATTAATTGATGGTCATTATTACTATTATAATAACCCTGCTAATAATAAACAGGACGCGAAAAATTGGGTAAAAAATCTCAAATATAAAGGACTGATGGCAAGAGTTGTCCATCAAACGTTTCATGGATATGATAAATATCATGTTTATTGGAGAGGGAGTGAATAATCATGACCACAAATTACGGCCCGTTAAAAATTATAAAAGGAAATATTGAATATCAGCGCGGTGCAATTGTTTCTAGAAAAGCAGAAGCAACGCGTGAAAAAGAATACTTAAAAAAGAACGGTTGGTACAGCTTTATAAAGAAAGTTGGAAAAGAATACGTGGTTTATCGTGGGTGGAGGAAGTAATCATGCCCGATGTATTTTGGAACCACCAAGTTAAAATTGCAAAAGCAACACTCAAAATGAGCGATGAAGGCGCATTAATAATGGGTGGGATGACAAAACCAGAAGCACGTGAGATTTTGCGTGTGGATGCAGCGAAGAAAAAGATTGTGAAGAGGATTAGGAAATGAGTATAGAAATAGGCCGCTACTCCCGCGCTGGTGGCAACCTCACAATGACCGTCCCAAAGGGCCGTCGTGTAGGTGGTCGCACACTTCCTTACAAAGTGAAGATTCTTGGAGACATGGAAGATCCTGTACCTGTATCTGTAGGGCAATCAGAAATTCGTAAAGATCTTGAGAACAACAAAATTACATTAGTTCCCACCTCTTCTAGAGGCGGGAGGATTGTGGTGATTTAAAAATGTACTACAATGGGAGAAATGTAAGAAAACCTAAATATAAAATAGGGGATGTTGTCAAAGTAAAGGAATTGTCATATTATATTGGGAAAATTGGACACATCGATTATAGATTTGAAGGACATCTTGGTTGGCACTATAAGGTGCATGGTCCACAAGGACAATACTTAACGTGGTCGGAAAAGTCACTTGTTAAAGTTCCTATGAGAAAGCAATGACCCTACAAGCAGCACACAACAAATACGAATATCTTTATGTAGTGCAGGGTAATTATGGATATGGATGGGACGATCTTATTTCCACAGAAAATTACCGTGAAGCAAAAGAAAGACTTAAAGATTATCGTGACAATGAAAAGAAGTATTCACATAGGATGATTCAGAGGAGGGAGAAGGCATAATGGCAAAATTTAAAGTAACGAAATCAAAGAAACTTGATCGTTGGCATGTAAACGGTGGAAAGATCCGTGGTAAATATGTTAAAGCCATCGACATTATGAATAAAGATCAAGCAAATGAAGTTGCTGCTGCAAGAAACAGACTTGCTAATAAATATATGGTGAACTAAAATGATCCACAGAGCAAAATCACCAGACACCACGCGATATGCATTCCGTGGTCACATTTATTCGATTTATGATGCATATGAAAACGTGCAGACTGCAAAAGCGTCAGCGCGTGACTTGGGAACACAAGCGGGGCGCACGTATCCAAACAATATGACACTTGCTATTGTTGTGGATCTTGGTCCGGAAGCAGGGCGACTTCGATATGGAGTGTTTGTTGCTAAAGGAGCGAGGGTTTAAGAATGGCCACACAAATTTTTAAGAATGATCAGTGGATTCTATCATGGGCAAACGAAAGACATCATGAAATTCGTATAGAAAGTAGAACCAAAGCATTTGTTGATTATGCAATTATGTATCCATACAACAAAAAGATTGCTTATGATTATCCCGGTTCTATCCCAACTTATATAAAGAATAAAGTGAAAACTGCATTTGCAAAAGGATATGGGTGGAATGTAAAATGACCACTGTACACGATTACAAAGTCAAAAACTGGAAAGTTGAGATAGTAAAAGTTCCAAAGTCAACACACGAGCGCGCTTATATAGAAGGGTGGATTGCTAAAGATGATCTGAAATATCAATTCCTGCTTATGAAAAGCGGTAGGATTTCGTGGTCGTCGGAAAACATTCCAGATTATGTGAAAGAATTTATTAAGGATAAAATCAAAGGAGTATAAAATGACAAAATATCGTGTAACAATGACTAACAATCGGGGCAAACGTCTTGCCACTGATTGGACTACTGAAGATAAATGGCGAGCACAGCGATATGCAGATGAAACAAATGAAAATTATCATAAAGCAAATGCCCGCGTAGTAAAAGACAGCGAGCGTGTTAGGAGGATGATTCCGTGAAGATTAAAGTATTTGATGGGAAACAATATCGCGGACCATATCGCGACTTTCCAAACAAGCGTGAAGCAGAGCAGGCAGCGAAAGAAATGAGAGCGTCTAGAAACATGCTTGTAAGAATTGAAAAGAAAAGAGACATTGGAATTAACAGCCCGGTGTATTATTACACACTGTGGTTAAGAAGCAAGGAGAGGGGATGATTCCGTGATTAAGAAGTATATGATAGAAGGAATTCGCGAAGACGGTGGAAACGCCTTCTTTGAAAAGAAATCCACGGCGGTGGACCGTGCAAAGACCGAATTAAGAACCGGAAGGAAGCGAAGCATTCTCATTATGCGCTACGATGCTCCAACATATCGTGGATATGAGCAGTGGAGAATGGTTGGTGGAGAACCAACAAAGGTAAGAGGGGATTAAACTATATATGGCGGATATTCAAAAGGTGGAACAATTCACCACTTAAAATCAACAGCACAGGAGATTGCAAAACAAGCAAGATCTCTCGGTATGGGTGCTAAAGTTGTGCAAGTCGCCAAAGGGTGGCGTGTGGATAAGAAATATTGAGGTGTAAGAAATGACAAAACTTAAGAAAGTTACAGCACAAATATGGGTTGTTAATAGACTTGGACATAAAACTTCCAAAGGGACAAAGCGCCATCAGATATATCGTTGGTCTAATGATCAAGGTGTTATAATTAATGATGGTAGGGAAGTTTGGAGAAACAAAGCCGGAGAATGGTGTTATACACCAAAAGGAGAACGATATTAATGAACTATCTGGTAATTCCAGATAGTTGGGGGGATTAAAAAAATGACCGGCAAAACACAAAAACACACAATTAAAGAAATCGCAAGATATCTTGGGGTTAAAGATCTCAAGTTGACCGATGGCACATCGGGTACAATGTACACCGCTAAAAACCGTGCTGGACACGGCCCACGAATATTTATTGCGTGGGATAGAAAACATCTTAATGAAATTGCTCATGTGAGGGATTGGTAAATCATGACCGGCAAAACACGTAGATATACATTACAGGAAATGAAGAATCGATCAAGTGGTCATTTCTTCGACCGCGAGACAATGAAATTCTTCCGTGGTGATAAGTATGGAACGAGATATGATAGTGAAACGGGAGACAACTATATTGTTATAACACACGCTGGGGGCAACAGGGCTTTCTTTAAGTTCCACCCATCAACTGGTAATATCAATCCGGTTGGTGCGGATAATGTTCCTGCACATGTGAGGGAGAAGTGAAATGAAAGAACTCATAATCAGCGGATTGGAAAAAACCAATCCTATTGATGTATTAAAATATAACACTTTACACAAAGACGTTTCAAAGTCGCATTGTGAAGCACACAAAAAGATGTCTAGTGCAGAATCAATGAAAAAGATTGTTTCTGATGTTGTAGAGCGTGTGGAGAAAGAGACGAAGAAGATGGTGGAGAGGAAATGAAATCTAAAAAACCAATTCCTTATCCAGCAACACATGAATATCGTGGTCATAGATATGAATTTATAGAAGTTGTTCCACATAAGCGAGCAGTTTCTATTGAAAAGAAACGTCTTGGAGAACAAGGAGTTATGATTTGCTCTGTTGATGGCAGAGAAGATCATGGTGGATATCTAATTTATGGGAGGATGAAAAAATGAAACACCTATTCGATGTAGCAGAAGAAGAAAATGAAAAACTAACCAAAAGGTTTAAGAACATGGAGCATACAACTGATCAAGTGATACTCCATAATAAGCATCATGGGCAACCGCTTGATGCAAATAATGCATGGGGTAAAACCAAAGAGGAAACAAGTAAAATCCTCGGGAAAGTTAGAACTTTATGAGCATTACAAGACCGGATTTAAAAGGGATGATGGATCGCACTGCTGGATACACGAAGGAACGCCAAGATAGTATTCCGGGTTCTGGTGGAGAAAGCATGCTTTCTAATGGACTGCTTGGAAGATTTAGGAACATTGCCGGTAAAGGTGGAAACAGGGATTGAGATGAAAGTCGATATCTTTGGCCTTATGAGCCGTGCAAAGGAAGCGGGTGGGGGAACTGATAGAGTTGCCCTTCAACCCGATGGTGAGAATACTATGATGTCAAAAAATCCATTGGGGAAGGTACATATCCTTGGTGGGCGGGGTGGGAATAGAGAGTAGCCAGACTATCTGGGATTATTATAAAGGAGGAAATAAAATGGTATTAAACAAATTGAACAAACTAAACAAGAAAATGGATCTTATTAAGAAAATTGACGGAAAGAATTTCACTGCTGTATATTCTTCTAATGAAAAAGGTAAATTGGGGAAGATGGCAGAAGAGTATCGCGAATCTGGGTATCTAGCAAGAATCGTAAAAGGAAAAGAAAGTCAATCTCCCGGTTGGGAAATGTTGCTTATTAGAAAAAAATAATTAATCATTAAAGATAAACACCATGCCCAAATCCATTATTGTTAAAGGATACCCGAAAACAATACAAGTAGCAGGCATTGGAACATTAATGGTTTATGAAAAGTATTCCACAGAATATGATGCAACCCGCGCAAAAATAAGAGTTGAAGAAGCGGGTTTCAAATCTGTTGTTACTAAACATAATATTAAAAAAGATGATGTTACACCTGAAAACTATGGTGTGTATTTTAGAAGGTGATGATGAACATGACAAAACAAAACCTCTGGATGCAGCAAGCCTTTAAGCGAGCTGGTAAAGGTGTATTCCACAAGCAGCTCGGTGTATCGACCACAGAAAAGATTCCTCTGACATTCCTGCAAGCAATTGTGGACACTCCTTTGGGTTCCGTAGCGCACAATCCGACTTCCACTGGGGATAAAATGGTCAAAGTTACCCCTCTTATGAAGAAGCGTGCGGTTGCGCTGTTGAATGCTGACCGTGCTAACAAGTGAGATATCATGACCGTCCTCAAAACCAAAACAAAGAAAGGTTATGGAACCGTTACATTTGAACACGTTACTGTAAAAGATGCGCAGAAACCCGGTGTGACATATACAGGATACGAAGTAAAGAAAAATGGGAAAAGTATTGGAATGCTTTACGGAAATAAGAAAGACGCTATGAAATCTTTTAAATATGAATGTATGGCAACTTTCGGCACGTCAACTATTGATAAAAGACATACTGTTCCGTGGTGATTTATTATGCCAAAACCACAAACCGGTGAACCGAAAATTTTCTATATTGGATTTATTGGCACTTCGCATTTTCGGCCTGTCATCGCAACTTCTGTAAAACAAGCAAAACAAAAATTTGCTGCTTATGAAGGCATGTCACGTGTAAGTAGTTCTATTGTGCAAAAGCGAAGTGTTGATGGTATGATTGAACATATGGAACCCATAGTATAATCATGTCCGAACTTCTCCGTCTCCATTTAAAAGGCGAACCGAAAGTGAGAGTAGCAACCGATCAGAAGACATATCTTAAACCCTTCAGTATTTGGGAGACGTTAGCAAGAGGGAAGATTGGTGGTAGAGAATGAAATATATTGTGATTTATAACAAGGCAAACGGGGGGCAAACACAAAAAGTTTACACAAACACCAAAGACGCCTTTAATATGTTTTGGAAACAAAAAGGTGGTCACAGTCCTCTTATAACTTCTGATGATTTAATGGGTGTTTTTTCTTTTCGTAATATTCAAGGATTTAAATCAACGGAAGATGGAAAGAAATTTGCATATTTAACGTTTCTTGAATATGTAAAAGATATGAAGAGGTAGATCATGACCCAATACCCAAACTGGAATGAAAACAAAGCGAAAACTATATATACCCATAAGAAGAATCCAAATGTTTTTGTTGCTATAAGATTAAACATGGAAGTGCGTCCGAAATACCTTATTATTCATAGTCACCCGGGGGCGGGAAATCATACTGTTGTTCAACCACCCGAAGGCGCGATGAATATGAAGAATGCAAGGGAGAGGGCGGAAAAACACCTCCGACATTGGAGCGACAGCGCACGATGGAGTTCAGACGTAGATTTTGGCCGGATGGGGAAGAGGGCAACATGAGACATTATGGTTCAAAATCTGTACCAATCGATCCCGAAATAAAATCATTGGTGTTGGAATTAAATAAGAAGGGTTATAAAACTGAACAAAGTTGTGCTGGTCATGGTTATCGTGGATATATTTCTTTTCTTTCCAAAAACCGCACTCCTCCTTATCGATATCTGACAAAAGAAGAAGCAACACGCGCGATTTCCATTGCCAGAAAACATGGGTGCGAAAGAGTTGAGTTTCCTCCAAGTTTGAACGCAGGTGGAAAAGTATTTGCAACAATGTCTTTTTCATCTATGGGGAAGAAGTGATATAATGAAAATCTCTAAATCCACACGCGAAAAATTATCTGATCTAGAACATCAGCAATGGGCGCATTGGACAAAATACATGCTCAATAATTTAACTCCTGAAAATATTAAACGTTGGAAAGAACAAATTGAGACGCCATATAATAAACTTACAAATAAGGAAAAGGATTCTGATCGCGTGTGGGCGGATAAAGTGATTACTATTATTGAAGGTGATTAAATGTCAAAATGGTCTGTTGTATCAGAAGGAAAAAAAGCAAAAATATTTCCCACAAAGGCGGAGGCAACGAAATATTATTCCAAATGCAAGAAGTCTGGACATAAATTAATAATGATGCTTCATTATAAAGATGGTAAATGGAGAGGAGTGAAGAGAAGTTAATGTCAAATTATTTGGAAGCCCACCCCGGCATCAGACAAAAGATCGGTAATAAAATCTTTACTATAATTCGCATGTATTCCAAGAAGCAAGATGCCGAAAAGTTTATTAATAAGTTACGCAAGACTAATACTTACAAAGAAGTTATCCTATTTCCACGCATTAAGGAAAATCGTTTGTATGGCGCTCATCCTTTCTGTGTGGCTGTAAGGGGTAAGGTGAAATGAGATGGGTGACCGCATTATAATTATTCGAGATCGAAATCAAGAAGCACCGCGCGAACATACCATAAATAATGATTTACAACATTATTCACGAAAAGTTTGCGCAGGACTCAACATCAATTTGTGTGGAAGAAGGAGAGGGAATAGGGATTAATATGACAACAAAGAAATTTGGGAATCGGATTTATTCACAATTTTCACATGTCTTTACAAAAACAGAAGTGAACAAATATACGGTTGAATTAGAAGAAATGGGGTTTCTAGTAAAATCAATAGATTCTACAACCCCCGCATTAAAAGGATACGAAATTTGGATTGCAAAACGAAAGAAATAAAGATTGAGGATGAAATCATGAAAACTCACAGTGCATTTAACGAAAAAGAACCCGGCGAAAAGCCGCACAAGAGAACCAAGCGTTTTGACGACAAGGTTTATCGATTATACCACGAAGAAATCATGACCAAATCGGGAGCAGACGAAGTTGCCGATCATATGAGGAATCGTGGTTATCTGGTGAGAGTTGTGAAAGAACCACATCATAATGAGTGGTTGATTTATTACCGGAGAAAGTAAGATGAAGAAGATTGATGGTAAATTATGGGAACCGCGAGAAGTAAATATTTCACTAGCATATGCAAAAGATGAAGCAGAATTAATGCGTAAATATGGAATGGAAGTAAAGATAAAGAAACTTGCAAATGGTAAATCATCTGTGTGGATTCATAACCCCGCGTGGGCGGAACCCGGTTGGAAACCGAGAAAACCAATTCATTCAAAACGGAGGAAGTAATAATCATGCCCCGCAAAACTACAACAAAACGAAAACCACAAACACCAAAAACACGCGTCGTGTATGTAAGAGAACGCGACGGTCTAGATAGCACCATGAGAACTGTTGGAAATCTTGCTGTTCTCGGGTTAGGTCTTGGATTGGTTGGTGGGATGTTAGGAGGGATGAGGAGATAATTACTTTTTTTAAATGTGATTTAAACTTTTAAATACTCTTTTATAAAAATTATTATATCAATATTAAAGAAACCGAAATATTTATATACTTACCCAACCTAATAGTTAGGTATGGTTCGTATTACACCAGAAATTAAAAATCGCATGATCGAAATGAGAGAAGGTGGAGCAACATATCCACAAATTATATCTGAACTAGGTGTAACAAAAGAGAGATGTATTGCTTATCTCAAAGATATCACCCCCTATGAAAATCAAATATCAGCAATGTCAAAGGAATGGCGGACAGCAGAAAAAGAAGCAGAATCTGTTTTGCATGGAATGGGGTTTTCGGAAATTCACAACTTAAATAATTTATGCTCGTTCCCACCATATTGGGATTATCTTGCAAAGCAAAATGATAGATGGTGGCTTATTGATGTCACTATAAACGGACAAAAATCTGTTGCAGCAAAACGAGATGCAACAGTTGAAGGATATGACCACGCTATTCTTTTGAAATTCAATAATAAAGAATGGAAATTGATTCAAATTGAAATGAAAGTTATTAATCGACATATTGTTGAACAAAATAATGACTCACCAGATTCGGCCATTCCATCCATATAAATACAATAAATATCATAACTAAAATAACGTAATCCAAATTTTTACCTACTTTTTTATTAAGTATTTCGGTTAGTGAAACAATGCCCACAGATGCCATTAATATAATGATCAGCGAAACCGTCATATAATATCTCGGGAAGAATGGCGTGTAAGCAGACGCCACAACCCCTACAATTAGCGTAATCACTGTTATTATTATCAAGTTCCATTTTACTTTGCTTTTATATAACCACGCGCCTACACCTGCTAACAAAATAATATTTAAAAATAGTGTGTTAAAAAATTCCATTGGTGTCAACACTACCATTTGGATCATTGACGCGCCATAATTAAACGCAGCGTGCGTCCGTGTGCTTAAAACGCTCACTAGCATACCTACAAGGGGCAAACTACATATTGTTGCACCAATTCCACACAACCAGTTTTTTTTGTTAAATGACAACAAGTCTAGGCACATCAAAGATAGTGGGGTTAAAGCAAACAAGTGAACGTATAAATTAACTACTACCATGATCCAGAAAAGAACACGGGTATCGGTGTGGTTATCATCATCTTTTATCCGCAGATATAGAATAAGCGCGACCGCAAAGCATAATAAAGACATCGCGTATGCGCGCCCGAATTGAGAATAATAAATCGTGGGAACTAATATTGTGGTTATTCCTGCACAATACAGTCCGGTTAATTCATCTTTATATTGTTTCCCCAAATAGAACATTGTGGGAATTAATAAAATTCCACAGATTATCGACGGGTAACGAATTGCCACGTCATATCCATTCGTTAATAGTAATGACAAGTGGGCAAATATATAATAAAGGGGTGGGTTGAAATCCGTTACGAAAGATTTAAATACTAAATCAACAATTGGTAAACTACTCATATTTAAACTATACTCTTCTTCCGTCCAAAAATTTTGAAACCCAATATTATAAACACGAAGTAAAGCACCAACAACTATAAATATAAGAAGGATTGCTTTATTTAAAGTTTTCGTTTCGTCACACCCTTCACAGGTTTCTTCTTTGCAACAACTTTCTTCACCGGTTTTTTAATAATCTTCTTTATCACCACTTTCTTTGCTTTTTCCCTCGCTTTCTTCCTCTCTTCCTTCACGCGCTCTTTCTCTTGTTTCGCATTATACTCCTTCATCACATCAGCATAATTTGCCTTATCCCATTTAACTGGACAAAATGACATCCGATCTACCCACTCACCAGCATCGTTGCAGTAGAGACCCAAATCCACGTTCATATTGCCGATGCCCACAGGTTTAAACAAACCCGTCGTGTCTTTCACGATTTTAGTGTAGGGTCTAAATGCGTGTTCGCGTGAGCAATGTTTACATTTCTCCATGAACATACTACACGTTTCTAATGGTAAATCTTTAACAGGTTGTTTTTCTTCAACCGGCAATTGGCTTATCTCTGTTCTTTTGGCACGTCCCATCTTAACATCTCCTCGCAATCCCATATAACTTCATCAATCTTTTTCTCTGCCCACGGTGGTGGTGAACGCGTGGCAATTAAAACAACACCATTAGATTTGCGCGCGACAACTTCACCGAACTTTCCAACAAGTTTATCTTTCTTACGGTCGTAATCTTCGTGGTTATCAATAGAAAGACAAACGCCGCCAATAATTTCGCATTTACGACCGGCGGATAGTTCTTTGAGAACGATGCCCGGGAGATAGCCGATGTTGGCAACGATGATCATACTAACTTCCCATTCTTCTCCGCGCTTGGAAACATCTTCTTCATATGGAATGGTTTCTTAAAGAACTTCTCCATCTTATTCTTATAATCAACCGCTTGTGCTTCACTTAAGAATGATGCTGTTACATCTGGATTAATGTCATCCCAAACAACAAAGGATACCCCATTTTCAATAATCTCTTTGACAGGTCGGTAAATAAAAGAACCATTCTTTGTGGTTTCAAGAATATATTCTCCTTCAAAACCGGGTGGGGTATCTATCTCCCCATTACAGATTGTAAATCGTCCAATGATTTCTGGCATATAGTAGTGTATAGGACGTGTTTGTATAAAAGAGTTGTGGTTATTAATTCTCACGATTCTTCATAATGTTTATTGCTACGTCAGCAAGCATAAACAAAGACTCTTTCAGCCAAGTAATCGCCACTAACACACATGCAAAAAGAAAACCATATCTTAAATCCACAGTATTAAATTGTGATGCTCCCCAAAATCCGACCATTGCCACCGCTAATCCGACCAAACCGAAAATTAACTGGAAACGCATTGTGGTTTCTTCCTCTTTAGAAAAAATCGATATAACCATAGTATAAAATATGTTCCCATTCTATAAAAGCATTTGGTATAGATACTTATACCAGAACGCGTATTCAAAAGGTATAAATACTAATCGTGCCCATTGTATTTGGGGACAAGTGAAGTCCCTAGGAAAGTAAAGAGATGTCTTACAAAAAAGCAACAGAATCAATGAATGAAGTCTATGAATGTATGAACAAACATGCAAAGAAATGCTCGGGGGTATTCCGTGAATATAGTGAGAAAATGGATAAGGTTCGGATGGTTTATCCGGAATTCTAATCTCTTTTTAAAGTCACATTCGCAATTTCCGGACTATACAACTCATCCGTAATTGCATTATAATAAACATCTATCCCGTAAAATAGATAGTTCGCTCTTATTATATCACCACTTTGATACCACGAGAAATCAATAACTGGATACCCGGTTACATTTAGAATTCCATGTCCATCACCATAGAAATCAACTGTACCTGATACACGATTTTCTTTATCTTCTATCGTCCATGCATTAACACTACAAACCAATAAACCCATTATTACCAATATCATTAACATTTTTTTCATTTTTCACGTCCTGTATTTTCCACGACCATATTGACCGCGCATTGTTACAACTGCTGCAAATATCAACAATATTACTACACAGGCAGCAACTATAATAATCCCTGCACCAGCACCTTGTGTTTCAGCATTGGCAATGAGTTGTACATTACTATAAGATGTATTTGTGTTATTCTCTGCACTGATGTTTGCAAAAGTAATCGGGGCACCCGGATTCGTAGTGTTTGTTGTATTTACCACTAATATTTGAGGCTGAATTGCCTTCTCCCCAAATGTGCTTGTAACATTAAGAGGAGAAGTCGTTGTATTACCCCCAATATAAATAAGACCAAACATCCCAACAGCGATTATTACAACAATTATAAACATTTCAAAAATTTTCATTTCTTATCGCCATCTCCAGTAACATTGCTTTTATAGTCTCGTTTTTCTGGTGTCGTAAGTGTTTCGGGTTGAATTAAAGTATATACCAGCATTACAAAACATAATACACTTGACGTAATTAAAGCCCCCGTGAAATACACCGAATTCCATATAATATATGATGAAATGCTTACAGTATAAGTCCCATATGTCGCTACTGAAGACCCCATGTTTTCCACAATTGTAAATGAAGTAAGTGCTCCAGCGATACCCATTATAGTACCACAAAGCGACAAACCAACTTTTGATACATTAATATTACCTTCAATACGTAATGGTTCTTTAAAAGCAAGGATTAAAAGTATAAATGCAACTCCAGCAAGTAAAAGGAACATGGGCATCGGGATTGCTCCTTGCTGGCCACTCAAATATGTTTGATTTAAAATAACAGTTTGATTAATATTGTCAAATGACGGATAAACCCCACTGTTTAAAGAAGGATAACCACCACTAATATTCAAAGATCCACTTATTGTATTGTTGATATCACCAACGATAGCAGTAATATTATCTACCATTACTTATTACCTCTTAACGATTTTTCTAATTTCTCCGCTTCCACCAACATCTTGGATGCGCGCGCCTTGCGAATCTTATAGAAATCCAGAGCCACGCGGGAATCCCATAGGAGTTCGTTGCGGAGGGAATCGCCTTTAGGAAGTTTCAAAGCTCGATTTTTTTCTGATAAGTACTCATTATAAGCACTTTGACTATATTCGATCTCCAAACGGGCCGCACTTCGTAAAGTTGATATTGCATGTTTATCCGGAATAGTTATATTGATTGGCTTCTTCAACTGGATAACAGAATCGTTGTAAAAATCTTTTGACATATTAATGTTTCTATTAGTTGGTATTTACTTATAAATGTTTCGTAGATATGTTTATATTGATAGGACGCGTAGTATGTTTTAACAAAAGGTGAAAGACGATGGAAACAAAAAGTATTGAAGCACAGATAAGTATTATCGCTGGATACGATGATGTGATCAATATCACCGTAGAAGATAAATCATCTAGCACCAAGTTTCTTCAGATGACAATGACGAGAGAACAATTCGTCAATGCTACGATGAATAGATTATGTAATACCGAAGTTCAAACTGCAAAGGTGCAGAATCTTGATCGTGTTGGTAAGAAAATGGAACTGCGCCCATTCACTTTTGAACTACCGGTGGGAGTACATACTTATGATAGCGGATTGGAACAACTCGCTGGGAAAATGGTTCGTAATATTTGCCCAGATGGATGGATTCCAGATACACACTTCGGTTCTCGCGGGTCATTCTACACAGAAGATGGGAAAGTAATGGCTAGAACAACATTACGAAAGTGGGTGTAAATGACCACAGAAACAAACTTCATCCCCGTCACCTACGACAACGGCAACCCCGCTAAAATGCTCAACATATTTTTCGGTGATGTGCAGTTAGAACTTCCCGATGGAAGCAAAATCTGGGTTCCCGAATCCTACTTGGATCACGATTGGAGAAGCAAGTAGAAACATTTATATTATCAGAACGCGTAGTAGTGTATAACAAAAAGTTGGTGAAAAGAAATGAGCACGAAAGACACAAAATATGTTCTTGCAAGGAAAGGATCGAACATTCCAGTCCGATATGGGAGCAAGAGTGAAATTTGTAACGAATGGTGTAAAAAGAAATATCAGGATGCTCCGGAAGAAGAGTTTTCTGTATTTGAAGTTGTAATTACTCCTTCGAGAGAACTTCCCATAGAGGAAATTGAGGAAGTAGTAGATGATGAATATGATAAATATGAGTTGTGGAGGAAAGGCGATTAACCATGCCCATTCAAAAACTCTCAATCCACAGCGAAATTGCCCTTGACGACCTCGTAGAAGAAATCTGCGTCCTCGATGATCAATCTATCATTGACTTCATCAAATCAATCGATCTAATGGTTGCCGATTATGATTTCACAAAGACGCTGCGTGATTACTTTGTGAAAGAGATAAAGAAGGAAGAGGAAGCAAAGGGGGAGATGGATGGTGAGTAATATGCAAGTAATCGACACATCAACAACAAAATCAGCGATCTCTCCGAATTACAATTTCATCTTCAATAAAATCAACGGCGCATTTTCACGGTGGGGCGCAACATTTGATGACGACCCCGAATGCGCGCCTTCACCCGAAATCGCAGATATTGAAATTTCAACAATCTGTAACCACGGATGCAAATTCTGCTATAAGTCAAATACGTGTGATGGAACTTACATGGATTTGAAGACGTTTAAAACAGTGTTCTCCAAATTACCTAACACAATTACGCAGGTGGCATTTGGAATAGGATCAATAAATAACATTGTATACTTTAGGAGAAGGAAATGATTATTTATAAAATAACAAATTTGATTAATAATAAAATATATATTGGTCAAGACACCAAAAACAGACCACTATATTTGGGTTCGGGCATTTTAATAAAAAACGCTGTGGGAAAATACGGTAAACATAATTTTAAAAAGGAGATTTTGGAATATTGTAAAACACAAGAAGAATTAAATGAAAAAGAACAATACTGGATTACACATTTTAATTCTACAAATTTAAATGTTGGATATAATATAGCATTGGGTGGGTCTGGAAAACTTGGTGTTTTCCCATCAGAAACAACAAGATTAAAAATGGGGGAAAGTCACAAGGGCGATAAAAATCATATGTATGGTAAACATTTACCAGATTCACAGAAACAAATAATATCCAACTGCGGTAAAAAAAGAGTTGGAGAAAAAAATTCATTTTTCGGAAAAACACATTCGGAAAAAACAAAAATGGAAATAAGTAATGCCAATTCCATTCATTTGACGAGTGAATTGGAAGATGAAATAGTAAATTTATATAAAATATATGGTATTTTTAAAATTGCAAAGGTTCTAAATATTGGCAAGAAAAAAGTAAATAATGTTTTAAAGAAAAGACATGTTGTTATGAGACCACCGTGTATTAATAGGAGGAAAAAATTATGAATGGGGAATGGGAAATTATTGGTGAAAATGAATACATGAAAGAACAAAATATATACGAATATAAAAAAGAATATATACTTACTAATCCGGATCTATATTCCATTATGCAACATTGTCGGAACAATGGTGTTATTCCAAACATCACGATCAACGGTTCCCGTATGACCCCTACAGATTATGAAAAATTGTCTTCTCTATGTGGCGCTGTTGCCGTTTCCCTGTATGATTACGAAACATGCCGCACTGCAATCACCGAACTTGGCAATCGTGGATTATCACAGGTCAACATCCACTGCCTCTTATCAGAAGAGACATTTGATAAGTGTATGAACATCGTGCACAAGGCTCGCAATGACCCATTGCTCGCCCGTTATCTTAACGCTGTAGTATTCCTGTGGTTGAAACCAAAAGGTGATAGAAACAGCCTACACTCGGTTTCTGAAGCACATTACAAAGAACTTATGAACGTATTAAAATCCAACAACGTGAGATTTGGGTTTGACTCGTGCAGCGCACCAAAAGTGATGGCTCTTATGCCCGAACACGTAGAAAGCATTGAACCGTGTGAATCTACGTTATTCAGCATGTATATTAATGTTGAAGGAAAAGCATATCCATGCTCGTTTAGCGAAAACGAATGTGGATACACCGGAATCGATATGCTTAATATCAACGACTTTACTACAGATGTATGGAACAATGAACAATTTAACCGTTTCCGATCATCGGTTATCGGGAACAAAGATAAAAACGGGTGTAGAAATTGCCCATTATTTAATCTTGAATTTGGAGGTAAAAAATCATGAAGACTAGAAGTGGGTTTGTTTCAAACTCGTCAAGCAGCTCATTCATCGTAGGCATCGATCCCGAATGCAAAACATTCGAAGAATGGTGCGAAAAGGGATTATTTAATTGGGAAGGACTCTTTACACGCGACGAAACAAAAATCGATCTTAATATCACAGAACCCAACTATCCCTATACATACCGTGAATGTCTTAAGCGTGTATGGGATGATGTTCATCTTAAAGAGCTATGTGAGTTGAATAAGGTAGAAAAATATCTCGTTTCTTACACGAAGGGCGGAACACAACCAGATACATCAATGTTTACATATAAATTTGTAGATACTTGTTGCGACCCGCACAACCACGGATATAATTTTGAACCCGATGAGCGCGAAAAAGTTATAAAGAAAATGAAATCTGCCGGTAGAACGTGGAACACTCTGATGGTGCAATCTCTCGTTCGTGAAATGGATGAAAGGTTTATTCTCTATGATATATCATATTCGGATAACGATGGGGATTTCATGTGTCAAATGGAACACGGGGATCATTGGAAGATGATTCCTTGTATTATAATTTCAAATCATTGAGGTGTATCATGAAAACACGACACGGTTTCATCTCAAATTCGAGTAGCAGTTCATTCATTATAAGTAAACAATTTTTGAATGAATTGCAAATCGATGCTATTAAAAATCACGAAACCAATTTATATTTCAAAAGAAGCGGCTGTGATAAATATGATGTGTGGAATATACACGAAGATGAACTCTTTGTATATGGATTTACCAGCATGGATAACTTCGACATGAGAGAATTTTTATCCATGATTGGTATTGATGATAATATAGTAAAATGGGATGATTGAATGAAAACACGACTTGGATTTGTGAGTAACAGTTCATCGTCTTCATTCCTTATTGCAGGGATCATTATTGGTGAAATCCCGAAAGAATTTGAAGATGATTATGATTGGCTTGAACATATGCAAAAGAAACACGCAGAACTCAAAGATTTTGAAAAGCATTGCCCATTCGATGATTGTGGTTATTATATCGGTATAAGTTACGACAAGATCGAAATGGATGAAACAAGGCGACAATTCCTACAGCGCGCGCAAACCGGATGTGATATTATTTGCAATAATTTCAAAATTAAACCGCACGCGGTAGAAACATTGGAAGCATCGTGGAGGAATGGATAATGAAAATTAGATTTGGTTTCGTTAGTAATAGTTCTTCATCATCTTTCGTAGTTGACAAAGATGAAATACCCGATAAGAAATTGTTTGAAACAATGATCGATCAACACAATTATAGCGGAGACGAAGGTTATATTTATAAAGGCCGGCATCATTATTTTGGACGATTGAGTCAATCCGACGAAATAATTACAAGATATCTTGAATTAAATAATACACCTTATGATGAGGAATCTTAATGTCCAAAACCTACTTCACCCTACCCGAAGCAAAAACAAAAATCAATCATCACGTCAAGGCACTCGCGCCATTCGCTGATATTAATATCGGTGACTATGGCATCGTTACTTCATACTACAAAATAGGTGGTCTCTATGGATTGAATGTCAAATGGGAGCACATTAATATCACGGATGGGTTTTCGAAGAGTGATTATGAGAGGTTTTTAGAGGGGGTTTAAAAATGCCACACTATATTAATCATTCAATTAAAGAGCGACAATACATTTGTTTGTTGCTTAATAGATTATTTTCGGATCTACATTATGACCACCCGGAATTAAACAACACGGAGACAGCAATGAAATGGATAGCCACCTTAAGACAAATTGATGGAATTGGAATATCGGTAAGTAGCAAGTATCCGGCCGAACCGTTCTGTGTTAATGCTGAAAATAATTATATGTGTTTTGAAGGGGAGTATCCATGACAATTATTAAATCTACGGACGCCGGTATCTGCTGCGGCAAACCGATGGCAAAGCATATAATTAAAGAAGGCGCGCGGTATCATGTCACTTCGTGGGATTGTGAAACTAATGGTTCTTTGGAACATTGTAGTGAACCGAATTGTGAAAATAACCACGGGATCGGGAAGTGTGCGCCTAGAAATGAAGATTCGCCAAAAATGCGCGGTCCTCCGTATTGGAATGATTATTAATGCCCACAACAAAGTTCACAGATAAAGAATTGATTCTTATTAGAACTCTCGGATTACTAGGAGTTGAAGAAATAAATATAGAAAATGATAACAATCATACACAATGTCAAAAATTGATCTATCTCTTACAAAATATGAGGGGTGGGGTATCTCTGGGGTATGGTTATGAATGGAGAGTAAAGGGGCCGCATAGTCCAGAACTTGGAAATGATTTAAGAAATATAACTGATAAATTAAAGATTGTGAATTCTTATAGGAATTAAATGTTAATCTCTCTTTTCGAAACTTATATATACCTACATGTTCTAGTATTATAATACAAGGAGTGAAGTGAAAGATGATTTATGCACAAATGTTTATACTGTTGACCGCATCGTTTACAATAGTGGGCGTTTTTGGTTATGCGCTGTTAAACAAAAATAACCACCCAATAGTAATGGGTATTTTATCGCAATTAATTGTGTGCTGCATGTGCCTCTTATACCGCATGCCCGGAATAACAATTACAGTATAATAAAAAATATCTTTTCCAACCGCCATCCAACATACTTAAATACTTCCCCCTCCTATCTATTTACATGCAAATCTTAACACCAGATGTCTCACCAGAAGACTTTGATAAGTTTAAGGGACTGCTTTTTGAACACCTGCATGTGCGCGACGCGCGGCTTGATAACGATCCCACGTTCATCAATGATTGTGATTCTACACTTCGCATTTCACGGAATATCCTTACAGCGCATTTTCCAGAGTATGACACGGCTGGAACGATCTCATATTTCGAGAAGATGATGTGGGGTTGTGATTGCCGGGTATTTTATGAGTCTCCGTGTATTTGTGATGAATGTGGGGGGAGGATGGAGAAGGATTAATTTTTTATTTCCTCTTTTTACAAGTTTGATTATAACCAATTTCCGTTTCGTTTGAATGCAACTCTCGAATGTATTTGCCTTCTTTTCTTCTCACTTCTTCCTTATCAGTAGATTCAAAAAGTATTTCTTTTCTTATTGTAAAGTCGCAAAGTTGTTCATCAGTAAAATCTTTTTCTACAAGTTCATTAGACCACGAACCAAAGTAGTTAATATGATGCCCATCTTTTTGGGTATCAATACCAACATATATTTTTCCGTTTGGGAAGGTTAATTTATATACAACATAATTGAATGACATTATATTAATATATACATTCTATCTTTAAATAAGTATCTATTTTATTCTACCATACTAACAGATACATTTAAATACTAATAGTGTATACCATATAATATGATTTGCAACTCAAAGCAAACCAACAACGAGTCTTCTCATGGGAAAATGAAGCGGTTATATATCCGCACCGAAAAGAACGATGGAAGAACGTGGACACCTGTTGGGTATATGTGTCTTAAGTGCAAGAATGTGATTATGGATTGAGGGAAAATTATGACCAAGATGAAACCTGTAACAAAAGACGAACTTAAGAGGGCATTTTTTATTATCTTTAATTTAGCAAATAATTCCCCCGCATTTAAAGATGTTAATTGCCCATTTGAAGAACTTTGTGAAGTTGAATGTGGTGAAGCAGTTGAAAGCTGTTTTCTCGAAAGATTAGATGCGACAAAAACAAAATCGAGAGATGAATAAATGGTAGCACCAAAAGACCCTATAAAACACGCGCTTTGGTTGGAGAGACAAAGAAATTCTCATATGAATAAACATCCAGAAAAAGACACTCTCGTTAAAATGAGCGAATCGCATAAAGGTATAGAACCGTGGAATAAAGGAGAGAAAATGCCTAATGAAACTGGTAAAAAAATTAGTGCCGCTTTAAAAAATAAACCAAAACCTCTACGAACTAAAGAACATTGCGAAAATATAAGTAAATCTAAAATGGGAGAAAATAACCCGATGTTTGGGAAACATACAGAACATGTTTCGGTAGATATGAAATGCCCAAAGTGTGGTTCTAATAATATAAAAAAGAATGGAACTAAAAAGAGTATTGATGGAAAATACACCCCTGCTGCAAAATGCAACCAATGTGGATATGGAGCAGTGGCTACAAAATTTAAAGTGTGAAAAAACAAATGCCGCCACCAAAAGACCCCGCAAAATATAATGAATGGATAAGAAAGAATCGTGAAGCACATACTGATAAGCATCCTTCACAATCATCGCGGGATAAAATGAGTAAATCGCAGAAAAATAAACCGAAGAAACCATTTACAAAGGAGCATTGTGAAAATTTAAGCAAATCTATGAAAGGGCGCATTCCTTGGAATCTTGGTATCCCGCATACTCAATCTGCAAAAGATAAAATGAGTGCAAAAAAGAAAAATATTCCCTTAACAGAATCGCACAAACAACATTTGTCAGAATCACACAAGGGTCAAATCCCACATATAACTTCAGAATCTACAGAAAAGAACAGACTTGCACATCTAGGGAAAACCGCTTCACAACACACACGAAATCTTATGAGTATTGCTCACGCAGGACAAGAAGCGTGGAATAAAGGACAGAGTATGCCTAATGGAACCGGAGAAAAAATTAGTAAAGCACTTAAAAATAAACCCAAATCAATGGAAGCAAGAAAAAATATGAGTGGTGAACATAATCATAATTGGAAGGGTGGTATATCAACATTAGAAAAAGCAATAAGAGCACTTCCGGAAATGTATATATGGAGATATAATGTCATGAAACGTGATAACTTCTGCGATTGTTTTACTGGTATTATAGGGAACCACAATTTAGAAGTACACCATATTAAACCGTTATCAATAATAATACAAAAATATAATATTAAAACAATAGAAGATTCATTAAAGTGTGAAGAATTGTGGGATATAGATAATGGTATAACAATGTTCAAAGAATCCCATATGAATCATCACCAAAAATATGGGTTGCAAATATTACCAAAAGAATATTTTAAAAAGAAGTAATTTTTATAAGTTTGAAAAAATGGAGATTTGGTCTCCATTTGTCAAACCGGGCTCACTGGCGTTCGCCTCCGACAAATATCCGAATGACGGGTATGAATTCCAGAAGTAAAACAATGGCTCCAAGGAGGAACAGTGCAATACCGAGGAAGGTAAACGCGAGAGACACATTGCTCTGTGCGTTGCTCATAGTCGTATTCATAATACCTGTCAAGATGGGCAAACTGTTGAAAAGTGTGCCTACCATGAAGATACCGATGACGATGAAGATCGCCCCGCCCACGACCATCCCGATACCGGCGAGAGTTGCCTCCCCGATTGCTTCGGAGTCGTGAACGAGCTCCATACCCTTATGATATGCGTCCTTGAGGTAAGTCGTAACTTTCTCAAACATGTAAAATGCACCTCTCTCGCTTCTTAAGTCTAATGCAAAGGTATATATATTAGTTGGTGTTTACTATATACATATGTTTCCAAACGGAACATATGTGTAAATCATGACACGCGATGCTGTTGTTAAAATTGATAGAAAAATCGCCGAAGCCGGACGCGCGCGCGGTCTTAACCTAGCGACCGTTGCAGAAGAATCAATTAAGAGAAGAACTAAAAAACTGGAGGAAATTGATAAATATGACTGAAACTTATACCGAAGATGAAATGAAGAAAGCAATGAAATATGTACAGAAGAAAGAAAGATTGATTTCTGCCTTGAATAGTGCCGTGCGCACCGCAGAAGCACCTATTTATGCAGAAGCATTGAATGAACTTATTGTGCTTCTCATTGAAGATAAGCTCCTTCCGGATTCCTTTGATATCCACAAGTACTTTTCTGACCTGTATCCGAGAGCGACGCAGAAAAAAGAAGCAAAGGATGAAGATAAAGACGTAAATTAAAATAGTTTAGAAATTTATTAATCTTTTTTAATTCCTCTTTATGTACACCAAACATAACCACTGTGTTAATGTTGGTGTATGGAAGGGGGATTTTTAATAGGTCTGGCCGGAGTTGAACCGGCTTACACATAGACCGTGTTTGAGACGGTTCCATAGCCGTTCTGGATACACAGACCCAAATGAGTGATGCCGGATGCGCGCCGGCGATGTTTCCTTGTACGGAGTCTAAATCCGGTGAAGTCGGCTTCTGTTCCAATCACTCTCGATTTCCCACAATGGGATGCGTCCGTCAGGATTTGAACCTGAAATGTTTCGCTTCGTCACAGTGTTTAAGACTGTTGCGTTCAACCGTTTCGCCACGGACGCGATGTGTGAAGCAAGATTTGAACTTGCGTCGTTTCCTTGTCTGGAACCTCGATCCAGTGGAGTCAACCGTGCTGTCCCATTCACACATAACTTATATGTTTTCAAATCATTTATACTTTCCCCTATGTAAGAGGACGCCAACGACAGGAATTGAACCTGCAACCCTGTTAAGGGCGACGGTTTTCAGGACCGTTTAGCGCACCGCACTCCCCACGTTGGCAATAATATGAGCCGGATGAGAGAATTGAACTCCCGCCCTTTCGATTACAGATCGAATGCACCAAACCAACAGATGCTTATCCGGCGACGCTGCCTGAAAGATTTGAACTTTCGTTTCCGATCAGGAAAGCAACTTTAGCAGAATTGCGGCATAAACCAGACTCGCCCAAGGCAGCAAGATGAAACCAATACAAAACACCCTCACGATGTGGTGAGAAGCGTCAAACTGGACAGTAAACGCAATGATAGAATAGATGTTGATACGTTTATATTTACTGTCATGATATATAATAGTGTATGTTGTAATAGTATTTAAATATTTCTACAATTGGTGGAGAGGGATTTGAACCCTCGAAGCACTAAACACCGGATTTTGAATCCGGCCCCTTTGACCGCTCGGGTATCCACCAGTCATAGAATATAGGTGTTGTTTCTATTTAAAATGTTGGTTCGGAAATATATAGGTTAACTTTATATACTATAAAAATTTACTATACAACTAATTTATATACCACCAATAGTTTTAATATTTAAACCTTTCTAAAAACCCCACTTCCCCAACGTCGGAGTCGCCGGGTCAAACTCGCACCAGTTGAAATTCAACGGTTCCATAATCCGTGATAACGGAGTCTTTAAAGTCTTCTCTAACATTGTATCAACATCAACTATAAAAATGTTTCTATCTATTTGATCCGCATACTCAAAACAAACTACATCCGTGCGCGGATATTTTGAAGTAACATTCTTAATATATAAACGTTTCGGTTTTGACCCCTTACCAAAATTCGTTCCCAGATAAGTGTTAGAATACACCGCCGCGCGCACCTGCGCATCTTGGATATCATATTCTTCCAATGGTTTACCAATGCCGCCGGGAATTCCTACATCGTCGAGACTATATTTACCCGCGCGGTATTTACGTATAACATCCGAAATAGTAGTTCTGATTTCTTCATAAGGTTTGCCCTCAAGAACCATCTCGATAAGTGTTTTCATTGCGTCACGTGTGACCTTGGGGGAATCCGACCGCTTGGTTTCAAAACCCACAATATCAATTTTATGCGCGTCTACACCTTCCTTCCAAATAAGGAGTCCAGCGTATCGCTTCTTCTTCCCGCCGCTAAAAAATCTCTGGTATAATTTTTCAAATTTCACGGAGAAATATTGAACATCGGCATTTAATGTTTCTTTTGCAAACTGTGGATATGAGTTATTAAGAAGCGTTTCAAGTTCCTTCGCAATAAACATAGTTCCTTCTTTCCCAATACTTTTTGGTATCTTTATACCAACCGAATCGGTATCACCAAAAACAATTTTATATTCTTCGTGTTCTACAAGTTTTTTGTTGTGCTCCAAAAGCGCGCGCCCTACTGATGTAATAGCCGAACCCACGTCACGGTCATTAAGACGGAACATCGGATTTGCCGAAACCCCATAATAAGAATTCATGCAAACCTTAACCACGTCCTGTTTCATATTTAAAAGTTTATACTCACGAGAATCAAAAGGATACTTATTCCGTTCCTTTTTCATCTCATCTCGTTCACGTAAAAATTTCGCCTGAATCTTTCTAACCAATCCATCGGGTTCTTTTTTAAATCTGACACCATTAGGAGCGCGCAGTTCTCCTTTTGGATCTTTGGTTTCTGGAGATGCATTAATAGTCATCATCGACATTGGATACAATGATTTAGCATCCAAAACAGCAACGTTTTCTTGCACTCCGCGCATGGGAGCAATAACCGTAGCCCCTTCAAACGATTCTTGTGTATTTATAGAATTTGCCTTTGAAGGTAAAATAAACCCATTTTCTTTTGCTTCTCTCAAAACCAACATATCAATAATAGGCATACTATTTGTTGTCTTTTCCAGAGGACACCCGGCATAATGAGCAACATACCTGTGGAATTCAACAGTTTCGTCTTTTGCATTAATACCTACACATAATTCCACATCAGTGAAGTTATAGTAAACCAGATTGGTAGGATCTTCTTTCCATAAATCGAAAACCTTTCCATTGTGATGGATTTTTTGTTTCCCCAATTCTTCTAATGCTATTGCATCAAGGCGATAAGAAGGTTGTTCACCCAAATGCATTCTTTTATACCCGGATAATAAATCAAAAAGTTGACGACCTTTGATTTCTATGCGCCCGGTGTTTCCACTAGGCAACCGCGACCACGCATCGCGCGGGATACCTAATACATCCATACGACCCAGAATGTAAGGTATATCAAATTCATTACAATTATGTACAACGCAACCAATCGAAAAATTATGTTCTGTCGTTTCAATATCGTAGCAATTTTTAGGCACGTCGTTACTTACATTTTTTACCCGCAGATACATATTAGTTAGATTTCTATTAAAATTAAATCTGAAATGATCTTTCCTAGTAACTCGTTTTCTCTTAATTATATGGATTTTATTTTTTATTTTCTTCTGCAAAAACTTTTTCATACACTCTAATAGTTTTTGGGTTATACATAAGATCCGTAAATTTATATTACATGTAGATGAAGTTATCGCACCAAATCCTGCAAATAACTGAAAATGCCGAATATTAATAGTATGATCTCCTATACAAAAGACATCTGAATACCCATCGCCATCATACCATCCAGCTAAAAAAGCCCCGAACTCTTCTACAGATAGACGAGATAATAAACCAAAATTGAGTTGTTTCTTATCACCAACCAGAATGAGATGTTCTGCCCCTTTTAGATCTCGCTGCAATATATTAGAACACCAGACACCTTTTGTAAACCATCTATGGTTTTCCCCGCAACATCTATTAATGAGGTTTATATTTTTATTGTAAAATCTAAATCTCCACTTATCTGGTCTGGCGCCATCGGAATAAATAAGTCCAGCCCTGTAACAATTAAAAGGATCAAGCCCGAGACCAATATTATTTTCATACTGCCGTATTGGAATATGCAATATACTATCAGAAGTTATATTTTTAGAAATTTCGTATGTTGGTTCATAGTTTTCGCAATGTTCCCACACATAATGACGATCTTGTGGAATTTGAGAAACTAACATTCGATGATCTTCCCCAACAATAAAATCCCATCCAATAGATGTTCTTATACGAGTTGTATTCTTAACCCCCGTATTATAAACGGATACAACTTTTCCACCTGTGTTTAAAACAATACCCGGTATTAATGCCTTAATTGGTATAAGACCGTTTTTTGTGTCAACCATTGTATCTTCTGGAACGCAGTTCCACCCCGTAATAATATCCGGATCTGTGGATTTGATATATTCACAAAAATCCACAAGAAGAGATTTTTCATCCGTGTATGTTATAACGTCGTGGTGAGCGGGATCAAAGCACCCGTTCTCTTTAGGTGTTTCTATAAGAGGTGAAGTAGCGACAACAAATGTAATATAACGATTTGTAAAACTATCATGACAAGTAATGCAAAAAATTGGATCTTTCGTTGCATCCGGGAACCCGCGTTCATCAGAACATTCAATATCCACAATACAAACGCGCGCGGGATAGTTTAAATCTTTGAATAATATGTCGTCAATCGTGCATGGTGATTGTGTATAAGAGAAACCAGATTTTATTTTTGTATCAATCAGAAACCTCAATGTGTATAAAATATCCGCTTCATAGTGTTTAGAAAACTTCTCGCGCGATTCAAAAATGTCACCGGGTTTTTGAGTAATGACTTTCACCAAAGGTTCATGGAGAATGGAAAAATATTCATTTGAATCAACTTCGGAGGGTGGTGTTGCTTTGGGGGATTCTGATGCGGGAACAAAAAAATAAGGTTTGAAACCAACCACATCCACACGATGAGAAACACCGGAGGAGTCACGACCGAAGATGTTAATGACAGGAGAGTTGTTATGGAAGGAGTATTCGGCTTGAGTTAAGCAGAGATCAGGCATAGATAGGAGACCCCTCTACAAATAACATTAATGTTCCGACTGTAATTGCTAAAAGGATACCAGCAATAAATGAATGAATAATAATGCCCGTGACTCCCCCAAGACATCCTGCAAAAACGGCAGATAATAAAGAAATTAAAATTCCCGTTCCTAACAACTCTTCTTTCATGTTGTTAATATATACGCGTTTAAAGGATATAAAAGTATTGGTATAGTAGAAACCTTTAAATACACAAACATCCAATACTATAAATATGTCTCTTGATATCAAAAATCAATTCTCTAGAACATTCAATCGACCAGAACCCAACGTTGGCGCGCTTGGTAAAAAGCAACGTGGAGAATATTATAGTGGGATCAAAATCTGGGGTCGTCAAGTAAAAGGCGAAAACCGCGATTAAATTTCATCAAAAGAATATTTAAAATCTAACACAAGCATTACCAATCCGAAACAAGCCCCAAATAACATACTAGCAATAATACTTCCCACAATTGCACCCACACAGCCACCAATTCCACCTGCGAGTAAACCATCAAAAAAAGAAATTATAAATGCGATGGTGGGGTTAAATTCTTTGGTCATTGACAAGTTCCATTAATATGTTCACATTTAGCACGATCTGATAATTGTGGTGTATTATCTGTAAACGAGTATATTTGCCTATCATCATTTTTGTTGCAATAATATTGGATTGTATAATTATCTCCAATATTTATAATTTTGATATTAAATGGTTGCGACAAATAATAATAACCATTACCGTTTTCATCAAACAATTCCATTGTTACACCCATACAACCAAAACCATTAAATATACCAACAACTTCTTTATTAGTGAAAACGATATTTTTTGTAATTAATTGAGATGTTGGTTCGGGCTGCGGTGGCGTGATGTGAAAAACAAATTGGTTAAACAAAACACACAATATAATAACTGCAAACATTATCATTATGCATCGTAGTATAAATATTGAGTCGTCGTCGTCGCTCATATTATTTACCCCTCATCAAACACTTCTTCTACATTCGATATATCATCAACATTTTTTGGAGTAAGAATCTTCTTACCTAATGCAATCGCCAATTCTCGTTCCATCGTCGCTCCTTGACTTTTTCCCATCCGGGCAGTAGAAGAATGGCATCACATTTCTCCACAAATGCCAAACAAATATTCATCCACGTATCATAACCAATATCTACAACATGTTGAAACCCAGATGTATTTTTATGCGGTGTGAATGGTGCCCACCCTTTATAGACAGCAGCAAGCGCATAACGTGACGCTTCAATAATATTGATTTCTGTTCCGTGGAGTTCATCATAACCGTCGGGTATGAGACTGAAAGGGCCGGAGATGTAGAGGGTTTTCATCTACGCACCAACAAAAACATTCGTGTTCATATATTTATCCGGCATCATTATAGAAGCAACCATCATAATTGGCATTGCAATAATCATAAGAAATGGATGGCGCAAATATACTGCGATTGCCATTGATAATATACATACCAGCATTAATATTAATATAAATAATGGGATTTTCATTCACGACCTCCCCTCAAATTTCAACGCCTCTCCGTTCTTCAAAATGAAAAACCCACTTCTCATTACCGGGTGTGTGGTCGTTTTACAAGTATATTCCAACGCCTCTCTATCAAACAATCCCCCACCTTCTATACATATAAATCTCCCACTTATATCACGCCCCTGCAATAAATTGTGACCATGCGCCATATGAATATTCTTTCCGAATTTTGCACACAACGCGCGCGCTACTCTCAAAGGCAAAATACTAAAGTTTTTCGGGTGGCAAAGCATCCATTCTTGAATCCGATCATTTCCATTTTCATCCACACAATTGTGATTCAAAATCATAAAATCATCTGTAGTAGAATGAACACGTCTTTCATAATCAGATATGGTAATGTTTCTCGGCATCATCGCTAATACTATATCTTTAAACCCTTCTTTCCCACCAGTAAGTGCAATAATACGATTCTCGTGGTTTCCAGAACAAATATAAATTTCTTCAAACCATTCAAGAAGGCGGGTCATTATTTTTCGACCTTCATCTTTTTCAGCCTTCCATGTAATAGACACACTTCGGTTTGACTCTGTAACACTAGTGAAAATACTAAGGTTATCACAATCCAAGAAGTCTCCGTCGATTGCGAGTTTCCTAATATTTAAATCTTTACAAACACCAATCATATAATCAATAAGAGATTCATCGTGGCACGGTATGTGAAAATCGCACGCGAGACAAATATCGCCAGCAGTAAACACCAACGGCGCGCGCGCATTTATAAGTTGCTGCGCGAAAGATCCTTTCTTTGCTTTATATCTTCTACGATATTCGGCAGCACGATCCGGATGTTCTTTTTCATAAATATTACCCTGCACAGAACGTTGCGCAGAACGATTCCGTCTGGCATTTCTCGCCTTAACGGTTAATGGATTTTCCAGACCGTGACTCATTAGAAATCACCGTGACTATACAACTTTAAATAATAGGTATTGTGTTTTGACAATTATACAACCTCGAATTAAAAAGATTATGTTTAGTATATATACGCGTATTCTATTTAAGGGTTTCGTCTATACTTTCTTTTTCATCATAGTAATCTCCGTTTCATACCAATCTCGGGGTTGCAGCAAATGAAAAAACTTAACAACAATTGCGTTAACTGTTAAAAATATCCCAACTGCTAAATAACCCCACGTGAGATAATAAGGTGTTACATTGGTAGAGGCATAAATTAAAAATGCCATTCCTCCAAGTAAATATAATGCCATAAACAAGATGTCTAAAATGGCAGACATAAATCCATCGTAAGTAATCTTACGCGAATCCCATTCTTCTTTTGTGTAAGTAGTCATTTCGATTTCTCCTTTTTGCACCACGAAATTTTAATGCCGTATATGATAGCCATTAAAACTATCGCTCCGACAATAATAAGACCCCCTCCAATACGTTCTGAAAGAACATCCATTTCTGTGAGTGGCATTATTCGTCTGTTATTAAGCCATAATGTTACATCTCGCGGAATAAATAACATCAAAGATCCAAATATTAATATAGACCATACAAATAAGTTGGCAGATAAATTACATAAAAATTTCTTTATTTTGTGTAATGTCCTACATGAAATCGGAAGAAGTGTAATTTCTATTGTCATTTAATATTAACCCCAACCATTTTTGCATTTTCATAATAAACAAGAGTCGCCCCAACCAACATGAAGAATATACCAATCCCGCAACCGCTTATTGTTGATGCCGATTTTATATTATTAATAAGATTTAATACAAAATCGCTCGATGCTGGAAGATGCCCCATCATTGAAAAATACATCATAAAAGCGATTGGTGTTAATACGATTCCCCCGATCAATAAAACGACCCCAAATATTGTTACTTTGGTTATCATTTCACTTCCACCATTTCCCCAACAACATTTCCTTAAACAACCACACACCCATTACCAACAGCGCACCAAATAAAACTGCTACCAAAGTAACAACATTCAATCCAGTGAGCAATTCAACTGCGATACCAAGAATGATACCTGCAACAAATACAATCATTAAAAATATCTTTGCAATGCTGCGCGCGGCACTTTCAATAACTTCGTTTCCAATATAATTTGTTTTCTGTTTCCACACAATCCACCCACACGCGACTGCTGTTATAATCGCAAGAACGATTACAAGTGCACGCACTAAATCCCCTATGAGAAGTGTTGCAGCGATGCCGGAGAAGATACCGGCTTCAAGAACGATTAAAATAAAGAATCGGATAAGGTTTCGGGCGATGGATTCTGGAGTTGTGGTCATGGTGACACCCCACAAGTTTGGTTGCCGCACGAAATTGGGGCATCGATAGAATAAATCCATTTATAACCCAATTCTTCTTTAATTTTTACTTTGACCGTTTCATTATCTGCCACTTTAAATTTTGTAACTATATCACAGATATAATACACATTTTCATTGGTATCAATAACAGTCATATCACTATTTTGAATATGTTTGCATATTGTTATTGTATCGGTGTATGTAGAACCACCAATAATAAATATTACTGCACAAATACAAGATAATATTGCGAATAAACAAGCAAATACTTCAAAAAATGCTTTGGTGTTAGTATTGTCAAAAATAAAAATAATAATTGACAACACGGCAAAAATAGCACATATACCTACCAAATAATACCCCATCGGATCGACATCAAACGGAATCATTTCCCATTCACCTTCTTAAACTCATCAATAGCAATCTGCACAACAGAATCTTCGTATCCTTCGATAATATCAAACGCCTTTTCCTTTAACAGATTGATCGTGATGTCGGAGGGATTAATATTTTGTCCCTTACAGAAGAACGTAACGAGTTTTACAATGCGCGCGATGCCGGTTGGTTTAGAAGAAGCAACCGGGGATGAAGAAACCGTACCTGTTGGCTGTGTTGCTGCAACAGAAAGTGCATCTGGAAATGTAGAAACCGAAGATTTCTCGGTTTCTACGACCGGAGGTGTAACGGGTGTTTCAACAACTTCCACAGGAGCAGTTACTTTCGGTGTGCGCTTCCTTCTTTCCTTAACAACTGGGGGTGCAATTGGTTCTACAACGGGTTCTTTTACTATTGGATTCTCTTTACATTTAGTCTTACAGTCTACAAAACTGCACTTTCTACACGCTTCTATTTCAAGAATGTTTGGCTCGGTATTATCGTGTTCTACATTATAACAGGATGGAATATCTTTATTTTTTCCTTCATACCTCTCCACAAGAGTAATAGAACTCATCTTTGTTTTAAGAGTAATATCAATTTCCGTGATGTCCTCTTCTGAAACTTTTAAGTTCACAAGGCTTACAAGCATGTTTTTGAGTTCGTCTTTTGTTGCCATAATATCACAATTAGATAGAACGCGATTGTATTTAATGGTTGTGTAGAAGGATTTAAATAGATTGATGGCGTATATAGAACGTATATGACTGACGATTACCCGGTCCTAAATGGAGGATCTACAACCAGCCAAAACATTTCCTGCTTCAGCAGATATCAAATGAACAGCGTGAAATGTCTATCCTGTGTTGCAGGGTCTCATTGCTATGATGAAAGAGAGAAACGCAAGGGTAAAGGTTTTGCACCATGACAACAGACAAGCAGCCGAAGGGATACGATTGCACAAAACCGCCCAAGGACATGTGCCCCAAAGATGCAACCTGTGGGCATTGTTTTTGGTGGTCGAATAAGACGGAAGCTCGTTCCCACCCAGTCATCGCCCCGCTAGAGGGAGCCGCAAAAAGACTTTTTCCCACGCCCCTCTGCCAGAAATGTCCCATATATTTAGTCGGGCGTGGTTGCATCCACGAACTTGCGTATGAAAGTTCTGGGGTGTGCGGTGCCGGAATTACCGCGATAGAGCAGGCAGCCCGGGAGAAAGTGCTGGAAGAAAATCTAGCACTAATCCGCGATGTCATCTCAAAAGATCAATCCGGTCTTGCAGAGGCGTTGGCAAAAATACAATCTCTCGCAAAAGGATACGACTGGATCCCGGCCGGGGAATGGGGAAGTTACGACTATACGCAGCGTACAGTAGAAACGCTCCAAAAAGAATGCGGGTATCTTCTGGAGGAAATTGAAAAGATTGCATACGAAGGATTGCGAGATTCTGGAAACAGAGTTATTGCACATGTCCGGTCCTGTGAAGAATCCCTCCGTCATAAGGAGCAACCATGACCAACAACTGTAGTCATTATAAACAAAATAATATCGTTAAATTCACTGATAAAAATTATCATCAATGTGAAACTTGCATGTGGATCGACCCAAAAGATAAAACCCAATGCCACCCACCGGATTATGATTGCTGTGGAACGGAAGATGATTTTTATGAGTTAAACGAAACTTTAACCGATTTATATTGGATAAAGGGGAGACTTGAAACAGCATTAAAAGAAAACCGATGCATTCGAAATGAATTTGAAACCGTATCGGAGCGTTTAAATAAAATTATCAAATTTTGTGAGTTTATTAAATATCTAAATAAAGAGAAACCATGACCGAAAACACCAAAAACCAATATCGATGCGAGACGTGTTGTAATTACGCATCTACAGATTGCCCATCTGAAACAAACAAACTGTTATTTGATATCAATCATAATAATTTTTTGGGGTTCTCAATACAACGTGATAAAATGTATAATATTACAGAAACAATTGGTTGCGCTTCACACTCTTCCTTTATTAAAAATCCCACTAAACACTTAAGTAATCTTATCAAACACTTTGAAGCAATGGATGACCACGAAGATTTGTATCTTTGTGATATTATTGCATTGTTGAAAGGTGAGATTGAAACATAAATTTACATAACAAACCTTTAAATATAAATAAAACATAACTATATCACGCGTGTAAACGCAATTCTGTATAGTTATCAGAACATAAATTTTTGGGAGACCCAAATGGAAACTTACGAAGATAAACTCATTAAAGAACGATATTGCGTCGATGGAGAAAATAGTTATCCCGATGTTTGTGAACGTGTAGCGCGATTCATTTCAAGCAACGACGAACAATATCATCAGTTCAAGAAAATTCTTGTAGATAAAGATTTTTTGCCCAACTCACCAACCCTGATGAATGCCGGAACTTCTAACCCCGCCTTGTCAGCGTGTTTCTTTTTGCCGGTAGAAGATACAATTGAAAGTATTTTTGATGCTAACAAAAATGCAGCAAAAATCTTCGCTCGTGGGGGCGGGGTCGGATTCAATTTCTCAAAACTCCGACCCGCTGGAAGCAAAGTTGGAAAACGCAACGGTGTTTCCTCCGGTGTGGTTTCATTTATGGAAGTTTTTAACACAATGACAGAGGTTGTCAAGCAAGGAGGCCGTCGCCGGGGAGCTATGATGGGATGCCTTGATATTGCGCATCCAGAAATCAAAAACTTTGTGACATGTAAACAGACAGAAGGAAAACTCTCTAACTTTAATATCTCTGTCAAACTCACAGATGAATTCATGAAGAATCCCACACCCGAAATCATGAACTTGATTGTGAACGGAATTTACAATAACGGAGAGCCGGGAATTCTGTTCAAAGATACAATCGAAAAGTATAACCCGGCTCCCGAATATGGAGAACTCAATACAAATCCATTAAACTCCGTGTGGATTTAAAATCGCGTAAATTGCTGGAACACCCTTAAGCATCTCTAACTACAACGCAATCAGAAATGATAAACGTGAACGTTTTAAAAATAGAAATGATTGGGCAATCAGCAGCCAAGCATCTTATCAATAAGATGAAGGTTCAGAGACTATAGACGCGACATCGATGATATAGTCCGATCTCATATGAGAATATGAGAGTGTGACAGAAATGATCACACCTGCAACGAAGCATCGTTGCTGTAACAAAAAACCTCTTGGCGGGGAGGCTCTATTAGAATCATGGGGGAGCTGCAACTTGGGTAGCATCAACCTTTCCCACCACATAAAAGACAATGCAATTGACTACGACAAACTCAAAGCCACAATAGACACAGCGGTTATATTCCTCAATAATGTAATCGACAAAAACAAATACCCACTCCAAGAAATTGACTTTGCATCCAAGCGAACGCGCAAGATCGGTCTCGGTGTTATGGGATTCCACGACGCGTTGATTAAAATGGGGATTCCTTATAATAGTCAGAAGGCACTTGATATTGCCGAAGAAATTATGAAATTTATTAATGAGCGCGCACATGAAGTGTCAGAGTCATTGGGTAAGAATCCGAATATCAAACAGAACAGGTTAAATGCTTCATTGACTTCGATTGCACCAACGGGAACAATTAGTATTATTGCGGGTGCTTCATCAGGTATCGAACCCGCATTTAATTGGGTATATACGCGGCATGACACGTTGGGCGAACATTATATTGTGCATCCGTTGTTTGAAGAAGCGTTGAAAAATCTAATGACTGATCTTAATGGCAAAGTAGGATTCTTCGTAACCGTGGATGGCGTAAAATATGATACGTTGGATGGAACGAGACAAGCCATTATTAGACACTGCCATGAAAAGGGGACGATTCGCGATATAGAATTTTTACCAGATTCTTTCAAACTCCTCTACCAAAACGCAATGGACATCCCTTCATCAATGCACGTAAAAATGCAGGCCACATTCCAAAAGAATGTGGATATGTCCATTTCAAAAACAATCAACCTTCCAAACTCTGCTACTAAAGAAGAAATCAAACAGATCATTATTGACGCGTGGAAGAGTGGTTGTAAAGGTCTTACAATCTATCGCAATGGTAGCCGTGAGAATGAAGTGTTGGCACTTAAGAAACCCGTGGTTGTTGAAAGTATCGTAGATTGGATCGAAACTGAAAATGCTTTCTACGAATCCAAAACCCCCGCTGTAATTTACAAAGTCCATAGTGGATGCGGGAAATTCTATGTTATCATTGGCCACGACAAAGAGGAACCAACAATGATCTTTGTGGAAGGTGATGGTGTTGGTGGGTGTCAGGCAAATATGGCAGCAATGGGGCGTTCTATTTCGGCAGGATTGGAATGGGGGACACCAGCAGAGAACTATGTAAAACAATTCTCTAAAGTAAAGTGCATGACGGCGATGCAGAACAAATTATCGTGTGGTAAATCGTGCGCGGATATTACAGGAAAATGTTTGGACGATGCGATAAAAATGTTAATGCCCAAAAGTATAAAGGTTGAAGCAACAGAAGAAAAATGTTGTGACGCGCCGCATTATGTGATGGAAGGCGGATGCAGGATTTGTACGAATTGTGGCAAAAGTAGGTGTTCGTGATGGTTAATCAAAAACTAACACCCCCACTACCGTGCCATAGAACCGGAGAAATCTACATCAACTTCGAAGATTGTAACCAAGACATTCTCTTATTTTGTGCGTTTCGATACGCTCTCGGTCGTCAAACTTATGTTGTCAGCACTATCGCTGATATCATAAAAGCAAACTGGGATCATATGCCACAGAGTAGAAGAAATCTTTTTAGAAAAGAAATAGAAGAAGCGATTGAAAAGGGATATGCGGGTAGTGTAAATATTGATGTGCCGGAATGGTTGTCGATTTTGCACTTGGTTGATACGGTGGTTGGAAATGATTGACAAAAATGAAAAACTATTACCATGTCCATTTTGTGGAAGTAACGATCTAGAAATAGTGCCAGATCTGGCAGAAGATGATAACAACCGAATTTATGCATATCATGTTTTTTGTAAAGATTGCTATGCGAGGGGGAGAAATCTCTATCCTCATTGTTGGTGCGAATCCGAACAACAAGCAATCGAAGCGTGGAACAATAGATTTATTCCAGCAATGATACCTGATGAAGTTGATGATAACCGTGTTCAATTATCTACAGATGCATTATTTATTATTAGAAGAGAACTTATGAATTCTGAAAATATAATTAAACATATAAACGATCTTTTAACGCCAATTCAAATGGTTTCAAAAAAGGAGAAAAAATGATTAAGTTTATAGCATTTACGTGTTGTGCGACTTGCGAACATAAGAAAACAAAAGAAAGTTCGTGTCATACAAATATGACTTGTGATCTTGATAACAGCGAGACGGATGATAATCTTGTTTGTGGGCAATGGAATATGAGCGAGTGTTTGAAGAGGTTTACGAATAAAGAGTAACAACATTTAATAACTATTAGAACGTATACTATTTACTATGAAAGGTAACAATCATGTATAATGGAATTAAACGATGCTCAAATTACGAAGATGTAGATGCAACAATAGGATTATTGCATCTGTTATTTGGAGAAGTTCAATATGGATATTATTTCAACTCCCGCATTCAAAAACCCGGGTTCCTGAAATACAGTATGTATTTTACTACACCTTTTGACAACATCGCCGAAAAAGAATATGGTGATCACAATGGGTTTTGCAAAGAAGAACACAAAACGTTTGAAAAGTGGGGGGTAATTAACGGAGAAAAAACAAAAGACTTAATGCAACATATCCCGCTACAATATGATGATCATTCTCCGGCAGTATCATACGATTGTAACCACGGAAACCAATTTGATCGTGTTACCCCAACATACAAAGAAGCAATAACACGAAACATATGGTTTAATAACACATCAAGTCGGGGATTTTTTGAGCAGTTCAAGCGAAAGAACCGAAACCAAATTCTTGAAGATCTCGAACGTTCAATGTTGTATCAGGTTACATTTGATATTCCATTTGATGTTTTATCTGAGCATATAGTTATTGACAAAATTCAATATAATGGAGAAAACGAAAGTCACATCAATTTATATGCTCCAAAAGACACATCAAACCCAGTTCAAGAATTATTGAGAGATCTTGTTCGGGTGGAGTCCGTATTAACAGAAATGGCAAATTGCATCAACGAGATAAAATCCGATCCGGAAAAATATAAAAGAGATAATACCGAAGACTCATGGGCAAAAGAATGTTGTAAAGACGGGTACAACATGGAAAATGCAGAAGTCCTTCTGACAAAGTGCCAAAAAGCATTTAAACAGATGGAAGAAGTGTTATATCAGGCGCGATATTTTGATGTCAATGCGGAGCCGAAAATATCGGATATTACAAAATGTGCTCATAAAAAATGCACTCGCAACGCAGCAGAAGGCAGCAAATTCTGTGATCAATGCATCCAACTCCCTACAAAAGAATGTAACTATTGTGAAGTGGGAAAATTTAATACGCGCATATAAGTATAGATAGTGCAGAAACAATAGAACGATTTATAAAAACGAAGACGGCGAAGCAAATTTGTAAGGAGAAATAAAAATGAAAACTGGAACAAAATCTCTGTTGTGGGGCGTACATCAAATATTTTGGCATCCACTAACTGTTACACTCGCATGGAAAGAACTCTATAAATCGTGGCCATCATGGAAAGAATTTGTTTGTATCTTCATCCACGATTTGGGATATTGGGGATGCCCAAATATGGATGGCACAGAGGGAGAAAATCATCCGGTGTGGGCAGCGAGTTTTGCAGCAAAATATCTCGATACAAAAACCGATACAGAATGGCGGCATTATAGAAATTTATGTTTATATCATTCTCGGCATTTTGCAAGAGCACGAAACACAATTCCATCCAAACTTTGTTGGGCCGACAAACTATGTTACAAATATGATCCCGTTTGGTTCTACACACTGCGCGCCAAATTGAGTGGTGAAATAAAAGAATACCGCGCGCTTCCTCAAAGCCAAAACTTTAAAGGCTCTGATTCTGACTGGTATAGAGAACAAAGAAAATTATATATTAAACTTGCACTTTCACAGAAAGCAGATACTATTCCGTATCAGGATGTGAAGAATTGATTAGAATAAAAATAATAGAAAATGCTGGAAATCATTTTGCTCAACGATTTTTAAAAAATTGTTTTGGTGGTGATGAAGCAGTAGCATACCTCGCATCCCAAAAAGCACATTGGCTTGAAAATCACGAAAGGGAAATTGGATTTCTCACTAAAGAATTCGGGGATTTAAAAATATCGATTGGAGATGATTATGAGTTGTTTGATTCCGAATACACCGATTTATTTGAGGTTGTTGAATGATTATCCAAGGCGACGCTTTAACAGTTTTGAAAAGGATGGATAGTGAGTCAGTGCATTGTGCGGTAACGTCAAGTCCATATTATGGATTGCGTTCGTACAATACCGAACCACAAATATGGGATGGAGATCCAAACTGCCAACATGAATGGGGGGAAGTTCATCCACCGGGATATAGATCATCTGATACAAAACCGGGTCCAATGCAACATGAAGGGAATACGCACCGTGAGAATTTGCGAAGTGATATTTGTTCAAAGTGTGGAGCGTGGAAAGGTGAACTGGGACAAGAGCCTACACCTGAATTGTTTGTTAAACACCTAACAACTATCTTTCATGAATTAAAAAGGATTTTAAGAAGCGACGGTGTTTTCTGGATGAATATTGGGGATAGTTATTGTGCTTCTAAATGCGGATCGTTCAACGGTGGATCAGATATTCTTAAAGGAAGAAATCTTGAAGGTCACTCTAAATCCGGGAATGTAGATAAGTCAAAACTTATGGGAATGAAACCCAAAGACCTTATTGGTATCCCGTGGGCTTTAGCATTTTCTATGCGCTCCGATGGTGCCTCATCACCACAGACAATGTATACAGTAGAAAAAATCAAAACTTCGTTGCTTCGAGATTATGATACTTGGAATGACGTTCCAAAACATACTAAAAGAACAATTGAAGATTTGGATGAAGAGTGGTTAAAAGCAAGTAAGGGGGGTTGGTATCTCCGTTCTGATATTCCTTGGGTAAAAAGAAATTCACTTCCATCATCTGTAACAGATCGCCCCGGCTCTTCCATTGAACACATATTCTTATTCTCAAAATCACAGAAATATTACTATGACTACATAGCAACAATGCAACTTTCATCAGAATCTTACAACAAAGATAAAAGACCGCGCGGTGTTATTCGTCAATGCGTAAACACAAACTCCAAGTATCCAGATGGGGGGCAATTTAAAAAGCAAGATAACACAGGGAATGAAACTTACACAGGATTTAACGCTCGCTATGAACCTAATGGTTATGGCCTTCGTTACATGCGGGATTCCGATTTCTTCTTCAAGACATGGCAAGGACTTCTTCACAATGAAGATGGTGAACCAATGGCTCTTGTGGTAAATCCGAAACCGTATAAAGGTTCACATTTTGCCGCATATCCGATAAGGCTTGTAGAACCCCTAATTCTCGCGGGAACATCAGAAAAAGGCGTTTGCCCACATTGTGGAGCGCCGTGGGTTAGAGTTGCGAAAAAAGAATCATATATAACTCGCCCCACCATTGGTTCTGATGATCAGAAGCAAAAACTCAATCCCGGTAATGCGCAGGGATTAGAACGCACTGGTGGTCATGTTGCTCAAATTACTGAAACCATAGATTGGCAACCATCTTGTAATTGCACAAATAACATACCAGTTCCCGCCGCAATTCTCGATCCCTTCTCCGGCTCATCAGCAACCGGTGTCGCTTGTAAACTCCATAATCGTGATTATATTGGTATAGAACTCAATCCTGAATATTGTGAACTTGGAAGAAAACGTATTCGTGAAGGCAAATAACCCACCACAACCTTTTTATATTAACGCGTCCTATCTTATTACAATATGCCTCCTCTCGTTTCTGTTATCATTCCAACTCACAACCGCAACCTATCTTTAAAACGAGCAATCCAAAGTGTCCTAGATCAGACTTTTACAGATTATGAAATTATTGTTGTAGATGACACATGGGCAACCAACGAAATTTCCGATAATTATCCAAATGTCCATTTTCTTCATATACCTACAACATCATATCCAGCCATATCCAGAAACATGGGCATTAAAGTTTCAAATGGAAAATACATTGCCTTTTTAGATGATGATGATGTTTGGTATCCAGAAAAATTAGCATCGCAGATATCAAGATTATTAATAGACCCAAAATTAGGATTGGTTTGCAGTAACGGGAACATAGGAAAAGATTTATATATTAAAAGAAATATTACAAATGAACCCGACATGCTTCCACAGGAAATAATAGGGGATTTCGTTGTAACATCGTCATGTGTAATTCGCAGAAGTTTATTGGAAAAAACAGGTCTATACAACCTGCTCCCACTTTGTGAAGACTATGATTTCTCAATAAGATTTGTAGCAACAACACAAATTTATTACGACCCGACACCTTTGTTTGAATATACTATTTCAGAAAATAGTATACAAAAACGAAGTAACTATTCCTTTGTTGCTTATCACCAAAACGTTATAAAAGTAATGGAAAATTTACGAGAATTTTTAAAAAGGAACAATCTGGAAAAACCAGAAACATCGTTTTTAATTCATTATAGAATTCTCGATGAAAAAATAATGGTAATGTGGAATATAGTTAAAGATTTTATTAGAGGATATTAAATGACAAAAATCTTTTTCGCCGGAGATATGCGCAGTCCTTTTATACAAGGAGATGCAGAACTTTTAAAGGAAGATCACGATGTTTTTATTTTTAACACCCCGATCAAAAAAATGGATTTTCCGCTTTATCTATTTAAATGTTTTCAACAAGTTTTAAATATTAGAAAATCAAATCTCGTCTGGGTTTGGTTTGCAGATTGCCCGGCACTACCATTAGTTATTATTGCAAAAATATTTAATATACCCACAGCTGTGAATGTCGGTGGATTTGAAGTTTCTGGAATATCTGAAATTAATTATGGAAATCAACTTAAACCAATCCGTGGATATGTTTCAAGATGGATTATAAGAAATGCAACAGAAATTATTGTTCCTTCCCCCGTATACAATGTTAAAACATTAAAAGTTGGTATAGGAATAAAATTGATGGATAATACATTTGCATTGCCCGAAGACGATTATTATTTTGAAAATTATTACTTAACCCACACAATGGCTCATATAATCACAATTCCGAATTGGGTTGATACGGAAACTTGTGATATACCACTTCCACAAAAAGAAGATCTTGCTGTAACCGCCGTGTGTTCGAAACATGCGTATGCTTATAAAGGAATTTCAATATTTCAAGAAGCATCAAAAAATATTCTTTATAACACAAAAATATTAGAACATCTCCCACGAAAAGAATACGAGGACTATTTGAAACGCGCCAAAGTCTATTGCCAACTTTCACGCGATGAAACATTTGGTATCTCACTTGTAGAGGCAATGGCATATGGTTGTGTGCCTGTTGTTAGCGATAAAGGTGCTTTGCCGTGGATTGTAGAAGACACGGGTATTATCGTGCCTTATGGAGATGTTACAGCAACTATTAATGCAATTAATAAAGCAATGACTATGGACGGTTCAAAAGCGCGTGAGCGCGCACGTTATTTCAGCCGTGAAAGAAAACAAGAATCGGTGAAACAACTCATCAAGGAATTAATATGACACGTATTCTTATACTCGGAGACTACCCACTACCCAATGAAACAATAACCGGCGGAATAATGCGGTCAGTTTATTTAACTGCCAATGCATTATCAAAATTGTGCCCAGAATATGACTTTCACGTATTGACAATCACGGATGGAATTGATAAATCTTTTGTGTCAATCAACAAAAATCTTGCAATCCATTATATCCATTTTCCTTTAAGAAACAAACCAATCTTGGTTCCAAAATTCCTTTCCAAGCAATTGATATTGCATGAAATAAATAAAATAAAACCAGATTTAATCCACGCCAATGGTTCAAGCTGGGAATATGGATACCCAGCAATTGCATATAAAAAATGTCCTGTTCTTATAACTGTTCACGGAGTGTCACACAATGAATCAAAATATTGGTCTGGTCTAAAAGGCGCGTGGCATCGTATAAGTTGTTGTAAAATGGAATCACACATCTTTGAAAAAATGGAAAACGTTGTTGCCGTTTCTTATTATGTAGAAAGAGAAATGAGAAAATGCATATCGAAAACACAATATGGAAACTATGCGATACATGTAGATGTCATTTCCAACCCGGTTGATCCATGTTTTATGGATGTTACAACAAAATACACAATACCAAATCTATTATTATATGTTGGGGGGATTGAAAAACGAAAAGGATTAGACGTTCTTATCCGATCACTTTATATAGTTAAAAAACAAATGCCTTATATAAAATTGAATGTCGTTGGTTCGATACGAAGTCCTATATATTGCGCAGATATAATGAAACTCATTTCCGATTTGGATTTAATTGACAATGTGAATTTTGTTGGAAAAGTAAGCGATACATTATTAATGAAAGAATATTCTAATGCATCAATATATATTTCACCTTCATATGAAGAATCAGAGGGTATAACCATTCTTGAAGCGATGGCTACAGGAACACCAGTAATAGCAACCCGGTCGGGCGGTTCGGAAAGTATAATAAAAGATGGTGTTGATGGATTGTTGGTAAAAAACGGAAACCACGAAGAACTAGCATTTAAGATTTTAATTTGTGGTGATGCATTAAAAGAGCAACTTGGAAAAGGAGGGAGGGAAACAGCATTGAAATATTTACCGGAGAATATTGCGAAACAGTATATGGAAGTTTACAGGAGGTTGTTGAAATGCCAAAACTAACCGAACGGGAGCGCGAAGGATTTGAAAAAATACTAACGCAGGATTTGAAAGCAATCAATCAACGCTTTATCAGTCAGATAAAAGATTTCTGGGGAATTGCTCGTAGTAATGTGCTTAAACGAAAAGGATGGGATACTCTCATACTCGAAAAAGAACAACTGGAACGGAAACAAAAAGAAATTAAACAAAGAATGCACGAGATAGAAGATATTTTAAATAGTGAAAAATTGAGAGTAGAACAAGTGGTTGAACTCGGTGGAAAATCAAATGAATATGGACGATGCGAAGGTGCGAACTTTTATGGAATTCCGATTACATCACAATTTGAATATGAAATTGTAGAATACATCAAAGCAAATATTGACCTCGAAGTGCCGGCAAAAATGTTGCGTGATGTATGTGAATCATCAATCCGCGCTCTCGTAATGGCTGGAACGTTTGAAGAAGCACGTGGGGCATATGAAAAGTTTTATTCTCTGGATTTCAGAAAGTATGGTGTTGATATTCCCCCACGATTGGATGATATTTGTGCCAACAAAAATTCAATGTTATATGCTCAACAATCATTGCAACAAATTGAAAAAGAAAAACCGGATATTAAGTTGATTGAATGTAAGGAGGAGAAAGAATGAAAGATGGTTATAAATTAACAATATTTTTAAGTGTTATAGTAATAATATTGGCAATATTTATACATGGCACAGTTATTCATTTAACACAAGTGGGTGAATTTCAAAAATGTGTAAATGCAACACTTTCTGATCCACTCTATTCCACATTTGCATGTGATAGACCGGGATGGTGGTTTGGAATATGAAAATCCTTTTTATCTTACCTAGATTTAATAAAGGTTTCGGAACTGTCTACAATGAAAACGAAACCGGTATTGACTATGATTACTTAATGCCCGTGGGAATGCCCTACATCGCTTCTTATCTCAAACACAATGGATGTGATGTCTCGGCATTAAACCTTAATCACACACCCGGATTGGTTAAAAACATTGTACAAAAAACTATTACTGACACTCACTATGATTTCGTATTCACCGGCACAATTTCCATAATGTATCCCGCTGTGCGCGATATAATAAAATATGTACACGAAGCATCTCCCAATACAATAACCGTCTGTGGTGGAGGTATCATTTCGTCTAACCCCGAACTAATGATGAAACTTATTAATCCACATTACGGGATTATTTTTGAGGGTGAAGAAACAGCATTAGAGTTGATACAAACTATTGAGAAGGGGCAATCTGTGGAAAATGTTAAAGGTATTATTTATTCAACAACATGGCCTATTCCAACGTTTACTAAAACACAACCACGCCCCCAAATCAAAAACCTAGATGCACTCCCGTTTCCCGATCTTGAACTATTCGGTTATTCCGAATACTTGAAACACCAAGAACTTGGCGGTTGGAATCAATATCCACGAGATTATCCACCGCGCCCGTATATGTTGGTTTCAGCGCGCGGTTGTTCGGCAAATTGTTTATCAGGAGACACTTTAATTGCAACCACAAATGGCAACATTAAAATAAAAGATCTCGTTGGGCAGACCCCAAAAGTTCTTACACGAGATCCAATTACAAAAGATGTATTATATGCACAGTCCTCAATAGTTGCTAAAACCGGAGAAAATAAAAATCTCGTTAGAGTTTCATTTAAAGAGGGGGGATATATTGACTGTACACCAGATCACAAATTTGTAAAATTTTTAAACTCAAACCAATATGTCCCGTTGAGAGAGTATGAAACGGAAGCACAATTTTTGAGACCCGGTGATAGTGTTCGTGCTGTTCATTATAAATTGAGCACCACTGGTTACACGATTATAATATGGGGAAGGAAAAAGCATCGATATCAGCACACTTTAATAATGGAATCTATGATTGGAAGGAAACTCTCACAATACGAAAGGGTTCATCACAATGATCATAATCAAATAAATAATGTTGAAAAAAATTTAACACTTACCGACAATCATAAACATATCCCAACTTACCATCCAGAACTATCACAACGTATGAAAGATAATAATCCCGCAAAAAATCTACCACACGAATTTTTTGTGCAACGCGGAAAAGAACAACGTGGTAAAGTTCGCTCTATAGAATCCAGAATGAATTATAAAGCATCCAAAACGGGGAATAAAAATCCGATGTGGAAAGGTGGTTGTGGAAGAACAACAAAATCCCGTATACCCGGGCAACCAGATGTAAATCACGTAGTTAAAAGCGTTGAACCACTAGATGGGTTACATAATACGTATTGTTTAGAAGTGCCGGGATATAATTGGTTCTATGCCAACGACGTTCTTGTTCATAATTGCACATTTTGCTACCACACAACCGGCCCAAAATACCGCTACCGTTCCGCAGAAAATATAATGTCAGAAATCAAATACGTTGTTGAAAAATACCACATTAACTTCTTCACATTTCTTGACGAATTGTTTTCATACGATAAAGCGCGCGCACTTGAATTCTGCCGACAATTTAAAGAATATCAGAAAACCATTCCGTGGCGAATTGAAATGTATTGCAATCTGCGCGTTGATTGCGCGGACGCAGAACTTCTTGATGCCATGAAATCCTGTGGGAATGTAGTTATCGGATTAGGTCTCGAAAGTTACAACCAAAAAGTTCTCGATTCAATGCGAAAACACATAACACCCGCGCAGATTGAAACCACGCTTGGAATGATCGCAGAAAGAAATCTTGTTCCGCAAGGGGGGTTCATCTTTGGAGATAATGCAGAAACACTTTCCACCGCACGCACTACTTTACAATTCATTCGAGAACACCCACATCTTTCACGAGGTGGTTTATTTATGGGCTTTATTATTCCGTTTCCCGGGACCGCTATTTATAAACATGCTTTACAAAATGGAATCATAAAAGATGAAATAGAATTTATTAATAAATTGACAAGCACGGATTATAATTATGATAACGTATGTAATCTCACAAATTTATCAGATGAAGATTTTGACACGTTGAAAAATGAAGTGTTCACTTTAAAATACACAGCAATTCCCGTATCTGTTCCAACAAAAATAACCAATGATGAAATCTTTGTAAAATGCCCCCATTGTGGGAAGATGCAAACTTATAAAACAACTAAACGACCACATGCGCAATTCAGCGTGGGGGTAATTTGTAATAACCCCGAATGTAATGGAAGATTTGAAATGGGCACACGATATATTCAATTGGGGAGACTCGCTGTAAAGTTATTGGGATTTAAAAGAATGCGACGGATTAAAAATTGGATGGGGATTTGATGACCATAAAAATTCCATTGTCAATTTTAAAATATATTGCAGATCGACAAACCGAGTTTCAGACCGCGTGGAACATATATCAATATGTTTTTCCAATCGTGACGTTTGAAACATTTGCTATGTTGGCTTGTGAAAAATTTGGGATATATGGCAATGCTGCCATTCTTATTTATATAATTATTCCAATAATAGGATTTATCGGAGTTGTAATATCAGGGAGAGTTTTAATACGATCCGATTATCAATATTTATTTATGAAAAATTCAGCGGATTTGAATAAGGATTGGAAGGAAGTCGTGACTATATTAAGAGAGTTGAAGGAGAGGAAATAAAATGGAAGAATTTATAGAATTTTGGCCCATGGTTAAATGTTTAATATTTCCACATATTATGGGAATATTATTTGGAATATTCGTTGGAATCTCGATATATATATTATTGTTTTCAAAAAAATATATATCCTTTTTATATAATTGGAATAATGTAATAAAAATCGCTCCATTTTTAATAATATCACTTATGGGAGGAATATTAGGAATATTAAAAATTATAGAATTTGCAAGTGAAACGCAACCTATTTATCATATGTGGGCATATATAATGGGATGTCAAATGATAATCATTTCTTATGGAATGATAACCGGATTTGGTTGTGGTGGAGCGATTGGATATTTTATTAATAAATTCATGGATAAATTGGAGGATTAAAATGAACCGCGTATTTTGGAACCCAATAGTAAAACCAACACCACTATATTTTGAATTGTTGCGAGAATTTAATTGCAAAAAATATAATGACAATCTTCCACTCGTAAGTATTGTCATTCCTGCTTATAATTCTGGAAAATACATCGGAGAATGCCTACAATCCGTTATCAACCAAACTTACACAAACTGGGAATGTTTTATTGTTCTCGCACCATGCACAGATAATACATTGGATGAAATATGGAAATGCATTAATGTAGATGATCCAAATCCAAAAATCCGTATTATACGGGAAGATAAAAAATCTAATTGTGCGACCGCGCGCAATAAGGGGTTTAATGAATGTTCTGGTAAATATGTTACTTTCCTAGATGCTGATGATTGGTGGGAACCACAAAACTTGGAAAGAATGGTTATGGCAATGGAAAACTATATCAATTCAGATTTGGATTGGTGTGTGCATTGCCAAAAAATGCATAAAGATAATAAGGAACAAATTATTATGGAGATGCCCGGTACACACAACGAGATTGGGGGAATTGGAGGAATATTATTTAAAAAAGAAACATTAGATAAAATAAAATCTGAATATGGGTATGTGTTTGATGAATCTTTAAAACACACTGATGATGGAGATTTGTCTTTGCGTTTGCGAAAATATAAAGGTAGATTATTCCCAGAAGTTTTATCTCACTATCGTTGGAACGAAAGCGGGTTGACTGCAACAACGGGCAATATTAATCAATCGTGGGGCATTGTAAAAATTCTTATTAAAAGGGGTGCGTGGGATTTGCTGCCGTATCATTTGAAGAATTTGGGAGTTTGTATCGTTGAAGAAGTAACGGGGTTTGATTTGGTGAGGAAGAGATGAAAACGAACTACGATATATATTTCCAAGTTTACAACACATCATCTAAAAAATGGGTGAAATATGATAGAACACAGGGGAGAGTCGTGGATATCAAAGACGATGGCGAACCGTATGAAAATATACAGATATATAATGAGGGGATAAAATGATCCTACCACCCTCCTACTTCGAGATCACAACCAAAATCGGTTGCTCAATCAACTGCCTAAAATATTGTCCACAGGAAACGATTATTAAAAATTACAAAGGTAATCCTTTAATGACACTTGACCAGTTCAAAAACTTTATGAAAACGGTTCCACAAAATCTACCCATTTTCTTTTCTGGTCTATGCGAACCATTCCTTAATCCACAGACAACAGATATGATTATGTGGGCACATCACAAAGGACACCCCATTTCTATATTTAGCACACTAACCGGATTGACACCAACTAATGCTTGTAGGTTAATTGATATTCCCATCGACAAATTTGTCCTTCACCTCCCCGACGCTTATGGTAATGCCAAAATCCCACAAACACAAGATTACTTTGAAGCACGCTCCATTATTGAAATGAATGTTAAGCATCTCGAATATATGAACATGGGGTGGGGGTTTATTTCCAATAAGTGCGAGGATATGGCGCGCGGTCGGGCCGAATTAAAAAAAGGGCGTAGACTTTGCAACTTCCTAGAATCACCTGCTTATCAACTCCTGCCCAATGGCAACGTGTTCTTTTGTTGTATGGTGCGCGGGTTGACGGAGAAGGTTGGGTCGTTGTATGAGAATACATATCTAGAGTTGGCAGCGCGACATGGAAAGATCTCTGATAGATTGCAGAAAGACCAAAATTCTATTTGTCATTATTGTAATGTGTCGGAGAAATATTGGTTGAGGAGAGCGATACAAAAGAAGAATGAGTTGTTGAAGGGTAAGACGATTATGCAGGTGTTGGGGGTTTGAAAACAATTTATTTTTCTATTTTAGAGTGAAGCAATTTTAATCCTTCTTGATAAGTTGGGCATTCTTCGCATGAAATATAACGTGGCAATGTAGATTTTCCTTTCCCTCTACATAAACATCTACGTTGATTTTTCTTAACATCTTTGGAGAAAAATGAATGTGTTTCTACGGCCATTCCAAGATATTTGCATTCCATTTCAACACAAAAATGAAGCGGAATCATTTAAGGCTCCACCCACATTCCCTTTTCAAACCATCCTTGCCCAGACAAGAAATTATTAATTTCTAAAAGCCTCTTGTCGATTTTCTCTTTTTGCTTCTCCAATTTTATTTTTTCCTGCTGCATATTACCAATATACAGATCATCGCCATTCTCCGAAAGATAATCACGGAATGCGATTTCTTCTGCGCGCGATGTTGAAAAAGATCTTTTCAAACTCGCATCTATTTCTGGTAAAAGATCCATAGCATCGGTATAATAAATCTCATAATCTGTATTGAGATTCATATAACTTTTTTGCTTCCCATCGGGTGTCACAACAGCGATATGGGTTGAAACCGATTCCTGTGAAGGATCACAGAAATTGAAGTGGCCACGACGACTCGTTACTTGGATGTAGTTGTGGAGTTTCATAATGTCTCCCTCACAATAAAAGACTGACAACCAACCGCGCGAAGTAGTTGCAAATCGATAACGCGCATAGGCATTACGTGGACCCATGCTGATGGGCAATAACACCCATATTTTGCGTTTCCATCTTCGTTCTCTAACATATCGGGAGTCAATCGACCCAATGGTGGATGATCCCCTCCAAAATTATCAGTAACGATTTCATGGAAAAACCAACAGTTGGGGCAGTAGTGTTGCATTTCTCACTCACTCCATGAATGATCAATTATCTGCGATACTTTGATATCAACTTCTTCGACTTCCAAATCTTTAACCCCATAATATGGTTTTTGTTTAATCATCTCAATAGCCGTTTCCTTCGTCTTTGCAAGCACAACTCCGCAACCTTGATCATATGAAATGTCGTATGCGTATTTGAATAGTTTCATAGCAACCCCTTTAATTTCAAATGGGCATACTGTTCCAAATTCAATGATTCGCTCCATTCATATCCACATTCGTTGCAACCAAAATTTACTTTAACCATCGATCTTCCTGTCTTTGCGATATATTCTTCATCTCCACATACGATGACTAGATCGTAACCACATGCTGGGCAAATGTCACGTTTCTTTGTGCTCATTTCTCACACATCCACATGATCCCCGAAATAACCCAACGGCAAATTAGTTATTTCACACGGTGTTGGAACTGCTTTGCCTGAAAGCAATTCATCAATGCGCTTCAACTTGTCTTCATAAAACACGACGCGCAACTTGTGCTTTTGAAGATGATTTAAATACATTCGCTTTCGTGTTTGTAGTGTAATAATTTCGTGGTCTTTCATTCTGCGTCATCTCTCATAGACTCAATGGTTGATTTTAAGCATGAGACATCAACGGTGAAATATTGGCAGGTATCACAATTATATTCCCCGTTTCTAGTTCCGGGACAACCACCCTCCCCACTGATTCTATCATCAAGATATGCACACTCTAACAAACAAGCATCAATTTTATCAAGTAAATTATTCTTTACTTTCTTGATTTCATCTGATATCGGATTGATACGAATTGTTCCTGCAAGACCACGCGCGTTTTTATATTTTTCTTCGGTGTGGTTATCGTCGTCTTCTACATAGTCTCCAAACTTTTCAATTTGAACATTTGTGATTACATATTGCCCTTCCGTGTTCATTTTCACAACTCCAAACTTTCTATAACATACTACGCGTTTAAAATATTTATACCTAACGGTCTGAATATTTATAATTATAAAAAAAGAAATTTAAAAAATATTTATTTTAAGCCTTGCCCGCGTTCTTCATCGGAGCCCGCTCAATGCGACCGCTCTTACCGAGGAAATACAAGTAACCGGGTTCCTTCTTAACCGCTTCCTTGCTTACCGTCTTCCTAGAACCGGTCTTGTTTGACTTCGCGGGAACACGATCAACGTTTCCATCCTTTGTAATACAATAAAGGTATCCTTTCTCACGCGTAATAACTTCTTTACCAACAATTTCACTATTAGTCATATTTTAAAATTCTCCTAAAAACGTCTAATCGTTTCATCGATTGACACTACAATGTATGCACTTCTAGTTTATATACTTTTCGTCTACTTACGATGAAAATGTAAAAAAGATGAAAGATATTTTAAAAACGCGCGAGGGGAAAGGTTTATTATGTTTTGAGACTAATACGTATATTGATAATCATGACCAAAAAAGAAAAACAACCACGCGACGGAATGGGAAAGTTTGTAAAACAAACACCTATGATCGCATTACACAGCAAAGATGGATCGACTGCTTATTTCTCTTCCGTGGAGGAGATGGAGAAGTTTACAAAAACGAGCAATCTTAAATTTAAAGAACGAATAGATAATAACAAACCAATCGCGCTTTATGGTGAGAATGGAAATGTCGCATACTTCACAAAGGAAGAACTTGCTGGTTTTAAAAACCCGGATTGTGAACCGGCGACAAAAGGTTTCGTTAAATGTTTGATGAGGAAAACACGCAATCATACACACATTATAAGATGGGAGGGAACACCAATATCATTATCATTGCTTGGTGGATGTATCGCCAGTATTATTCTTGGGGCCGGTTGCCTTTCGGTTAATGAAACTGCACGAAACATCGGGAATCAATATTTTGTCCCGGTTTTTCTATTTACAATTGTAGTCACTTGTATATTTTGCGAATTTATGAATTTCGAAGTTGAAGAAATTAAAGAGTGTGTTCCACCCGAACTTCAAAAATACACCCCACCCACGTGCGAGAAGAAGGATGAGTGTGATTAATTTTAAAACTTTTTTAAAATCTCTTTTACTAACACCCATTCAAATTCCACAATTGGAGAAATAACTACTGCTGCTATCAAAGATGATGCAACACTAATAACAGGTGAAACATTTTCCACAATCACTTTATTAAAAAATCCAATCGTGGTTAAAGTTGTCGGGTCTTGGATGTATTGAAAAATAATGGAGATACTAACAAAAATTATAGAAATACATATCCACTTCAATTTATAAAAATCTAATATCCGCATTTTTCGTGGTTCGGGTGGGTCTATAAAAATGTGGTCTTTCATTTTAAAACTTATTCTTTTTTCCACATTCCGGACAAACAAATCCAACAACTGCGTCGGGCGCGCTCACTTTAAATCCACAATATTCTTCGTATCCTTGTTTTTCATATATAACATCTTCGTCATCCAGTGCATCAAAATTGACAAGCACGTGGCAATGTTCACACTCGTCGTAAATGTCTTTATAATCTTCGTAATCGGAATCTTCGGGATAGATTATTTTCTTCATTAAATACCTCCACTGGGTATTATATTCATTTATTTCTCTCCTCCAAAAACTTTAATACTTTAATAGACGCCTCTGTAGCCCCGTGACACACTAAGCAAGTATAACCAACTCTCTGAAGGTATGTCATTATCTTTTTCTGTGCCTCGGAAACAACCCCACCTTTTTCCCTTTTAAGCTCAATGTATAACGCCCACGATGGCACAAACAAATCTGGTATGCCTGCCACGACGCCCATCTTCTTTAAGCGCACAGCGGTTTTTATAGAACGTTTTTCTCCATTCGGACAATGATAAATTAAAACGCCGGGGAACTTCTGGTGAAACCAAATCAAGAAGCCGTATTGGTGCGATGCCTCGGTAGCTTGTTTTGTTGTTTTACTTTTCATCTTCTTGTAAACCTCCTTCGTTTACTTCGCGCCGGGTAGTGAGTGTGTGGAATATAATTGCAAATATTTTCTACAATAGACGACCCAATATCAGTTACAACTAACGAGACTATTAAAGAACAAACCCATTCTGGGCATGTATAATTTAAAACAAACCATACAGAAATCCAAAATAAAATAACAAACGCAACATTTATAATCAAATTGGTTTGCGCAACAACAATTACTAAATAAATTACAAAACATGGAATTAAAATAGAAAGAGCAGTCTTTAAAATTTCTGAAATGATGTTAAATATTTTTATATTTCTTCCCCCACATCCCTTTTATATTACCAGCATTTTTATTCACGCTAGATCGTTTACAAATACTATAATACTTTCCCGTTACAGGATTATAAACCTTTTGTTCGGACTTCGCATATAAAATTTTATAAATATCTTTAACCGCGCCGTCAATTATCCTGCATTCACGCTCTGCTTTATTGATGGGCAAATTTATTTGAATCTTTAAAAGGTTCATAACTATTTCGTCGTGTTGTTCTTGTGTGTATTCATAGTATGGTGTTGTTGTCATTTCATTCTACCCCACAATAAATATCATAATAACTCTCACTCGGATAAATATAATAACTACATCTATTATTGTCTATTAATATATTATACTTTGCACTACTTATCATAGGGAAATCAACTTCGGAATTGTTATCGGTGTAACTATACATTTCTTGTGTATTTCGAAAACACTCATTACTCATTTTTATAGAAACATTTATTCCTTTTTGTTCGTGTCGAATATGAAATTTTACATAATGTGGAATATATGTAAAATCCTCATGTGTATAATTTTGATATGCGAAATTGTAATTTTTATCCACCCCCAAATAATTATATAAAAAATTACAGTAATTACTATAAACAATATCATTTGTTTTAAATGACATATCTTGCTCGTGTGTAAAATATAAAACAAGACCAAACAATGTGCAGCCAATTAGCATACACATTATAATAAAAATAAATGTGTGTTTCATACCTCACACCACCCCACAAACCTTTCTCGGAATCCACCATATCAATAATGCCACTACTGCCCATAATACAAAAATTGATGCGCCATTTAATGTTTCTCTTATTGTCATGGTTTCCTCTTCGGTATATTAAAATAATAATGCCCGCCGCGTTCCGTCTTTTGCCAATACAATATCCAAAACACTTTATTCTTTTCGAGAGCACTAATTATTTCTTCGTTGCCACTCCATCCACCGGTGTGCAATTCAAGTTCACGCGTGTTCTTGTCGTATTTGAAATAACCAATATCTGCATATGCCCACATGCTTTTTATCATACAAATAAGATCGCATGGTTCTGGGTTTTTAATGCAGTCGTAGGTTTCGATGTAGTTTAGGTTTGTCATGTTTCCTCCTTCAATCTCTTAATTAACCAATTAGAAAATCGAACATATCCCATATATAACAATGCAATAATAGATATAACGAGCATTGTTATCCCAAAAAATAAAATCGGCGCTGCCGCTAATGATGGCGTATTATTTGGTAGAAGGTGTAATACGATAAGCGAAAATACAAAACACTCAATCCCAGATATAAAAAATTCAAACACAACCGGATCGCAAGTTTGCATCTTTCCCCTATCTCTTGCTTCTTGTATTGGTGTTGGCATTTTTACCCCTCCAACTTCTGCTGCGTCGATTGCCCCTTTGCAAAGACGAAGCCGGTCACTCTAGTAAATTTACCATCGGGTCGGACTTCGATCTTTTCAACTTTCCGCCAATTGGGATATTCTTTTAATGCTTCCTCCACCGATTTTGATTTTCCTCCAAGTTGTTGAACCAATGCACGCGCTTTTTCAGCGGCGTAGTTCCGGTGATCAAGGCAGATCCAAATCGGATAGGCACGATCCATTCTATCAATAAATTCCACTTTCACCGACGGTATTTTTCCCGGTTTGGAGTGTTTGGAAACGTAGGTGTCAACTACATCTATAATGTAGGGTTTTATTTGATCACTCATTACCGGGCCAGAATACGCGGTAGCACCGTGCCTTGCTTCGGTGTCTTCATCTTTCGGATAAACAAACCCACACCCCGGACAAACAGATAACCGCGCGTGGTGAATGCAGTGGCAACGCTCGCACTCACGCATAGGCGGTTTTGCTGGTGGTTTCCCAAATATATCTTTTCCATGTATCTTTACTGGATCTATAGAATCAATCGGGCCATGTTCAATACAATTATTTCCAAAATCGAGCAAAATAGCGTTTGCCTTGTTTGTCGTCGGGGAAGGTCTCATAGAACGGCCCACCATCTGGATGTAGCGCCCCGTTGATTTTGTACTTGTTAAAAGCGCCACAAGATCAATAGCCGGAACGTCCAATCCTTTTGTGTAGATTCCGACGTTAATCAAACATCTCAATTTACCATTTCTATATTTTTCCACAATTTTATTTCTTTCTTCAGACGGTGTATCTCCGGTTACAATCTCGCAATCAATTTTATGCTTTTTTAATTCTTCGGCAACGTGCTCTGAATGTTTTATACCAGAAGTAAATATCAACCAGCACTTTCTATCCTTACCATATTCCACGATTTCATTAACAGCCTTTTCAACCAATATCTTCGAATCTGCTGCATAGGCAAGATCTTTAGAATTATAATCTCCCGCTTGAACGCGCACTCCCTTTAAATCAATTTTCGCCAATCCGCCTTTGCTAATTACATTTACCAAATATCCTTCTTTAATCAATCTCTTCATATCACAGACATACACAATATCTTCAAATAAAGCATCGTCTCCTTCGTTTAACATTCCGTCGGAAAGCCTAAATGGTGTTGCGGTTAGACCAACGACCACAAAATGCGGTGATGATACCCGAAGTTGTGTAAAAAATTTCTGGAATCTTGTTGTGGATTTGGGTGAAACTAAATGAGCTTCGTCAATTATGACAACATCCACACGACCGAAATCATATGCTTTATTATACATACTCTGAATGCCACAGCAAATCACGGTTGGCTTAACACTTTTCTCACGTAACCCCGCACTGTAAATTCCAATGTTGCATTCTGGGTAGTGGTTTTTTATAGATTTGTAATCCTGCGAAATTAATTCTCTGGTGTCGGTAATAACCAATATTTTAATGTCGGAACTATCCAAACATAATCGTTTAATCATCTCTGCCAAAATAATGCTTTTCCCAGAACCCGTTGGGGAGACGATCAGAGCGTTTCTACCGTTTCCACTTTCCCAGTAGTTCCAGACTGCTTGGACAGCCTCGTTTTGATAATCCCGAAGAATTGCCATTTTACCACCCCCACATATCATGATATGCTTTATGAGAATTCTTCAACATGGTGATTCCATTATTTATATCCCATAATTCTTCGCATGATTCTGCTTCTTCCAAAGTCGTTATATTATATTTTTCTATTATTGTATGGAAAGGTATTATATGGTGTGCTTGAATAGGGTTTTTGCGTGTTCCTTTGCATCCGCTGAACCAATCTCGGTAATTATCTCTGGCAAATATAGAAAGAATCCATTTTCTCATTTTTGTGCAATGTCTAATTTGATTATTTAATGATGTGACACCATCCTTCCATTGATATGCATTTTCACCACGTCTTATATATCTTAAATTTAAACATTTATCCTCTGACCATTTTTTCCCGATTCGAAATTTGCGACTGCATTCATCAGAACAAAATTTCCCCCTTTCGTGATCAACTTTGTATTGTGTGGTTTCAAATTCTTTCCCACATTGCTGACAAACACGATTTATACGTTTTCTTCTGGCAATCGATTTACATCCAACCGAGCAATATTTCCCACCACCCCTAACAATATAAGATGTCCACACTTCAAATTCTTTTCCGAATGTCAAGCATTTACATTTTATTTTACTTCTATTTCCGATATATGCACACTCACGAGAACAATATTGCGGGTGTTGATATGGATATTTTACTTCGAATACAATTCCACATTGTTTACAAATACGCAAAACATCACGGATTTTTGATTCCGTTGGATGTAATATTTTATTTCTTTCCCTCCCATATTCACTTTGGCAATCTTTACACCACATTTGCAATCCATCTTTTCTACTTTTTTCTCTCCTAAACTTCGTTAACGGCAATCCCCTCTTACACCGACTACAAACCTTTGTTTTAATTTCTTCTTCCATTTAACGACCCAACCCAATCAAAATCAACCTTCCAACAAGTTGCCGTGACATGATATTGAAGTCTTGACTTCGGACAATAAAAAACAGATTCGCCGCGCATTAATCTATCAACAGCATCACATCGCGCAACGGAATTCTCTTCTTTTAAACATTCACATTTTTTGTATTTAGTCATTATAAGTATTATGTTTTAATAGTATTTAATACTATCGTTTGATTCAACATCCTCGCAGATTCATTCATCATATTTTGTTGAAACACAAACAACGGATTGTTCGTAACAAGACCACTATACAAGAACCCAACGGGGTCGTGAATAAATTGCGCTCCTAGAACCACGATACAGACGATTAAACCGACAATGCAAACGGCAAGAATGCCATATAACAAAATTTCGGGTGCATAGACTGTTATTAATATTAGAATAATTATTAATAATAAACCCACTATAAGAAGATCGGTCATTTTAACTTCTCATTATGCACTGAGCATTCACTTAACATTTTAAACGGACATGGTAATCCATAAAAACCACAATCTTCATTAGTGCAATCGCCAGTAAAGTTGTATCCACATTCCCACGATTCATCTGTCATACTAGAACTTTCCCAAATTGTGAATTTAAATAATCATATGTAGCCATCATTGTTGGAACGATTGTTGGTTTAGAAACAACAGAGTTTAAACCGGGATCTAAAATATCCAACCCATAATGTAATGGAGTTCCATTCCCGCATTGCTTGTCTTTCATTATAATATATTCATCCAACGAATATCGTATATCATCGGTTCTCCCACTTCCAAAGGTTGGTGAGTCTATTATAAAATCCACACTATATTTATTATGTTGGTAAACGAGGAAATTTTTTATTTGACTCCAATTTCCTTTATATTCTCCCTTCCCATATGCATCATAAATAAACGCATGAAAATCACCGTTATTTTCACACCAACCGGGTTGATTACCAATCATTATAACATGAGATGATTTTTGATAATAATATCCACATAAAATAATGGCAATTGTGAAAATTATAATCATCGCAATTTTTAATTTATTTTCTACCATCACAATCACCTTCACGGAAACGGATTCTCGTACATGGTCTCATTATCAAACTCATTCTCCAACTCCTCCTTATCAGTTAAAGGGTCAAGAATGGGTTCCTCTTTCTTCTTCACCATCAACTGACGACGCGCGTATTCGTGGGACATTAATCCCCCATATTAAAAAATGATGCAAGCATTCCTTCAATAATCAAAGTCGCTCCAAAAATGCTCCCCCAGCAAAATAGTTTTATATCAGAATGACCAATGAGCGCGCACCATAATGTTATTGTTGACAAAATCAAAATGAAAAATCCTATTACAACAACACAATTTATAAATTTGTGATAATCAACTTTTTGTTTGCCGTAAGAATCGTCTGTTGTCACAATTACCCTTCCACTTCTTCATTACCCACGATTTCCTTCAACTCTTTATATACTTCAAAAATTTTCCTTGCTGTAGGGAAAGGAATGTTTGTTCCTTCCATCGCTTCAATCGTTGCCATTAAATGGCGAATTTTTAAATTTTCATCTTTTGTTATACTCATTCATACTCCCCCTCATACGTCGCTTCAAACTCATCGCCCTTTATTTTCACCGTTGCAACACGACCATCTGGTAATTTTACTTTGAGTGTGTCTGCATTAACACCGATAATTATTCCGTCATAAAGTTGTGTCGGGCATAATGGGAAGGTTATCATATGTATGTATAGAACGCGTTAGTATTTAATGGTTGTTGTTTATTTTTCCACACTCACTACACAACTTCCCACAATACCAACATCGTGCCGGCACAAGAAACGGCGGGGTTAATGAAACGTCGCATGTTGGGTTGTTGCAACAATCTGTGTTTGGGTGTTTTATGGATGTTGTTTTGATGCACATAATAATACCATTGTTTCAAAAGTATTTATAACTTTGTAGAATAGAAAAGTTTAAATATCAGATATTTTTCTTATTAATAACCTTTTCCAAATCCACGCTCAATACATTCCCAGCGCCATTTATAATACCCCCTTCGTATTCGATAGTGCCCTTTTCCGGGTCTGCACCAATTAACCGAAGCGGCACAAGTTCCGGAATAAAAATGTGTCCCACACAACCCTGCTTCTGTTCAAACTCACTAATCACCCTTTTCTCAAAACGTCCACACGTCCACGTGCCGTCTACTTCGGGGGTAGAGAAAGCGCAGGTGCGGCAACTCACAAGGGGGAGTCCGCCGTGCCAGCATAAATCCGCGTGGTCGCAGAATTTACAGCAGAACGATGTTTCTTTGTCTCCCAACTTCTCCAATGGTATCGACGAATATACCACGCGCTTTGCCTTATCTGCCTGTCTTTCTGCAAAATCTTTATCGTAGTATATTCGTTCAGAAAAAATTTCGTCTGTATCTTTATTTACAACGAAAAAGAAGGCTCTTGTTAACTTAAACCACCTCATATAATCTTGGACTTGAGCGTAATAGAGTGGCTTGATCTTCTGAACCCCTTGCTTTTTTATGAGATTAAAATATTTGTTGGAAGCACTTTTAATTTCTAAAATATGCCACTCTTTTGACTCTTCAAACCCTTGAGCGATACCATCTACACTCCCACTGTGGTGTGGGCAATCCTCGTCAAAACAAGATAATTGTTTTCCGGAAGATGGATCACGGTCGTATACGCAGACGCCAATATTTCTCAAATCATTTATAATACGTTCTT